CTAGCGAAGAAGAATATATGTCGCTAAAGGAGATCATTAGCTCAGAGTCTACTCTAGTTAGTAATCTCGTTCAGATGCTCAACAACAACTCTTCGCTTATCGAGAACTCGAGCTACCGGCGTGGTGATGGTAAGAGCGCATATCCTTTTAAAGATAACTCGTGACAATCACTTCTTCTTACGCAGCTTAATCCGCCTGAAGCTCAACGCAAAGATGCGCGTGCTACCCTCAATCGTGATAACAAGCTAACGACTAACGACATCTTCTTGCGAGATAATCTCTTCGCAGTACCAGGTCCGTCCAAGCTTCTTGGTTTCATAGACCACGACTCGCTCAAGACTAAGGGTAAAGATGAGTATGCTCGCTTCTTACGTAGAGAAGGTACGCGCGACTACTATCGTCGTAACATAGTGAACGGCTTCTTAGATGCGTTTCGTTCTTCGTTAGGTGGAAGCTACATACAGTTCCTTCCTAATCCTTCTAATCGCCGCACTATCTCTGGAGTAAGAGTTACTCCGCTAAATGCTAAGCAAGCTGAAGCTGCTCTTTTAAAGACAATCGAGGCTCAACGCAAGCGTCCTGATCCAGCTTTCAATCCGAAGCTCGCTAACGACAAGCACTACACGAAGAAAGATAAGAACGGTGTCGCTAACTGGCAGAAGTTTAAGATCCCTGGTCTTTCAGGCATCCTCATTACTGACAAGCGTACGAACGCTCAACTTCTTGAGATCGCTCTCAAGCACCATGCTACACGTTCTAAGGAACTGCACGAACGCTTCTATTCAGAGATCAAGCAAGCTAATACCCCTGTCGATATTTCGAAGCTAGAGTATATGGCTGAGCATCTAAAGTTCTTACCGTCTAGCTACGTAAAAGATAAAGTCTACACCAAAGCTTTGCGTAAAGCTAAGAAGGCTAAGCAAGACACTACTAAAATGGTAGCAGACCGTGCTAAAGTAATCGAAGAGATGACTGCGAAAATGCTCGATCTTTTCTATATCAACCACACGGTCAATCAGTATGCGCTCTCGCAATGGCTCTATGGTGACGAAGCTTTCTTCGCTTCTAAAGAAGTAGAGACTAAGCGTATTCAAGTTGCTACTGCTACTTCTAAGAAAGTTCTTGTCGACGAAAAGTATGGACTTCCACTCACCTCAAGAGTTGGTGTGTTTGCTGACATCAAGACAACTGTACCAGAGTTAGAGGGCATGCGCAAAGACTCGTTAGGAGATAGCTTTGACTCTACTGATGCTGAAGGGTTTATGCTACCTTCTTTCTATTCGAAACTAGCATCTGCAGCAGGTATCGAGTCTGACACAGACATCGTGCTTAAGCCAGTTTACTACGCGATCAAAGACGGCATTCCGACCGCCATCAAGTATTCTGCCAAAGTTCTTACTGACGAGCTCACTTCTAAGTTTCCACACCTTAGGGCACTTCGTGATTTTATGGAGTCTAACAAACTCGATCAGATGGTAGCTGAGTCTGCTGTTAAAGTAGGTACTCCTAAGACGCTACTAAAGACTGACGAGTTCGGGCTCATAGATCCTATGTCCTTTGACGATAAAGCGATCATCACGATCGACAACGAGTTCTTAGGCCTACAGCTTAATCCTGCACACGCAGTAGAAACGTCAGTTGCTAACCCTTCGCAAGGAACGTCAGTAATTAACACTAATGGGCAGAACGAAGCTGAGACTGCTCAACTCTACGATCTTAATTCGCTAGTTATTGATCTGGGTCTTCGCGATCTAACACGTCGACTCAAGCTCACTCGCAAAGGAACGCTCACTCAAAAGTCCCTGTTCGAGATTCGGAGAGCACTTCTAAAGACAGCTGAATCTATACCTGGTAACCGAGATCTCTATTATCTTCTTTCGCATAAGGATGAGAATGGTCGCTACGACGTACCGATGTCTCTGCCACTCATCGCTAACAAAGTAATTTCTAATCTTTCGTCTATATTCTCGAAAGACTCTGTAGCATTCCGTTTCGCAGGATCTAAGCTCGTACTTCAATCAGACGTAGGTACGCGTAAGTTCTACGACGACGAAGGTAATTTAGTAGACTCTTCGCTCAAATTCAAGGATGAAGAAGGCTACACCGAAGTGTTTTTACCGCACCACTATCGCGAGTTCTTTTCGACTGGTGACAAGATCCAGATGTCTGGTAAAGGCAAGGACGCTATGGTCGGCTTCCGTATCCCTTCATCTAACTATCACTCGCTGCTCGCTATCAAGGTAAAAGGATTCTATCCGGCTCCTACTGCTTCAGAAGGTAACATCGTGATAGCGCCTTCTCCTATCGTCTACTATCATGGTTCTGACTACGATGTAGACACACTCTTCATCATTCGTAAAGAACTACAGAAAGAAGCTACTGACTTACAACTACTCGTAGCAGAAGTTAGGGATACCACCAACCTCGATCTTTCGATAGCAGCTAACGAGGTAATCGGCTTCAAAGGCGAAGAGTCTCACCGTGTAGAAGGTAAATATCTACACTACTTCTTAGAAGACATCATCATATTGTACGATCAGAAGATAGAGACTCTTCGAGCTAACGTCCTCAATCAGACTCTTACGATACAAGAACGTAAGCAGCTCAATAACCAATTAGACGTCCTAACCGATTCAGCCAAGAAGCTAACAGACATCGCGCGTACGTCAGCTAAGAATCACATCGTCTCGCTATTCTCTGAGAACTTACGCGATCCTAAGAATCGTACTGACCTTCTTACTCCTATCTCGTTCGAGCAAGTAGCGTCACTTAAGTCTCGAAAAGTTACTGAAGAGAATGTCGAAAGCTTACGTGAAGCTGACGACTCGTTAATGGAAATGTGGGCTAAGCTCGAAGCTGAGAAGCGAGGAGTCACGATCTCTGAGTTCCCTACTCAAGAAGAAGTTGACGAGCTTATTTATCCTGAAGGTGAGTTGACAGACTTCCTTACGCAAGGAGAGATCAAATCTAACACCGACTCTGGTGGCATGGGTATCGGTATCGCAGCTAACACCCTAGGCGCTGTAGCTCGAGCATTCTCTCAAGAGCGCATTACTTCGATTAAAGACACCACTACGGGCGAGATCTTCCTCGAGAAATCGCTAGAAGCACAGCAACTGTTGAAGGCTAACAAGGCTACAGATTTCGAGAATCTTATAAAGGGATCTGATCGTTATGTAGTCGAGACACGTGCTACTCCTAAGTTGCGTCCACCTACTAAAGGTAGAAGCGAACTAGATCTGCGTGTAGACGGGCACAAGCTCTCAGAGTTCAGGCGTAAAGCACTAAACTTAGAGACTGGCGAAGTTCTGACACACAACGGCTACGACGTCAACATCTTCGAGACTTTCGATACAATCGAGAACTTAGCGATAGACAACGTCAAAGAACAGAAGCTCTTTATACTTGGCTTCAATAATAACAATGCTAACGCGTTTCTCTCGGCTCTTGCTTTTGGCATACCTCTGAAGAATGTTTCGAAAATATTTAGAACACCATTCATCGAAGGACTGTTCTCAGCTGGACGTATTTACGACGACAAGTACACCTATCATTTCGACGATATGATTAACGAGTTGGCAACATCTTTCTTAGAAGATCGTGGAGCTTTCGAAAAAGGATTGACTCAAGCTACTAACAAGCCTTCGCTATTCAAGTCGATAGAGAATGCGTACAACGCCGGGAACGATCTCAAAGCTACTCTTAAAGTAGAGCTGTCTAAAGTACACACGTACTCAGCAATACTCGATGGTGTTTACACAGGCAAGATCACTGGTGTAGCTAAAATGGTTTCAGACTACGCAGCTCTAAACAACGTCTTCAAGCTTTCGCAGATCGGGCAACAGCTCTTTAAGCACGCGCAGATCCTGTCGATGTTGAAGCGCTATCCTAACTCTAAGCACAAGATAGATGGTGTGCTTAATGCTGTAGACAGCCTCGTAGAGTTCGAAGCTACAGAGCAAATGCACAAGCAGATCTTCAAAGACTACGGCTACAAACTTCGCGAGCACTTAGCTGCAACCTCTCAAGAGTATATTGAACTAGCTAAGCGCGATCAAGCTGCTGCAGATAGCTACTTAGATAAACTGATGAGAGAGCTTAAGAACTCAGATCTGTATGCTGCTATGCCTACAAAGCTAGCGAATGCTTCGTTCACTAACGCTCTTCTACGTCGCTCTATCGCTAAGCGCATGGTGCCTACTTCGTCTAACATATTCGAAGACAACAATATCTTACGCATGCCGCACGTATTCTCTGCGTATCGTGGACTTGTTCAGCTTAAAGCACTTATCGAGAACACGTTTGCTATGCACTATCCAGAAGTACGTGAGTTCGCTGAGCACACCTTAGATCGTTCGCGTCTGTACGTACTTCCGTTCAAGCGCTACCAAACTATCGAGCGTATCCAAGAGAACTATCTGAACTTCATTTCGTCAGGCATGACTCTCTACTTCGGAGATAACAGCTTCGAGCTCTCGATAAAAGACACTACGATTAACGAAGAGCAATGGACACAAAGCTTTGTCTCACGCTTTCAAACGATGGCTGCAGAACATCCTAACAACTTAGTGCTCAACTCGACCGAGATTATTACGAGCGATGTTGGTGTCAAGAGTTTAGCAATCACTGCTGACAAAGTAAAGAACGAAGAGTCTGTCGAACGTTTACGTGATTCCTTCAGAGAGCTCATGCGAATCGATCATGCCTTCGCTCTAGACTGGTTTAAATATGCGCTCATAACTAAGGGCTTGTTCTTCGATCGTACGAGCTTCTCGCTACTCTTTCCTGAATCGTGGGCAGTTGCATATGGCAAGTCTCTTAATGATCGCTTAGAAACCTTGGTCCCTCGCGACAATCCAGCGTACACACGCCATACGGCTAAGATTTTAGCAGACGAGTTTCTGTTCCAATATCTGCGGCGTAAACAAGAATCACTTCGTTATGTGAGTGGTATTTCACCTAAAGAAATGAGCGAGTACGTCGACGCTAAAGGCTACACAAAAAAAGTACTTAGCGGAACAGATGTTTTCGAGGATCGCACTATACATTTTGATCTCAAGTTTTTGACTACAGAAGGCACTCCTGATTTCATCCGTACCTTTGACAAAGCAGTTTATGCTAAGCACGCAACTTGGGATGGAGCCTCCTACTATCGAAAGATCGCGATGGGCTCTAAAGACAACCTGCTGAAGTTCAACATCAACTCTCTACAGACTGGAGCACTTAGCCTCGCCAAGCTACTCGATCCTTCGATCAAAGTCATAGACTCTGCATCGATAGTAGATGGTAAGCTGCGCACAGGAGAAGCACTAGAGATAGGCACAGAATTCTACATTCACAACATGAACGAAGCTTCTCCTCGCTCTCTAACGAAAGCTAAGGTGACTGCTAGACTAGGAGACTTCCACGGACTCTACCAATTTAAATGGAAGAACGAAGGCTCTTATTCGATCACTAATTCAGAACTAATCGAAGCTTCAGCAGCTGATCTTGCTCCTCTGCAAAGTGCTGATAACGCTAGAGCTGCGATAGTTGGAAACGCTTCAGCTAGCTTACGGGCTGCTAAGAATAGTGCTCGTGAAAATGCGATCGCTCTAGTTAGACTAGACCAGATGACTGATCCAGCAAAATCCTTAGGGCTCGACATAAAAGATGTGTCTGAACTCTCTGATGAGCTGCTCACTACGTATGTCTTAGATATCGAAAAGAAGATAGCGTCTATTCCTAACAACACTCTAGTCTATATTAGCCAAGACTTGCTTACCCCGCTAATGGAGAACAGTCCGTCTATCGCTCAGAGATTTGCTCAAGCCATCTTCAACAAGACTAAGTTCGCTCTTCCTATTCTTAACGAGGACGTGCAAGACACTGTTTCAGCTACAGCTAAGCTCATGATTAAGCGAGCGACTTTCTTAAAAGCTGTCCTGTCTAATCCAGTGCACATGGTGAAAACTGGTGACGCCTGGACGATCGATATCAAAGCTGCTAAGGCTGACGGTTCGATAATGCTAGGTACCATCAGAGACGGAGATTCGATTGGCATAGGTAAGGACGGTCTCAACAAAGAGCGTTACGCATATGTCTTTAGCGTAGAAAAAGGCATCGCGACAGTTATACCGTATTCAGAAGAAGTGTTCGAAAGCATGACCGAGACTAACTACTCGTCGACTGACTTCATGGCACTAGCGACTAAAAAAACAAAATGTTAAATGATTTGCCCAAATAAAAACTCAAAAGAGTGGCAAGCTTTAGTAGACAGGGTGGGCGAAGATTACGCTCACCTTGTTTTTGAAGCTGAAAACACGCCACTAAGCCCGAGCTCTATTCTAATGACTATGCGCGACCCACTCTTACGTGAGATCGAAGCTAAAGTGTTAGCAGCTCCACAATATTTCGTAGCTAAGTATTCTGACTACGGTTTCAAAGCTCTCGGTAAAATAGCGACTGCCGAAGAGCTCATTCAGCTTTTTTATGCTCGCGCAAAGAATATCGGTGGTACGCTAGAAGGAGACGTCATCAAAAAAGATAACGCTAACTTCTTGTTGTTCCCCGAAACAAAGCAGACGTTTCAGGCTGTTCCTAATAAGGATGTGCCAGCTAGGCTAAAGGAGTCTCTCGAGAATCTGTTCGAGCGTTCTGGAGTTCCGTTTGTCGTGATAAACGATGAAGAACAAAAGTTCAAAGGGCGCTTCATTAACGACGGAGATGATCGCATAGTGATTATCAATTTAGCGTATGCCGAAAGTTCTACTCCTTTTCACGAGTACTATCACCCTTTCGTACGCGCGCTATCACTCACTAACCCGATACTGTTCGATACAATTTTAACCAAAGCTAAGACGCTAGCCGTAAAGCCAGACACTGATCCTGAAGAGTTGGTTGTCGAATACCTCGCTAAGCTCAAGGACTCTGAGAGCACTCTCCAAAGGTTTAAGCAGTGGGTGATGTCTTTCATCGCTCGAACGTTCGGTAAACCCAAAGTAACTGGGGCCCTCAACAATCTTTCGGATCTTCTGACTTTCTTAGAGACAGATCTCGAGAAGGTTACGCTTTCAGAGACTACGCTTACACGTGCTGACTCTGATGTCGAGAACATTCTTAAGAGCTTGAGGGAAGGCGGAGTTTCCTACAAGTTCAACAAAGACACTACTAACACAAACTATATCGATGCGATCACTAAGCTTTCGAAAGAGCAGAACCTGACTACGGACGATACTTCTCTTTACTATCGAAACGAAGCTGGGGAAGAAGTGGCGATACGTCTTTCTTCTTTCGTAGGTGACAAAGAGATGGGAGAGTTCTCGCGTAAGTTCGCGAATAAACCTTATCCGTGGCCAGAGTATCAGGCTCGTCAGATCTTCAAGGGTCAAGGCTTCGATGTAGGCGATACACCTAAAGAAGACATAACTGCGACTATCTTACTTAACGGTAAGCAAGTTTCGTTTAGCGATATTCTTACTAGCCTTGAGAAGCAGTTCGGGCTCAACCGTATTTACGGTAAGATGGTGCATGCATTCCTTCAATTTAAGATGGAGCAAGATCCTGCTAAGAAAGCTCAAGCTCGTCTAGAAGCTAACAAGTGGGCTCTAGAACTAGGCACTCCTTTTGCTACGCTCGAAACTCACACTGAGCTGGTCGAATACGAAGAAAACTTCGACAAGGTTCTAGCAGCTGCCCAAATTAACTTAGAAGGAGCTCGTCCAGACAAAGTGACTCCAGAGGTTACAGTGATGTCGAAGATTCTTAAAGATTCGTCAGGTAAGTTCATAGGTACTACCATCGACTCGTTGGTTCAGCACCCTAATAACGACGTCTCACTACTCGACTGGAAGACAGGTGATCTTCTTAAAGACGTCAACACTACGATCATGATGCAATATGGCGAGCGCTTAGGCATCGAAGACTCGAAGCTGAATAGGGCATACTTAGAAGTAGCGATACGTGCGATCATTCTTAAAGAGCACTTCCCGAACATGCGCTTCAGGAAGGTAGCGATTATCAAGCTTTCGAAAAAAGGTAAGCACTCGAGGTTGGAGGTAGATCTTAACCCGTTCTTCAGAATGCTCGAGATCTACTATAACGAGACTAATCCTGAGATAGCTAAGCAACTAAAAGATAGTGGGCTCCTAGAAACTGAAAAGTACTTAGGCACTAAGGGAGCACTCCTTTCTGCAATTCCCGGACAGCTACAATACGCTCCACTAGGAGAGCAAATTCAGCACGTGCAAGCTAGGCTCGAAGGTATATACGCTCGAAACACAGAATTAGAGATAAAAAAAGATCCTGAGCTTTCACGTCAAGTTAAGATGTATTCGGATGCTCTTCTAGAACTCAAGAAGTTACCAGGTGTAGACTTGGATGCGGACCTCGAAGATATTCCTGCTACTACTGGAACACTCAAGAACTTATCAGACATAAAGAACGCTAAGATTCAAGTTCTTCATCGCGACATCTTGAAGGCTCGTCACAACGCTAACAAGCGTATTCAGTCGATAGTCGATGAACACGACAAGCTCTCGCTGCAAGTTGTTGCTGAAGCTACGTCAAGACCTATCAAGATACTTCGTAAGCTAGCTGATGCAGGGTTTATTGCAGGACTGTTCGTTTCTCCGGGTATGGTAGTCACTTCGCTTGCTCTAGGCTTGCTACTGCGTCGACTCGATACTAACACAACTAAAGTGTTCGGATTCATGTGGAAGAAGTCTGAAGACCCTGGTCGCCAAGGATACTTCTTGAACACGACAGATTTCCACGACGGTAAGCAGCTAACTCCTACGCAACGTAAGTATCGCGACTACTACGTCAGTCGGATGCACGAAGTCTACGCGTCTACTATGGAAGAAAAAATAGCTGAATTCGAAGGTGGGTTCGTACAGACACGTGGCGAAGTAAACAAGCTTCCGCCTACTCTTCCGCCCGACTTCATGCCTCGTGTACCAGCTACTCTTTCAGAGCTTCGCGAGAACGAAGGCTTCTTTTCTAACTTCATGGGCTTTCGAACATCTTTACGCTACGTAATACGCAAGCACCTAGGAGACTACACTAAGCAGACTTCTAACTACGACGATCGCCAAGCTCTACCAGTCAAGTATGTTGCACACTCTGGAGACCTCAACGTAGAAAGTGCTAATCACTCTTTCGACCCTACACGAGCTTTCGCGCTTTTCCTAGGTAACCTCGTCCACAAGCAAGAGTTCGATCATCTCTATCCGATGGCTCAAGGAGTTATGCGCTCGCTCGAAGACGAAACTAATCCAGACGGTAAGCCCACATACCCGACACTCGTCAAGTTCTTAGACAATCAGATCTACAATCAGATACTTCAGAAGCGTAAAGAAGGGCAGTTCACTACGAAGCCTATCGTCGTTACTGGTAGTATGGCCAAGATCTTAGGCATGACTGAAGGAGAGTCGATACGCATATCTCAAGATAACCTTATCGATTTAGCGCGCTCAGGTACAGCCTACATGGTGATGTCGTTTAAGTTGGTGCGCGCTGCTGCTAACGGACTTCTTATTGCGACACTCAACGTTCAACAAGGAACTAAGAGTGCGCTCGCTAAAATAATGGGGGTACCGCCAGACGACTATACGCCTAATGCTAAAGCAACTGCCCTAGCTGCAGCAGATCTTCGTACTTTCTTCGCAGACAAAATGATGGGGCGAGAAGACAACAACAAGCTTTGGTTGTTAGCTAAGGAGCTCGACTTCATGCCAGACAACTACTACTTCACAGAAGACAAGACTAACTTCTATTCGGACTCTATCAAGTTCGCACCGATGTCCTATGCGTTCATGTTTCACAACATCGTCGAAACATATGGAGCGATCATGCACCTATCTATTCTTCTACGCTCTCTCAACTTAGAGAATGCGGCAGGAGAACGTTTCACAGCTTACGATGCGTACTCTGTTAAAGATGGCAAACTAGTGTGGACTAAAGGCGTACGAGGCAAAAAAGAAATTGCTGAAGGAGTGTTCGAAGACTTGAAAGAGTTAGACTTGTTCGAAGCTAAAAACATACGGCGAGCTTACGAGCGTCTACAAGGTTCGTACCGGACCGAAGAAAAGACAGCTGCTGAAGCGACAGTAATGGGAGCATTCTTATTTCAGTTCAAGAAGTTCTTCGTGCGCTACTTGAAAGACTGGATAGCTTCTCCATACAAAGATGTGACTGTTGGTCACTACATTAAAAATCAAAATATAGAACGACCAGATGGCGTACCAGTTTGGAAGTGGGAAAGCGAGGTTATGCAAGGCCGTCTTTCAGTTATGGCTGGAAGTATAGTTGCTGGGCTTCAAGGTAAGAAAGCTCTCGAACAATATATGGGGCAAGTAGACGTAGAAGGTAGAAAAGGTTCTCGCAAGAAATTGATGATGGAACTTACGAACACTCTTCTATGGATGATTGCTCTTTACGTAGCTTTTATAATTGGCTTTCCTGACGATGAAGACAAGGGTACGTACACTGGTCGCTTAATGAAACGCCTCTGGCTAGACTCGTCTATGTCGTTGAACCCGATGGATCTGTTCGAAACTCTGAAAACACCTGTCGTAGCTTTTTCACGTGTGCCTGCGCTAGGAGAGAACTTTTGGAATTTCATGACATCAGGTATAACAGGCAAGACGACTCGGGAAGGTTGGCTAGTAGGGTCAAAACCACTACTGAAATCTATTCCTGGTGTCGGAGGTGGTATGCAGTTAATCGAATTATTAGAAGATTACGATGTCGAATCTCAATTCTTAAGCACACCCTTACGTTAATGAACCCAGAATTCCAATCAATTATCTCGACCTTTCTGACTCCATTTTTAATAGCGATTGTAGCGTTCTTTCTCAAAGGACTCATGGAGCGCTTCAATAAGTTAGAGCAAGAACTCAGAACGTTTCTCATACAGAACGCACACTTTGAGCAACGACTCATAACTCTAGAAAATAGAATGCGAGTCCTAGACGAATTAGTATTAAACGCGATCAAGGCTAGGGTACACGACTAAACTGGCCAGCGAAGCAAAAAATAGGGGGACCACCATCATAGGCGATCCCCCTTTTGCTTTTTAAAAAATAACGCGGAAACGAGACGTAGGAATCGAACCTACCTTATCGAGATTTCACCTCGGCGCTATCACCAGATTTAGCAGCTATCTCAACTAGTCTCTTACGAACGTAACAATAGACAACAATTTCTTCGAGTGAATTGCCGATGTCCTCAACGATTAATCGACGAAGGTGCTTCGTTACCCTCTTAAGTGGCCAGTTCTTCCACGAGGTTTTGTGAGTCTCTCTGAATTTTTCATAGCTTAGCATTACAGACGTAAGAAAAGCTTTGAACGATGGGTCGCTTTGTTTAGCGATGTCCATAATCAATTCGTGCTTAGTCATTCCACGTCGACGCAAGATATCTTCATATTCTTCTTGCGAAATCGCTAGCGTTCATAGCGCCTCATCGAGAGTCAGAGGCTGCTTATCGAGGAGCCAACTCCTCGCTTTGCTTAGTAGTTCCATACAGTTCGTCTTTTATATTAGGTTTGCTCCACACTTCAGCGTTCTTCGGTAGCTTAGTGCCCAGTTCGTCTTCGATCAGACGCTTAAGGATAGGGCTCTTATCTAGCACCAAACGATTACCATAGAGACGATGGCCCGGTATGTTCGGAAAATGTTTTACAACATAGTCACGATCGATATCCGAGTATCGTCCTTCAGTAAATGGTTTAACAATCTTTTCGATCTCTTGCTCACTCAGAGTAAATACATACAGCGTGTCACCCTCTATCGGTGAATATGCCTTTTCAAAGCGCTCAGAGTTTCGTAAGTAATTGTCGTACATGTCGGTAACAGGTCCGCGAAACGCAACGTAAAGCTTATCCCCTCAGGTCAACTCTTCGGCCATCAAAGTGGCGTCGCCTAAGTAGGTCCCAATATAGGACGGAGAATGTACAGCCATTTCGATTCCCAACAACGGTCGTAGAAATTTCGCAGTTTTAGTGTCCGTTGGTGGTGTAAATAACTTTGCCATAGTAGATAAATTTACGTTTTGAGGTGCCCTAACTAATCACGACACAACCGTTACAGTTAGGGTAGAGATCGTCATTACCTCGAATGTTTCTTCGCGATATTGTAGGGTACGGTAATCTTAGAATGTAAGGCCTCCTCTACCTTCTCCAAAGGATGGATGCGACAGAGTGCTGCGTGCGCTTCCTTGTATTCGTTCTCTAAGCTCTTAAAGACTTTCTTATCTTCAGTTTCAAGGAGCTTCTTATTGAGGGAGGCGAGTTCGTCAATCGCTAAAGCAAATCGTTGCGCTTTAGTCATGTTTGATGAAATGTGTTTTAAGTGTTTGAGAATCGATTGGAAGGGAGTGACCACATATTCCCCAATCGCCTATGAAGCGTTCAGAGTTTTCGATGCTGTAGATGGTATCGCCTTTCCACACGAGTTGATCGTGCGCGCAGTTAGAGCAGTAATCGTCTTCGAGATAAACCCCGTATTTACATACGTACATGGAGGGATCTTCAGACACTTTTCGCTTTACGCAGACGATATCTGCTAGCGTTACGAGCATTATGAGCAACAGCAGGATTATCAAAACTCGATTTAAGATAGCTACTATCATTTGAGAACTTTTATTAGAGATTCGTGGTCATAGAGAAGGATCGAGTAGTCGGGCGTAATTACTCCGTAGTGAATATCGGGATGGCTGTCTTTCCAACCAGCAACGAAATAATGATCTTCTGGTGAAGGTAACAATATTCCGTTAGGATGATTGTGTAAGAGCAGGCCTCTTCCGTATAACGCTAATGTAGGAGTGTCGATGATTACGCCCATACTACTAGACTCTAGCGTCAGGTTAATTCTGGGCCGCCAAGAGTGTTGGTCGTAGAACAGGTACGCAGACTCTAGCTGATCGATGAGTGGCCAGCTAAGGTGATGTTTTCTTAGGGCGGTTTGAATTAAGTGCGCTAGGTGCATTTATCTAAATATTGAAAGTGGGATCTCGCCGTTAGCTTCGTAGACTTCTTTTGGGAGCTCCCAATAGTCTTTGCTGGAATGCCACCTGTAAGCCCTCAGGAGATCGTTAATACCGTGGTAGTACTTACTCCCCAAGCTACAGCCTTCAACGCCGCAGAAGCGCTCTGAGGGGCTCGTACGGTAAATTATAGCTGGGTTTACAGCGTCACTCTTCGATTCGACCACAATAAAGATGAAATCGAGTACTTCGTAGCCTTCATCCAAGTACTTTCTGATCGGCGACTCTTTCGAATAGAGCGCTATTTCGTAGAACGCACACTGCCGATAGTAGCCGAAGTGAAGATACGAAGACGAGAATTCCCAGACACTTTTACCCGTAGTCTTTAGGTCGAAGGGCTGGATTGTCTTGGCAGCATGATCGATAAGGATGCCGTCTAAGAGCCCTTTACATTCAGTAACTTCTCCGTCTAACTCGTAGTCGAAATAGATAGCTACTTGGTGCATCAACTCCTTGTTAGGATCTTTGTTGACGAAGTAGGGTAGCGTATATTCGTTAGCGCCAATCGTTTCGACAGCCTTCTTGACTTGGAAGTACTCGTCTTTAGATAGCGCAATTTTATTTTCGTCGAGCTGTGTAAGTCACAAATAGTATTCGACGTGCTTCTCGTTAGTGAGAAACTGATCTACTACCCATGCTAAGCTCTTTTTGTAGCCAGCCTTATCGTAGGCCTCTTGATAGTCTTCGAGAGGAGATTCTCCAGTCAGTCCTTTAGGTAAGTTCTTGACGAACTTAAACATCAAGCCATAAGGCTTAGAGACGTCTCCTACTACGAAGTCATCCTTTCAACGCTCAGGGGAAGTTAGCAGACAGTCTACTGCTGAGCCGATACGCAAAGCAGTGTCGTCTTCGTCTTCAAATAGTTCTGGATTATTACGTCTGAGTCAAGCCTGCTTAGGGTTGAGCATCGACGATAGTAGAGAGTTGGAGATTCGATTTACTTTGAAGTAGTGCATTTTATAGGTTTTTATTTTAGTCCGAATTCAAACTCCCAAGACTTAGTCGACTCATCGTAGCGAAGCGTTTGCTCGATATAACATTCTTGTTTGTGAGTTTCATAGTATTTGTTCAGGAGTTCTATCAGATCAGCTCTGAATTTTTTGGCGTCTTCTTCAGTAGGAACGTTTACGGTAACTTCGAATGAAAGGAGTATGCTACCCATGTTGTATAATTTCTATTGCTTGATCCAGTTCCTTCACGCTTTGCGGCAAGAAGAGCTGGATTTTTTTGTTTTTAAATTTGTGCTTTAGCAGTTTCCACTTGAGATTGAAGTCAGGTGTACGCATTCCTTTAGTCTCGATTATCCAGCCTTTCCCAACAAAGTCAGGAGTATAAGTGATAGGTCGCACTTTAGTGGAGATCTCTTTGAAAACCTTTCGATTACGTTCTCAAGAGACTGCTTTAGTTGTGAAACCCTCGACAAGGAGTATTGCGTAAGGTTCGTACTCGAATTCTATGTTAGCGTCTACTAGCTTTTGGTAGCATAGTGCCTCGAACTTAGAGCGAAATTTCGTAGTCTTCGTGTTCTTGTATTTCATAGAGTTGAACTATGTCGTCGAGCTTTACTGAAGCTTCAGGTAGGTCTAAGCCCTCTTCAATCTCACCTAAAGTTAACGTGAAGTACTCGGCAAGAAGTTCAAGATCAATAGGATCGTCGTGTTCGATAGATATTTGAATGATTGTAGTCATGTCTTATTTAAAATGGGGGGAAAGCCCTTCCTCGTTTGGAAAGACTCTCCCCGGCGGTTTCCAGCCTTATTTTCGCATAGCTACCATCCGCTGGATAACGGAGGAAGCTGCAAGCGCTGTGTCTTCAGTGAGCCCTGTGGTGACATCGACAACGTAGAATGCGTCAAGGAACCACACCATCTTTACGCGAATAAAGTCCGCTTCAAGAGTGAGTGCGATGTCCGTGGCCACTGTCTCCATTGCGACGACAGTATTCTCTGTGGGGTTGTGGTTGCCAGTGAAGGTCTCGAGGATGTGATCGCGACGTTGCGACCGATGGAGAACCGACTTGTGGCGGGTGCACGTGATCTCGACTTCGTACATGAAATCGTTCACCTGCTTGTACATGACCGACTTCGACCATTCGTGTTCAACCCGGAGAGTTTTTACGAGGTCGCTGTAATTCATGATGGTGTGTGTGCCCACAGGCGTGCGTAAAACAGCGGTCGAATTTTCGAACTTACGATCGTAAGCCAAGTAATCGAAACCTTCGGGTGTGTAGAGCTTCTCACCTCGCACAAACTCCGGTACAGGAACGTTTGCTTCCTGAAGTGTGCTGAACAACTCGGCCTTATTGTTGGTCAAGTTGAAGAGTGCGTTCGAATTAACGTTCACACCTTTCCGTTGGGAGGGCTTTATCGGGCTGTTAAACAGCGCTGAAACGTGGACGCCGTGGCTGCCTAAGGTGCGGGCAGAAACTGGGCACTTTGAATCGATGATAACGTGCATTTGAAAAGATTGATGAATGTTTGTGGTATGGATGGTTCGTTAGCCATTGCGAGATAGAAAGAAGGAGCGCGGCGACCCAGAGAGTGGATCAGCACTTCGCACATGATCGCCGCGTCCGCTTCATTTTCTTTCAGTCTCTTGATGGTTAGTCTTGTCATTAACGCTATTTGAGCCATGTAAATAGAGGAGGAACGTTAAAGTTATTTCCTGATAAAGGGGCTGGTGAACAACTCCTGAAAGTCGAATGTGAGCTATCGAGAAGATCACTTACGAAATTTTGCACCTTAGATCCTAGCAACACGTGATGAATGTCGTTCGGAAGCGCCTTAATGATTTCGCTTGTGAACCTCTTCCAATAGAGTAAGTGGCTACCCCCTTCCCCAGCTCGCACTGTGAGTGCAAGGTTGAGCAGAAGGACTCCTTTACGAGGAAGCACGGAAAGGTATGAATCAGTTGCTTCGAACAGGTCTAGACCAGAGTCGGCTCGAATCTTGGTCAAGAGTCTGTGAAGTGCAGGAGCAATAGGATTACGAATGACGTGGTCATACGCTAGCCCATTACCAATGCCGTTAGCATATGGATCGACTCCATAGACAACAGCTTTCACGTCCTCGAAGGCGCACTCTTTGAACGCTCTAAACACAAGATCTTCCCTCGGATAAATAGTAAATCCTAGATCTTTCTCGTGCTTAAGTTTCGGTGCGATTTCCACAAAAGCTTCCATCGCAAGAGGCGCAGCATCTGCCCAGTCACCTAGATGGACGCCCAGAAACTGTTTAGTTTTCGGGCTCATCCGAACATCTGAATGTGTCGCTGTAAAGTACTTGGCTCCCGTAGGAGCAATCGGAGTATAGGGTTACATTAAACGAATCGAGTAGGCCTTCTGTGGTTTCATTTGCTGACAGCCAGTAGTCGAACTCTCCTACCGCCTTCTGTAATGCGAGGTCATAATTCGTGTAGCTAAATTCGCGTGTCTTTGTGTAGGCCGTCGGTGAATCTCTCCACCAGACAGTTGTTTCGTAGAAGTAAGAGCAGTTGTTAGCTGCGGCTTCGAGTTCGTCTACCTTATTACAAGTAGCGATGCCTACTCCAAGTAGTAGAATGATAGTTGTGGCAATTGCCCACAACAAGCTAGTAGGGGACATCGACTGTTGTTCTTGTCGAGAGGGTTCGTCCAAGGGCTTTTTTGATAAGCTCATACGTTCTGCGTCTTTTGTACCTTTTAAAATAGTCTGAAATGTCTTTGGGCCCTCGCGTAGCGATGTACGGGATTCTCAAAGATTCAGACAGAGAGATGTTCGACCGCATGCCAGCTTCATCCGAGTCCATAAAAAGGAACACATGGGCATACGACTCTTTTAGGCTCTTAACTGTCCGCCTGACTACTTCACTCTTAGCACTAACGATTTCACTGTTGAAACATACTGCAGGAAAGCCAAGTTCCCACAGTACCATTACGTCTTTTAACGATGAAGTTATGAAAACGAGTTTACCTCGTCTTGCCAAGCTTTCTAGCCCGCCAATATCTTCTGCCCCCGCGTTACCGAACCATTTCTGTTGAGATTTGGAAGCGAGCGGACGGTAGATTTTCAGATGACTGGAAGGAAATGCGTACGCGAAAACAGGGTTTGCTTTCGTTCCGCGCATAAAAAGGTTGCCATTCACGTAGACCGATCGTAACGAATGAACGTTAAATTTTGCTAGTGTCGGTGCAGTAATGCCGTAAGCATTTCAGTACCATCTATCCTCTTCCGACTCTTTGCGGATGGCCTCGATGATTAAATCTTTTGCTTTAGGCGCGTCGAGTGGCTTGTTCGTCTCTAATTTAGGAGCCACATCTCTCAAGATCTTAATTGCAGAAGCGAAGTTGACCTTGTACTTCTCGATAATAACGTCGATGACACTGTACATTTTACCTGTACCAAAGTCGTGCAGGTATAGGATGCCTCTAGGCGACTCTCAGAATGAGCACGTAGGATTATCGTCCTTTCGAAAAGGGGAACGCACTAGACCAGTGCCTACCTTCTCGTTAAGGAAATACTCCATGAGTGCTACTTGCCCAACCGACTTCATAAGTTCGAACGGGTCCGTATAGTTAGAAGCCTTTATCATCGATTTGTAGATGTACGATTTTTTCGAATTTGTAGGTAGTAATCAAGTGGCACTCAATCTGCCAGATATCGTCTAGCTCTGTGTTGATTGCGAGCGTTACCTTTTGGACAGTAACTTTGGACTTAGAATCTTCCTTGTTCCGTAAGCCCGTAGCCGTAAAGGTAACTAGCCGAACGTTCTTGAGGTACATCCCAAGCTCTGCAATCTTACCGCTATTTATTAGTTTGTCTATTCTTGACATTTGTCTAGACGTTTCTCAAGAATCTCTGCGTGAAGCTTCCAAGAATTCAACAAGCGATTTGCTCTTAGTAAATCATTTGAAAGCTTTGCATTCTTTTCATTTAAAGCTTGAATTGTGTTTCCATCTGAAGTGCGTCCTAACGAATAGACCAGTGTTGAAGCCGCTAGGAAAACAGCAGCTAAGCTAGTGTTATGGATAAACGCAAAAGTAGCAGCTGCGCACAAGGTCAGTATTAATCCGAGTATAGATATAAATATTCTCATAGATTGATTTGTTTAGTTGAGAGTCTAGTGTCGAACTGTAAGCCCTTACTAAAGCTGACTCCCACCAATAAAAAAGGGTGGTTGCCCACCCCTCTTCATCGCTATGCTGCAATGCCAGCAGCTTCAAGTTTCTCTTTCTCCTTCTTCGTCCAGTAGAGCGAAGTAGGGAACCCTTTCATATAAGAGTCGATGAACTTGTAGTCTGGAATCTTCGCGTAAGTTTTGTCGCCCTTCTTATCGGGCATGACTTTTAGACAGACTGCTACGCCTTGCCATGCTTCGAGTTCTTTAGAAGCAAGCTCCATAAAGCTGTCGTAATCCTCTGCTTCGAGGGTGCCAGCGGCTTCTCCTAAGAATACTCGTAAGACGTCTACTACGATGCGCACGTTCTTATCGATCGAGCGCTGGAGAGCTTCAGAAGGAGACTCACCGTCGTTAATAAAGTTGGCGTTAGGTTCGAACAGTCGTTTGTGAATGAATTGGCCGGCCTCGTTACCGAAGCGTAAATCCCAGTAGTTAGGGCCTGACTGAAGGCCTAAGAATTGCAGGTCACCTTTATCGTGGATGCCCGCTTGAATACCTGCTCCGGAAGAAGGTAGTTCATTGTCGAAGTATAATTTCGCTTGGATCATGATCGTGTAGATTATCGAGTGAAAGTTTTGTTAGAGGCTGCGTTACCATCGTCGTCGTCTTCGATGTTGAGTCCTAAGACTGCACCGAGTGCGTAGCGACGCATATAAGTGATTGCTGAGCCGATAGCTTGTGGGTCGTTCTTAACTGGTTGGGTATTCACCGTGTCTTCTAGATACTCTCCTGAAGAGTGCATAAGAATAGTAGTGAGCCCGTTATCTCCTGACGGAAATTGTGCGAACGAAAGCCCGTGCTTAGCAAGTGGTGCGCGGATGCCTTTGATGATTGCGTTTAAGCTTACGTATTTTGATTTAAAGAAAGGATTTTTAGCGTCTTTGACGATAGCCTCTACTTCACCTTGAAACAGAGCTAGCGACTTGGCTAGATTAGCGATAGATTCGGATTTGTTCATTATGCCTGTATAAGTTTCGCGTTCTTAAAGTCTTCGACGAATGCAAGGATCTGCTGTTCTCCGAAGCGTTCTTTTATGATGTGCCAATAGACCATGCTTTTAGTGGTATGTACTGGCGAATATACTGGTCGACCTTTAGGGTAGCCCTTGTCTGGTGGACCATAGAAATCGCGCATCCCTGTTACTACGGCTGGACGATGCGTAATTATTACGTAGTCCGAACACGTGTAAATTGCTGATGACGCAAAGATATCGTTTCTATTTGGAAACTGAAGAAATTGATTTTGTACGCGCTCTGGCTTCTCGATGTCTCTGTTCAACTGCGAAAGGACTACAAAGATAATCTTAAGTCCTTTAGAAGCAAAGAGTTTTTTTAGATCGACAAACTTTCTCATGAGTTCATCGATAATAACTTTCTCTAAGTCAGTCTGCTTTCCTTTCGTTAGCAGAGCGTGGTCCAAAGTTACGACTAATCCATCGTCTTTAGAAACTTTCGCAGAGAAATCTAAGATCGTGCTACTAATTTCTTCGACAGTACCAGCAGTATCCACATAGTAAATAGGTGTCGACGCTATCTCGTCTAAGACCTTGTTAGCTTGCTGCTCTAGCTCTGAGGAGAGCGGTGAGAAAGCTGAATAAAGATCTTTCGTAGTTGCTGATACTTTAGACGACACTGAACGAGTTAGTGAATCTTCGATAAGCATTTCGAACTCGAATGAAAGTATGTGAAACTTCTGGTCTTTGTTGAGTGCTACGAAGTCTTGCTTAAGCTCCTCAAGGAGCGTACTCTTACCTGAGCCCGATAGTCCTGCAAAGGTAACTATTCGATTTCAGTCTATCCCATTCATCAGGGCCGAATTAAAATTTTCTTTCGAAGTTTTTAGCGAGCGCACAACTCCGTTCTTACGATCTGCAATCGCTTTTCGCGTAAGTTCTACGCCCTTCGATATGTGCGAGTATTTCATTTAGCGATATTTGGAATAGTGTTTTTCCCTAAGGAAGTTTAGTGGGCCCTTCATATACTTGTAGGGTGAGTGTGAGAGTGGTCCCGAAGATTGATTTTCGAACGAGCTTACGTAATTAGCAGCTGCTCGCACTAGATCTTGCCACGGTACTTCGTTAGAGGCTTCTCTGTATGCAGCTTTCACTTCGCCATGCTTGCAGCGTATTGGTCGTGACTTCGGGAAGAAAGGTAAGTACTCGTCTGAAAGTGGAAACGTTTTGTAGAACTCTTCGAAACCTTCGTCCGAGGATGTTGGAGCTGACGACAAAGATACGATAAAACTTTTACCAGCATCTGTCAACTCGTTGTTTTTTCAGAAGCCTAGTTTTTCTAGTTTCCGAAACGCTTCGAGCGTGAGTGGTATGTCTAACCCTGTACCGTGCAGATTAGAGTGCAGAAAGAAATACTCGTTGAGATCAAGTGCATTCTCTCGAATGATGTTGTAAGTAGTCTTATCCATTGTTAAAAAAATCTTTGGTTCGTACGTTATTTTTAGAGTAGAAGAGCTCTCGTAGAGCGGAATCGTTGAGTATTTGTAGAAGTGCGTCTAAGATAGCTTCAGTCATCGACTCGAAAGGACCTTCTAAATGCGAGTCTCGTATTGCTTTAGACGAAGACCGTTCACGCACTAAGTAAAAGATTCCTTCAGAACTTTCGAATGCTGCGAAAGACAGCGACTTACCGAAGCGCTTACGCTTGAAGATTGGTTTCATAAAGAACTTTAATTAGAGCTCTATATCCATCTAAAATTACGTCTATTAGCTCCCATTCGTCGAGCGAGTAGTAGAGAGTCTTTACGTTCTCCATCGCCATTATACCTGGGCCTCTTGTTATTCGCAAGATTACGAATTGATTAGACGAAGCCATTCGAAGGACAAACCGAATCAAGCCGCCTTTGTGTGGTATAAACTTCTGGATGAGTAACTTAGGCTCCAATTGTCTTGAGGACTGCGTGAAGAATTACGTCGATAGCGTTTCCGGTTTTACCGTAACTGACTATTTCTTGTCGAGTTTCTACTGCAGCTTTGTAAAGACCGTTGCTAGTAGACTCGAGTAGTATTTTGAACTCTCCTATTTGGATTGCTCTTGCTTTGACTGCCATGTGGCTATGATTTTATAGGCGCTTAACATTGCGTTGAAGGCTGAGTCTTGCATACCAGTGTTCCATTTGTCGGAACCCTCGCTCGTATGTCTGATAATACAAAAGTACGAGCCCTTATATCGCCAAGTAGTACAAAGGTACACACCATTAACCGTAAACTGTGCTAACTGCTCGGCCATTTGTTATTTTTTATTTCGAGGTAGGCCCCGAGCACACAGTCTACAAGATTTTCGTAAGTTCTCGATATCCTCTCTTCGACAGGATCGCCATGAACAATCACATAGTGATACGACTCGTGACCAATTTGTGAGACTACGTACGCAATCGTGTTCTTGAGTGGTGTGTTCAACTGGAGGACCTCACCCTTAGTCAGATCCATAAAGCATGACCTTTATGTGAAGAAATGCGGCGAGTATGCAGTCCATCTGCGAAAGAAATGTCTTCGAGGAAACTGCTGAAGTCGGACTCTTACGCGCGATCCTATACATATAGTGCGTAACTAAAGACGAGTTAGTCGCCTCTATCCGATGTATCCAGCAGTCGAGTTGCTTAGACGTATAGACGTTAAAAGGGTAGTCCATCTAATTGTATGATTTTTAAATAAGCACTTAGTATGCAATCGTGTATCGTGTTGAAAATAGCGCCCGAATTGTGCGTATGAAACGGCACTATGACACTGTAGCGGTACCAGCCTTCATTTTCGACGACAATCGAACGAGTGCGGTCAATCGTGATTACGAGGGTCATAAGGCTAATCTAGAACTGTGATCCGGAGTGTCTTTGTAGAGGTTTAAGATTATGTCGTAGATGTCACCTTCTACGATCTTCGACTTTATTTCGCCCGTAGGAAAGTACGAGTTGATCTTCAGACGCTCACCTTCTTTATAGAGTCTGATAATAAGTCCTTTCACGTGTAGAGCGACTAACGGCCCATCAGTACCGGATGCACAAGCATCGCACATCAACTTCTTGTTAGAAGAGAGGTGCCACTTGTAGAGCACAGTACGTTCGATGGTCGCGTCTACTAAAAACTTGTCGTCGCAATATTCACACACATGCTGTATGAAACGGCGCGTGCGATCTTCAGTGTTGAGGATTCTACATGGAGCAGAATCAACGACTTGATCTTGGACGCACTCTGGGCACATGTGAAGACCCACTGTGCCAGGCTTGATGTGGCGATACTCTATTTCGTAGGTGTCGATAAGGTATGAACTCGTGCAGACTGGGCACCGAACTAGCTGTGACGCGCCCATAATGTCGAGAGGCTCGTGAGCAGACTTACCGAAAGATACTTCACATTCTGTTCTGCACGATGCACACATACGCACAGTTCCACCAGTAAAATGGTCTGCATCACTTCTCACTGGAGTGTGGATGTGAGCGTAGTCTTCGAGAGCAGCTTCCTTACAGAAGTAACACGTCTTAGATGACGGTGAATCAGAGTGCTCGTAGTGATAGTCTACAGAGGCATCGAACTTACCGTAGCGATAGTAGGCTGTTAATCTAGCGGACGTAGTGTCTTCCATTTCGTCGAAGAGCCCGCCTTTAGCTTTGGGCCCATTTAAGTCGTTCTCCATGAGGAGTATATCTTCTGCGCAGTCCCAACAAGTGAACGTAGTGGTGAAGGTAGCCCCCACCGTCGCGCCCCTCACAGCATATTTAACCAGAGGTTGTCCAGTGTGAGGGCTATCGCAGAAAACGCACATGTAAGACTTGTCTCCTCGCGGTTTAAAGTCGTCGATGTTCTTCGGAAGTATGAGTCCCTTAGAACTCAGGTAACGTTTTAGCGCTTCCTTCATGCCAGCTGACATTTTTTAAAGGTAAAGTTTTCTTTCGTACCCACTTCTCTTCTTGAGAGTCAGGTATATACAGATTTATAAAGAGAGCTTTCTTTCCCTCTTTGTGTCGCAGGATTCGACCTAACGACTGTATCTGTACGAGCTCTGTAGAGACCGCTGACACGCAGATCGCACCATCAGCATCAGGTACGTTAAGTCCTTCAGTGAGTGCGTCTACAGAAATCAGCAGGTTAGAGTTCGCGAAGTCTTCGAGTACTTTAGCTCGCTCCTTAGTAGAAAGTTCAGAATGGTAAAGTAGCCCGCCGATTAGCTCGTGAAGTTCCTTCGCGAATTTGATAGACTTCGTAAAGATAATTCATTTCTTGTTAGGGAACCGCTCGATGATTTCCTTTACCGCCCCCATTTTCTCTGGAGCATTGTAGAGCACTCCTTTGCGCAGTGTCATAGACGACCAATACGCTTTGGCTTCGGACGAGTAGGGTCCATCACGTTTAGACTCGAAGCGAGCTAGATCGAATATGGACTTGTACGATGTCTCGCGCCACACACGTGCTAACTTGATGTTAGCAGCTTTAAACATGTTGTCGAAAGCTCGATAACGTGCTGAAGTAGTGCGATTCATCTTAACAGGGACGTTGAAAACTTGGTAGGGAGCTGATGCGTCTGGAGCATCGTCTATCGTCTTAGTGTAGACCACAGGTGCCTTAGACGTAAGGAAAGCGGCTCGCTCGTCAGAAGGTAGTGTCGCAGTTAAACAAAGTAAATACTTGTGCTTAATGTTGAATACCCTCGAGAAGGTAGGAGCAGTAGCTCGGTGCGCTTCGTCGATAACGAGAAGATCACACTCTAGATCAGACTTGGCAGCCGTGTTAATTACGTAGACATCAGCTGGGACATCGCCAAGTTCATCTAGTCACTGCTTTACGAGTGGGACACGAGACGTAACTATGATTGTCTTTCCGTTTACGACCTTAGCAGCCATTACTCCGAAGCGCGTCTTACCTAGGCCCGTACCAAGTAGTACAGTCCCACGTTTTTCAATTGACCACGCAGCTAAGGCCTCTTCTTGAATCTGTGTTTTAGTCATCTTTTTTAAAATGGCCGGAGCCAAACTCTTTTGTCTAGCCCCGGCACTCTTCGCATACTATTTGTGAGTAGTCTAAATTTTGTCGCTTACATGAAGGGCACTCAAACTTAGAGTTCCTACATTCTTCACAAACTTCGTTGGGCGCATCTACTGGAGCTTTTTTACATCTCGAGCAAATGTACGGTGTACCAACATACGCTTCATCGAGGCAGTCAAAACACTGTCCTGTCTCCGTATCTGGGACTTCGTCAGCATTCTTCTTGCAGCTCGTGCAGATGCCTTTGCGTTTATATGCAGTACAGTCGTCACAAATTTGCTCTCCTCTGAACTCAGGCACGAACTTATCTTTGCATCCTGCACACGTAGGTAAGCACTCGTCACACTGCCACTGTCTAGAGGATGAAGCTATGAAGCTTTGGTCACAGTCCGCACAGTTTCGCTTCGATTCTCTATGCGCATTACACAGGTCTTCAGAAGAAGGTATGAAAGTGTCACAGAGTGCACACGTGTGTAGACTACGTAAGAAAGGAGATGTCGAACGTTTGAGTGCTTCTTCAGTGAAGCACGTCTGACAATAACCTTCTTTGTTACGTATCCTATAGAGTTTACAGGAAACGCATTCACCAGCACGGAGCGTATCTTTAGGATATTCGTGCCAGTTCTTAGAGAAGGTGCAAGTTACGCACACACCATTGGTCAGCGTAACATCGACAGACGATTTACATTCGAGGCAAACCGTTGGCGTACGCTTTTCGCAATCAGGGCATAGCAAAACCCATTTAGTCTGCTTGAGCGGTCGCACACAATCTCTGCACATACCTTCAGCATTGACCCAATCTTGGTTAGTGCAGTCCTTACACGTGTTTTGTTCGTGCGCCTGGAACGGTACGATGAACGTCGTGAACTTCTTGCGTAACAAGGAACTGCTTACTTGCTCGAGGCATACTTCACATTCCTGAAGTGGACCGGCTGTGTTAAACTTACAACCCTCTTTAGAGCACGATCTTGGAGTGTCCAAGTAATGCTCGCAAGTGGGGTCTACACAGCCGTCTATCCGTTTTTTGCTTTGAGAGTCATTCCTAAGCCGCCATTGCGTGGGGATTTACGTAACGACTCGATGATCTTGGCGTCGAGAGCGACTTTCTCTGTTTTATCCTTGCCAGATGATTTCCATTTCTCGATCTCGAGAATGATGTTGCCGAGTGACTGCGCGATATCGCTCTGGTTCTCGAGCTTGAGATCCTTATTATTGAGAACCTTGAGCGCACTCTTGCGAACACTCTCGAGGTGGTCATCTTCGTAACCCAGGAACTTGAGGATTGTGCGCAGGACTTCGGATGAAGCCTCTTCTTTAGGTTCCTCCTTTTTAGCGTCCTTCTCCTCTTTCTTCGAATCTTTGGACTCCTCTTTCTTAGGCGACTCCTCTTTCTTAGGCGACTCCTCTTTCTTAGGGTCAGTGGCCTGGTCTGAATTTAGCACATCTCGAGTAGACTCGCGTCTCGAGCGCGCGATCTTAAGTGCTTCCCACATTACGAGAAGAATATGTACGAGGGTGCCGCCAAGAGTAGCAATCATGATACCATCTAGCTCCTGGAAGCTAGAGTACGTTGCGATGTCGAACCCGTTTCCATAGACCTCTGCATGATACGAGCGCATCGTACGAATGTGTAAGGACGAGAGAATCCTGTGCCAGAGGAGAGATACATGATTGATCTGGTTCAAGTTATTCGCAATGACGATTAGGTTGAGGATCGGCGTAAAGAACGTAAGAAAGAACGTTATCGCTACTAATCCAATCGAAATAAAGGCATCAGTAACCGATTTAGCTTTGACGGCAGACGCAAAATTATTGATTTCTTTTATCCACACCATTCCGGCGAAGACAGAAAGTAGGCCCATTACGGAGTGCATGAGCATTCGCGCTAGTGGGGAGACTTCAGACGATGCGAACGACGCCGCAAGAATTGCTTCAGCAACGTTAATAGCTAGTAGAAAGGTAAAGAACCAGGACATTGGGTAGGCAATCATAAGTTCGCCTATTACAAGCCCTATCTCTTTTCCTTTGTTTTTCGGGTCCTTCATCAGTTTACCGATGAAGAAAGCGAGTGCAATGATAAACCCCACTCCGAGAAGTAAGATTATCACTTGGTTGGTAAGAACCATTTTATTTATTCCAGATTTTCGTTACTACTGATTCTGCAGGTATCACTAAGTCAGAGTAAACTGACGCAGCTTCTACCATACAGCGTTCGAGAATGTCTTTCACGTAGGGCGCATCCTCTTCTTTACATAGGAGAATCCATTCGTCGTGCACTAGTAAGATTATTTCGAACTTCGAAGAATACTTGCGAAGTAGTACACCAGCAAGCTTCGATATTGAGGCTCCGTTGCCTTGTGGGCGATAGTTCTGAGCCTTTCTCTGGTATTCGGCCCTTAGAGTTTTGTAAGTAGAGTGGTAGGTCGGTACGTCTAAGTGTAGATGACGCTCGCAAAACTTAAAAATATCCCACTTAGGTAGGTATGAGCGGCGTTTGACGATGTTATCGATAAGTATGTAGCCTCGTTCGCGAGCTAAGTCTCCTTGCTCTTCGAAGTATGCTTTCAGACGCGGATAGACTTCGAAGTAACGCTTGACAAGATCTTTAGCGCGGTCGAGCCGAACTTTGTAGCGTTGATGTATAGTAGCAGCTCCACCACCAAAAGCAATAGCGAACCCCGTGTTCTTAGCTAGCTTTCTTTCGGGTGACTCTTTAGTTAGCGTAGGATCTCCAAAAGCTTTCTTAGCAGTCTCTAAGTGATAGTCTAGACCGTCGTAAAACATCTGGAGAAATGTAGGATCTTGCGAAAGATGAGCGAGAAGACGTGCTTCTTGTTGCGAGTAGTCAGCTACTACGAAAGTGTAGCCTTCAGGGGCTTCGAATGCTGCTCGATACTCCTTATCGTTCGGTATATTCTGTAAGTTAGGAGTACCTGATGAAGTACGTCCTGTATCCTTTATCTGGAAGAGTGAAGTATGGATACGCCCTGTAGCAGGATTAACGTGATCTAAGAAAGCTTCCCCATACGTAGAGCTCTGCTTAGAGGTAGCCTTGTAATCGAGATAGAGCTTGACTAGTGAGTCAGTAACGTCTGCAAGCACTGTCTTAGAGACCGACTCTTTGATTGTGCCCGTCTTCTTGTCGAAGAACTCGATAGGAATAGAGCGCTCTTTAAAGACTTTAGACACTTGTTGCCACGAATTTCAGTTGATAGGAGCGATCTCGTTAAGAAGGGAGAGTTGGTGGGCTGCCTTCTCTCGAGCTTTGGACGCTAGCTTCAGCCATGCTGATTGATTGATAGGCATACCGTTTATCGAGATGTCTGCCGCTACCTTGAGGAAGTCGTTCTCGAGTGCAGCCGTCTTAGTTAGCTCGGCCTCTTCTAATAGTGTGGAGAGTATGGGGTAGAGTGCGTACGCAAAATAGACGTCGAATGCTGCATATATCAGATGCTCAGTAGTAAGCTCGTCGAAATTAGCGAAAGAGTCCCTAACCTTCTTAGTTACGTGCGGCGTGCCTATATACGTTTGAGACGAATATGCGTACGGATCGTAATAACGGCGTGTAGTAGACTCGAGCGTAAAGTGCCCTTTCTTAACAGGCAGCCCACACTCTAAGATTTGAGCGGCTAGCATCGTGTCGAACAGATTCTCTATCTTGAGTCCGAAAGTGTGAAAAATTACTTGATAGTCGTACGAAAGATTGTGCCCGATTATCAGGTTGTTGTTCTTTATTAGTAGCCCGATGAGTGACTTAGCTTCTTCGTAGTGTGTGACTGCGTTGATGACATACTGCCGAGTATTGTCGCCAATCTGCAGTAAGACGACAGAATGGTTCTTAGTCTCTGTATCGAGGGAAAGCCTGGGCGTCTTTCGCACCCAGGCCTTAGCTTTCAAGAAGTCACTTGGTGTATCGAGGAGAATAACCTCTAGAAGAGGAGTTGTAATTGACATCGGTCGTTGTCTTAGTAGGTGGACGATTTTTCTTTGGGGGAGGAGAGGGCGCACGCTCTAGTCTACGAATGGAGAGCAAAGATACGATAACTACTAACGCCATTAGGTAATACATCTAATAAATTTGTTTGCCGTCAACAGATAAGAACACATCATCTAGGCCTTTGCGGGGTGCGGGCTTTTCGAGATTAGACTTCTTTCCTCTTTTTAAAAGGAACGCAATCTTAGCCACTCGAACATGTTGGTCAGTCCGCACTCGCCACAACTCCCAAGTGTATATGCGCTGTTTAGAAGGACAAGCAGATTCAGTTAAAATGAAAGGAAGCCCATCCGAGACTTTCTCGATGAGCTCCCCTTCTGTGTATTCCCCTATCCGTCTTTGCCAGTCGGTGTAAAGTTTTACTTTTACACCCTTTTTTGGTTTGTTACGCATAGATGTATATGGTCACCTGTGGCTTCGGGGTTAAAAAAGACGAACTCTTTGGTCGGGCCCTTCAAGTATTTTGCTACCTTCTTTGAGCCGGGCTTCCCCTCGATGTAAAACATGAGGTTGTGGTCCTTTATCCATTGAGCGCCTTCTGAAGACAGAAGCCACTGTACCAAGTTGTCAGATAATTCGAAGTCAGCTGCTTTGCCATGATAGTGGGCTGAGGCCTTGTTTGTGTGGCGGCGTAGAGAGTTGATCTTTACGGTAGGCCCACTATAGGTGGCAAGTGCTGACTTGAACGTGTTACAAATAGTAGTATCCACTGGAGTGTAGAGCAGGAACCCAAAGAAGGTCCCCTCTGAGCATCATTTCCTTTTCTTAGAAGCTGCTTTCCACGGGTGGATATTCAGAAGTGTGTCTATCTGACGCGATTGATACTGCATCAGTGACCGGAGCGTGTCTTGTGAATTGTTCAACCGATCTACTTCAGACTGCAGATATTGCAGCTTAGAAGCGTTCCAGTTGATTACGTGGTCTACCGTTGTTTTGGTGAAGTAGCCAAGAGCGAATAGACCAATCACAAGCAACGCTCGTTTGACATTTTCCATATATTATATGTTAAATGTTCGATAAGTGTGGTGATTACGAGGACCACACTAGTATGAGTCTTATCCTTTAATAGAGCAGGCGCATTGCCTTATCTATCCACGTAAATTCGACGACCTGAGCTTTTTCTGTGTTGTGGTTGATCGGAACAAAAGGTTCGATCACTACGTCATCAGAGAGCGAAAGATTCCCTACTATCTTGCCTCGTTTTATGAAGGCTCTTTTATAGAGAAGCGCTCGGCCCAGTTTATTCGCAGTTCATTGGAGACCGTAAGGGGAGTAAGAGACGTTTAGCGCGTACTTATCCTTCTTCCTGCGGAGTACCCATAGCTTCTTCGCTGCTATATGGGCAATTAGTTCTGGTGTGATTTCTCGAATTACCATGCTTTACTTGTAGTACCTCATCATATTCGATGGGTAGGTGAACGTTAGTGATTTTTTCTTCGTAGACTCTTTCGAAGAGAAGCGCGATTTGCACCTTTTTGTAGTAGGTGTCTAGCAGCTCCACCTTAAAGATCTCGGTGGATGCCTTAGCGATATCCAGCAAGGTGTCAACATAGTGTCGCAGCTCGATAAGCTTAAGATACTTGTTGTCGAGGCCTTTCGTAGGAAGCGCGTAAGTGTTTCCACGTCGTCCCATTGCTGTTCCATCGACCGCTCCATATTCGAGTACCGTTGTTGGTGTGTAGCCAGCTAGTGAGCTCGAGAAAACTAAGATCTCATTCTCACCTACTTCGCTAGACGTCAGCGGTGTCGTTAATTGGAGTTCAAAGTTAGACGTTTTTTTTGACATATCCAACCTTTTGGCTAACTATTTGTTAAAAAATATTTTTCAGAGCTCAGGGACTTCCGAAAAGTTCGGCTTTTCCTCGACTACTTTGTTGTGTTCACCTCTTGTGAGTGGGGCGATTGGTCGATTAGCGAGCTCCTCAACGAGGGCTTCGTTGTCTCGAATTCGCTGACGATACAGCTTGTGGACGATACGATAGAAATCGACGTCATCAGGCATTTCGATGAGTCCGCTAACGTGTGAGCTCAGGAAGTTGCGCCCAGATCCGTTCTCGAACAGAGCCTTCTTGTCGTCTTTAACAGGAAGCAACTCTCCTTCTTCGTAGCAGATCTTACCACCTAGCACAGAGTCCCAAAGGAGAAGCGCAGAAGTGCCGATACCAACCATCGGTATCTTTTTCTGGATGTACCACTGAAGAGAGTAGACTCGGAATGCTTCGTACCACTGGTCTTGGCCAGGTACGGCTGGTGGAGTCTTAAATGTCGGGTAGAATCCTGATGTCGTGCAATTGATTCCGCCCGTGTCGAGCAAGATGAGAACGTCTACGTTGACCCGTTTATGTGGATTAATAGAGAAGGCGTTATCGCCCTCCATCAAGAATAGTAGCTTGAGACGATGCTCCTCAGCTAGAAGAGCAGGATTTGACGCAGTTAAAAGTCCTATGGTCATCGTTTCTTGTTTCGTGCTGTGAGGTAGCGGTTAAGCGCTTTACCTAAGGTCTCTACAAAAGACATTGTAGCAGCTTCTCCAGCTATTTTTACGAAGTACGGACGTTCCCCTCGCTTGAGATCGCGTATGACCATTACCTTACCTGACAGGATGATCTGGTGCATCGTACCAGTAGTCAGGTCAGTATGTGAGTACTCGTAAGCGACACCATCAGTGCGTTGTAGGTGCACGAACACGTCGCTCCATGTGGGCCTACGGTCGTATGAGACGCAGAAGATATCGTTATCCCACAGCTTTTTCCAGATTGCTTTTGGCACTTGACGCCTTAGCATCAACTTCTGCAACATAGGTCTTCAGTTTAACAGTAAAAGATATTATCGCGAGCTCGAGAGCTCTGTGCATGTGGTAGTGGTAGATGCACACAGGTAGGACATCAGCATCCTGTAAGGAGTAGCGAACTTCTACACTGTTGAAGTAAGGCCGGGCAACCCATAGGCGCCCATCTTTACGCAGTTCGAAGCTAATTCGCGCTAAGTCCCAATACATCTCGAGGAGCTCTCTAAAGGTAGAGCACCTTGGCATGAGTGCAGACGGTAGTTGGCTTTCGCCCCAATCGGGCTTTAGCTCTCGTTCGCAAATAATAAGTGACACTGACTCCCACCGTGAGTGTTTCATGTTGTTTGATTGCGGAGCGTCGCAGTGCTTTGATTTGAGCTTTTCGGCCCACCTCTTTAGCACGATTAAATTTATCGATAGGTAACTGTTCTTGTATGTCTTCGTGAAGATCGTACAGATCCTCTAGGTATTGTTCTACTAACTTCCAACGGTCCATTATCGCGAGGTTGTTACCTTGTAATTATACGTCGAATCGTTCGTGAAGGTGATCTCGATGACCACTTTCTTCGGCTTGAGTTTCTGTTGTTCCCAGATGACGGAGCCCGGTATAATAACCAGGTCCTCCTTCTTTTCTTGACGAAGCATGGGCATGTAGGACGTATCTTCTTGAGAGCATCCTACGAACAGCAGTGCTAGTATTACTAGTAATTTCCGCATTTGTATTTGAAATACTGGTGAGGAGTAATTTTCGGAGGGATACTTTTAGGTATAGGTAGAGTAGCCATAAAGACGTTGACTACGTAGTCAATCTTCCTCAGGGTTATGTTCGGCTTGAGCAGCTCAATACAACGTGTTGCATCCGATATCACTGCAGCTGGGTCAGTGAATATCTTGAATGCATCTAGCCGTTGGATAGGCGCTCGCTTCGATACTATAGACGCTTGCCAATACAGGTCTTTAGGCACGTGCTCTTGGCGAAGCATTGAAAAAGCCTCTTCGTCTGAGACGATAGAGGTGTAGAATGCGGACGAGGGGATATACAGATGAGCCTCCTTCTTAGAGAAAGCTTCAAGGATAGAGTCGAACACACGATCGCGCGATTCACGATCTTCGAAACGAATAGAGCGCATCACTCCCTTAGGAGTAAGGCACCCAATCGCTGGATGACTCTTTAGTGGTCGCTTGACCAGAAAGTCGTCATCCTTGTGCACTCGTATTACGCCTTCGAGCTGAGTAACAACTATGTTACCAGATTTCAGGCCGTAAGTGTGAGGGAATATGATTAACATATGAACGTATGATCTAAGATTAACTCGCAATACTGCGAGAAACCTACAAGGATAGTTAGACGTTTCTTTAGAGTTACGCGGTTCACTAAGACTTCGTAGACTTCTTCGTCCTCTACAAAAATAGCTTGTACTACGCCCTTACAATGCTCTCCGACAATAGTAGCCTTGTTTAAGACTAAGTTGTGCAGAACAGTTGTTACGTAGTATTCTGACGCTGGGAGAGTATCGAGAAGGCGTGTTTCTTTTTCGAACGAGAGCTTGAATGCTCCAGTCAGATAGAAGTCTTTGGGCAGGATTAGTATGCCACGCAGTCCTAACTTAGGTAGATACACGATATTTTGTGCTTCTTTGACGTAAGTCGCAAAGTGTTCGTGCGACTTAGGCAGGTGTGTAGGATGTACGTACGGATGTGGAAATGGTCCCAACTTAAAAGCTGGAAACGATATTGGAAGATGGAATGTTATCTTGTCTACTGCATCGTGGACAAGGTAAGCTTCGCATCCTACCACACCCTTATTTACGTCGAACGAGACAGGGTGAAAGTCTAGTGCAAAACTTACCTTATCCCCGACTCTGTAGTGTTTACGCAACTTTCCTCAAGTTTGGTGTAGCGCGATACTTGTAGAACTTCTCTTTCCACTTCTGTACAGAAGTTTGCGGAGAGAATGTTCCCCACACCTCAGCCAGAGTGGCACTTCCCTTCTTCGTGAGTTCAGCCAAAGCGGCGTGATTTATCACTAAATCCGAATTCTTTTCAATCCAAGCTGCGAGAGCCGTGATTGTGTGCGGTTTGAGTAGGGAAAGCTCGATCAAGTTGTGCGCTCGGCCCGGACGACGAAGTGCTGGATCGATCTCAGCAATCGGCTTATTCATAGCAGCGATGGTAGATGTTTTGATGCCCTCGATCTTGAGCCCATCCATGAGCTCGAGAAGTGTAGTCAGCACACCGGACTCTGCAACACTTTGGCCCTCGTCAACATAGAAGACAACCGTCTCTACGCCAACAGCCTTCTGCTGCTCCAAGAAAGAATGCAGAGAACTGCGACCGGCTGGAGAAGTGAGTAATTTTATGGCCGAGTAGTCGAGCTTTACGATAGACTGCTTAGGGTCTTTCGAAACGCTGGCCAGAATATTGCTGATGAGGGAGGTCTTCCCTGTTCCAGTTGTCCCGACCATGAGCACGTTGCGTCCAGACACCAGTTCGTCGGCAAAGTACTCTTGCACTTTTCCAACAGGAATGGAATAGGCCTCGTCGCCCAACTTGATCGAGATTGGGTTAAACGACAGACTTGCGAGCGTGCTATCCATCTCCGAATACGTGTACGACGTACGTTGGAAGGAGAGCCGCCCACCGATCTCGTAGAGCTCAAAGATGTTGAGCCTGTTCGGACCACGACCACTGTCCACTGACGTGACTTCCGCAAGATCGACGCACTCCTTTATCAGGTCAAGTAGCGACGCTTGACACACTTCTTCACACTCTTTGTGTGGGAGTAAGAGTCGAATGTTATCTGTCAGCGAGATTCTGTCGTCCTTCACCCACTCTGCGACATCAAATTTCTCTGAGGTCAGCTTAGCACTTTTGTAGTCCATAGCATTCAAGATGATAGCGTGGGTAACGCCATCTTCTATTACAGAATAGATTTGCCGGTCCTCAAAGTCTCCACTCGAAATTCTGAGGAGATCAACTATGCCAAGCCTGTTTTTGAGTAGTTCGACAAAGTAATTCGTCGCTACAAGCTTCTTAAAGTTGATGGTAGTGTACGACCGCGTGCCCATGACTTCTTGGGCGACATCGATGTCCTTCTCTCCAATGGTCTTCACTTTTTCCACTGCTTTCGAAATTGTACTTGCTGTAGCGGCCTCGCTTTTCGTTTGTGCGTCGAGACTCTTCGAGAAAAGATCTTTGAGAATTGAGATCAGATACCCCAACACAAGCAGGATACCTACAATGGATACGACATCAAATAAAGTCATAATTTAGTTTGAAAATTGCGCTGCCCTTACTCTAGTCGCTACCACAAAAGTCTTTCGCGTGGGTCCAGCCACGATACTCGTCTTTAAGGTCCTCCCGGGAGTGCTTCTAGAGCAGGGCGAGCGCAGGTTCACCGCTTAATCAACTACTCAGGGAGCGCGGCTAGCTCCCTGAGCTTGAGTTTTGTTTCGTGTATTCTCTTCCTGTAGTGCGGATCTTCAGCATACTTTACCTTGATGAGCATGTCGATATAATCATCTTCACTCTTCACCCAAGGATTCTGCTTAAGCCGCATTCGCTGCCAGTCTCGGTAATCGAGTACAGAACTTTTGAAGTCTCTGTACTTTGCGTGTCCCCGATGCGCACCTTGATGGTACTTTCTCGAGTTTACCTTCATACCGAACCTGTTGTGATTCTCGCGATATACTGGCGATTTAAACCAGTTGGTTTCGTGTACTTCTTGGGCCATCACAACCCAAGGATATTTGAGACTGAACGGAGGGCTCTCGAGAATTTTGATGTGCTCGAGTACCACGTTTCTATTGTCTAACGGGCGTTCTAACTCCTTGACAGTGTCAAGCCTAGCGTAGTTGTCGTGAATAAACGCTAAGAGCGCTCCTACGATAACAACTAACTGGAGTAGCCCCCATACTAGTCTAAGCAGGCATGAACCCATGAGGCGTCGCCTTTAGCCTGCCCTGCTCCAGTAATGTCACGACGTCTTCGAGCACTGCTAAGCACTCTTTAAACACCACGTTTAGATTGTGCGCAGTGAGATCAGATGGCACAGTCCACGAGTTCACTCCAAGTTCAAACATCCCGGCATTTACAGAGACTTCTGTAGGCGGAGTTAAGTTGAACCGAGTAAGGGACCATGCAGCCTTAGTCCGATTCTTATCGAGGTGCTTCACTATCTCCGCCCTTAAAGAAGGGTAGGTGTGTGAGTTCTCTAACTGAATGGCGCGAATACGCAGCAGCAGGGCTTTAGGCATCCGCCTCGATTTGCTCAAGTTGAACCGCACTTTCAGATCGTGATCCTGCGAAATGGTGAGACTGCACTTGCGGAATGTAGTCTTGATGCTCCTCATGGTATGTAGAGTTCATCGTCATCGAAATCGGGGATCTGCGGGATAACCTCGTCGCTATCGTCTTCGAAATCAGGAATCTCGGGAATAGCCAGCACGAACACTTTTGGTGTCGGTGCAGGCAAGTGCAGAACTTCTCCGCGTGCCTTACCCAGTTGTGCGAACAGGAGCTCGAGCTGGTGCGTCGTTGCGCGCGCACTGTAATCCTGGATTTGCGGGATTACGTTCATACCGCGACTTTTAATCGAGGCGGTTTCGAGCAGGGAGGTTAGTCCCCGGTAAGCCTCGGTGACGTCGCTGAAGGTGTAGCCAAACATTTCGAATTTTCCGGACGTAGCGACAAGTGAATCCTCTATGTACGCTCCGTAGTGGGAGTGCTGGACAGTTACGGTCGTGATTCCAGACAAAGATGCTACGGGCGTGTTCACCCGCGCTTCGATGAAAGTACTCATCTTCACATGTCTTGCGTAAGTGCGGAGATCCTCGCCCATTACGAGCAGAGTCGGAGATGCGTGGGACACACGAAGAGGTGCCCGTAGGATGAAATTCTCAGGGTTATACCCGTCGAATTTCTGCCCACGACGAGTGTGCAAACGGATATCCTGAAGTTGCTGTTGAGCGAAGTGCTGTTCGAAAGCCACGGGCACCCGCCATTCACTTTTAAAGACGTTACCCCGGTCAGGGTACACGATCTTTACGAAGCCCCGCAGCTCATTTTTCTGGACAGCGAGTCGAATCCACGTACCGCCAGTAGGGTCCCAGATTACGCCGCCTTGGAGCTCGTAGCCCTCCTTCGGAAGAAATACCGTTTTATGTTGCTCGGGCAAGTACTGCCTCAGAGCGTAGATGGCTGCAGCCAAGTTTTTATTTTCCATTGTTGAGATGTGTAGAACATTAAAAAAGAAAAGTCCCCGACTCTTTTGCCGAGGACTTTTGTGAGCTGGAGGGATTAGTTGGCTAGGATGGCCTCTTCTACGTTGGCCGCTACTTGCGGGGTTGCGACGTTGAGAAGCGTTTCAGCCACTTTCAGTGACTTCTCGAAACGGCTCTCGGCCAGCTGAGCGTCTTCGTTGAAGCGTTGGTTGGCGAGTTCCCGGTCTGCCTTCGCTTGCTCGGCTGCGTCGCGTACCAAGCTTGCTGCAATTTTCACGACTTCAGGGGTTGCTGGCACCTGGTCAGCGAGCTGCACGACGATTTCTCCTTTGGGCTCGGTCACTTCTTCTGCTGGAGCAGTCTCGAGGAGCTCATCGGCTGGCACTCCTTCTGCGATCGGCTGTTGGTTTTCGACCAGGGCCTCAGCAAGTGCGGTAACATCGATTGCCGGGGTGCCTTCTTCAGGAGCCGTTTCAGGTACAGCAGGAGCTTCTTCTTGGGCGATAACTTCGAAGCCCTCACCATTCCAGGTGGCCTCCATATTGCCAAAGCGGTTCGTGATTGCCAGGTTTGCAGCCTCACGTGTTTCCGGTGTCGAGGACAGCAATGCCGCGAGTTCAGCCGTGATGGCTGGGACATCCTTGTCGTCGGTCATATCGACCAGCAGTGCACCGGCTGTTTCGCCATAAGCAGCGTCCAGGATTTCAGCGATGTCAGCTTTCGCTGCAGCAATCGCAGCCTTGCCCAACTGAGCAGCCCATTTGGCCGCGTTCTTGACGGCCTTCTCGTCGGTGGATTCAGTGGCGACCCAGTTCTGGGCCACCGTCATCAAGCCTGCAAAATCCTCGGGGAGTCCTTCGACCGTCAAGGGTTTGCCGTCTTTCAGAACGAGTCCGAATTTGGTTTTGAGCTCGTCAGAGGTGAGGGATGTAGATGCTGCGTACTCTGCAGCGTTCGTGAGGAGAAATACGCCTGCAGGCGTGAGACCAAAACACTGTACTTTTTTCATGTTAAAAGAATGTGTTGTTAGATGATAATGCCTTGTGTTTACGTTAAACTTCCGCTCAAATCTCTTGGTGTCGATAGTTAAGTAGCCACCCACTACGTTGTTGTAGCGGAGAGCCTCTTGATTCGACGCCAAGGTAACATACTTTTTCCCTTGAGTTGCAAAATGACCTGAGCAGCAAGGGCCTGCCAGTATCATGTAGTTTGTTCTCGGTTTGACGCTCGTAAGGACAAAGAGTTTATTCTCGATCCTGAATCCTGGACGCATCTTTCCTTCGTTGAACGCATCCAGGTATGAATATAAAGGTATCATACGTTGTAGTACTTCCCGCCTGAGCTCTTACACAATTCTTCGAGCGCAGAGTTTGACCGCTCGATAGAGATTGCGTGGACGGGAGCGGTGGTCTTGACAGGCGTGATTCGATCTTGCCCATCATTAACGATAATGAGTTCGGGCTCAGAACCTAGAGGTATTTCGAAGGGACCCAACTTAGAGAGGGCTAGATCAGCTTGCGCAGAAACTATGCACTCACCAACTTGGGTTTCACCACCTCTGGGTTCCTTCCAATTCTTGTAAGTAAGGTTTGCCTCCTCAGCTGTTTCGATCTTCTGCCAGCCATCGATAGATTCCTCGAAAGTAGAGACGTAAACGATCGCCTCGCCTTTACGTACTTCTTCGAAAAGAGTGATGAGCATAGCGCGAACTATCCCCATCTTTTTGTAGGTGTTCATAGAACCGGAACGGTCGATGAGGAGTCCATAGACCTTCTTTTCACCCTCTTCAAGGCGGAATGTTTCGGAAACTTGGAAAGAGTGATCGCCCAAGCGTTGACGAAAGTCAGGCATCTTGAACTCGGTAGGATCGAGCAGGCTAATGTCGTCGAAAGATTCCATCTGACGAAAGTCGAACTCTGAACCTTCGTTCTTCACCTTCTTCTTAGAACGCCCTTTGAGAGCGAACTTAAGTTTTTTGAGAAGGGCTAGGCCGAGTAGGACGTGTAGATCGGTAGGATCGAGATCATTCGACATCAGTTTCTCTGACGTAGGTAAGTGGCCCCCACCGAAGTGATTACCTGACTCCTCGAGCTCGGACATAGCTTCAGAGATCTCGTTGATCTCTTGCATCGTTTGCTCGAGTATTTCGGCTTTCGACTCTTGAGAGCCCCATGGAGGTATCCATGGGTCTTTCGCTTTGTATAATTTCGCGAAAGCAGCTGCTTTCTCCTCTGGAGTCTTACCAGGAAGGTTATCGACGTTCAATCTGCCAAGTGCATTCTGGTAATTGAGTGCGTCGGCCAGCTCACCCGCCTTTATCTGAGAACCCGGCGTTAGTGCGAGCTCCTTATCCATGTTGGATAAGGTGAAGGTAGCCATGTCTGCTACACCCTGTACGAGAGGTTGCGGGACGTTGCGAACCTGCTCGGGAGCAGGGCGCACTTTAAACGGATTACTGCTGGTTATTTCCATAGAGGGTTTTCGCAAGGAAGTCAGACTCGAGCTTCTCCAGCTGTTGCCGGAGTTCAACAAGGATAGTCGTCATCTGTTGATCTAGCTTGGGCGAATAACGCGTGAGCTCATCGATAACCATTTTCAGGTCACCGGCAGACGCCTTGCGCACATTCTTATGGAGGATTTTCGCCTCTTTTTCCCATGCGAGCTGATGCTCGAGCTGCTCCTTACGAGCGTCCATCATCTTAAACTCAGAGTAGAGCCCCTTGTCGATCCCTTTCAGGTTCTGAAGCGATTCGATCGGCTTGAGTGTTGGGTCAGTAGACGGCGTAAGGTAGGCTCTCGCAGCTATTACTGCCGTGCGGGGCGATATTGTTTTTCCTTGAGTATGCGCATACTCCATCATCTCGCAGAAGGTGTCCGACCTAGTCTTGAGTACCTTCTCGACGAGATCCGCATAGGCGCTAGATGAGTGATCGTTCCAGGAAACCTCTTGCTGAAACGGAAAGCGCTCGGAGAAAGCCTCGAACACAGCTTTACGCGTGTCGTCAGCAGCTGCTATCCACTCTTCGGGCACAATGTTGGTGCACGCGATGATGTATTTGCATTGCGACTTGTAACATACGTTACCTTCGACGCAATACTCGCCAGACATAAGAATATCGATGAGCACTGCGAGTACGTGAGGAGGAGCGTTGAACATCTCCTCAAAAATTGCGACGGGATGGCTGATGAAGCTGGAGTCAATGTTCATCGTTATTTTCCCTTCGTCGAGGTCTTTCAGCTTCATCATGCCGATGAGAGACTGGATCGATGTGCCAGCCGAAAACTGGTGTTTTTTCGGGGAAGGGTGGCCCATGACTTCGAGGAAGCCTTTAGCCACTTGAGACTTAGCGTAACCTGGAGGCCCGTAGAGAATCACGTTAGAGAGAACTCCCGCCTGGGAGAGCTCGTAGGTACGGTAAAGAAGCGCGATGGTGCGCTCCATTTGGACGAGGTGAGAAAGCTCACTTTTTACTGCCGATAATGTCATCAGCTATTTTTTTACGTTGATAAAGATATCCGAGCAACGCACTGTTAACCGCGATGTGCAGCTTGCGATGCGAAACTCTCATTTGAATTGTATGATAACTCATTTTGCCTGCGTAGAAGATCGGGAGAGTGCCGCTCATGACGACAACGTGTTCCCCATCCTTGTGGTAGTACCACGTCTCACACTTCTCGCGGTCTGCGAGAGACTGGAAGAGCTGATACTTGGTAATATGCGTCGGATCGGGCATCCACCTTGTAAGTTCGAGCAGCCGTACTTGCCGTCTCGTGAGAAGTGTGGTAGCTATGAAAGCTTTAAACTTTTCTTCCATTGGTAGAGCTAATTATGAATGCACGCTGTTTGAGATAGGCGAGAATAGCCTGGTTGACGGCAACGTGCTTTATAGAATGGAAACGCTTAACTTCGATAGGAAAGTGCGTCGTTCTTCCGTTAAAGAAGACAGATACGACACCCTCCATCGAGAAGACATGTTCGCTAAAAAATTCGGAGTAGTGGTAGCTCCAACGTACTTTCTCGAGATCTCCTAATACTTGGAGAAACTGGAGCTTGGTTAGGAGCGACGGATCGCGTGACCACTTAGTATCGCTGAGATAGCGTAAGTGGACTTTGGATAAGCGCGTTTGTACTAGATGTTTCAATGTTTCATAGAAAAAAGCTAGGGCAATCCTTTTGGACGCCCTAGCCTGATGTTACTTTAATAGATTCCGGATTTCACGCATCATCCGGTCATCGACCTCGTGCGCGTTGATTGTTTTGTAGGGAGCCTTCTCTATTGTTCTTCCGACTCTCCACGTCAGAGCAATCAGCCCTATGTGGAACAGGATAAGGAAAACAGATATTGCTCCAGCGAGGGCCCGGCTAATCCGCATAGACAAAAGCTTTTCCCTGATAGGTAGGGCGGGCTGAGAGTTGAAGCTCATTACTGAGCCGCACTTTAACGAAGTTCCCATTGTTGGTCGTAATTAAGTCGTTAGTAGTAAGCCTACAGGGTGCGAGAAACACAATTTTAGACGGCGTGAGTTCCCCGTTTTCATCTTGAGCCACCAGGACACCTTCATATAAGAAGTAATGGCCTACTTCGGTGGGACACACCACTTGGCGCACACGGCGCAGTTCGTATTCACCGTCAGGTCGTAGCTCGGTAGACTCGAAACAATTGCTCCACATAGAAACGGAATCTCCGAGAGGCTGCGGGTCGACCGCTACTGCGATGGTGAAAGTAGAGTCGGTATCCACGTTCTCCGCACTAGGCGGGATAACGTTTACGCGTGAGAGATTGTCCCTTTGACAGGAGATCAGTGCAAGTGCGAGCAGGGCAAAAAGAATAATGTTCTTCATGTTGTGTGGAAGAATTTAGAAATGTGTGAATAATCAATCTGTTGTAGTGTACGAACGGTTGATGGCTGGCTTTGCTGTAGTAGCGATCCCGGCTTCAACTACTCGTGTGTTGTTAAGTTTCTTGGTGGGTTTGGGTAACTTACCACTATCGTATTTGGCGAGACCGTGCGTTTCGATCACGCCAATAAGCGTAAGGTGATATTCGCGATCTGTCGCGTAAGTTGCGTCGCGCAGTCCAACGGCCCATTTACGATAGTTTTTACCGTATGTGAAGCACTTTTTGTACCGTTTGTTATTGACGAGAAGTTGCGAGTGTGCCCTCCATGACTCCCAAGCAGAGGAAAATTTGCGGAAGAAATCCTTGTGGCTGTCGTCGCTGTGATTCGTACAATGCCCCACTCGACAGTTTTTCTTGTGGCATTTGATGCCAAAGTGATTGTTATTTTGTACCGCCAACTTAGACGTACCATAACGCGACTCGACCAAGCCTTGTGCAAGGCTAATAGACGCGGGAATACCGTACTTCTCCATTTCGCTAATGGCGAGTGGTGCGTATCGTTTGATGTACTCTTGTGTAGACGTAGTTTTACCTACGTAGACAGGAGCCGTGTCCGAAACTGGAGCCGGTTTGGCTTTGAGTTTCTTAACGGGCTTCACACGCTCTTTAGGTGGAGGTGGGGGAGTCTCCTCTTCGAGAACAGGCGCAATCGTGACTGGTGCTGGATCATCGTAAGGCTGTACGACACATTGAACAGGGTAGCTATTCGCTATCCCCGTGATTTTGTTTTCTTCGAGCGAGTTGCGGAATGCCCATATGCAGACCGAGATTACAAGAAGTGAGAAAAATGAGAAGTGTAGGGTGGTCACCGGCCGTTTCATGAACGAAGTGAAGGCCGTTTTGAAGGCGGCAACTTTAAGGTTAACACCTTCGACGATTAATTGATTTGGTGTCGGCATGACGAATGCTTTTGTTTGTTAAGAAAATCTGGCCCCTCTCTAGAGCGAGATAGGGAGGTTTAGGCCAGGTGTGTGCTGTGTGAGACCCCCCGTTCTTTAACGAAGAATCTCACTACTCGCTCGACTTCTAATTAAAATATTAGTTTCGAGGCGGACTCAACGGGTTGTCTCCGAAGATGACTTCCCACGCTTCCGCAAGTTTCTGTAGCTTGGCCTGCACCCCTTCAGGTGGGCCGTAGACGATCTGCCCAAGTTTCTCTTTGAGCAGTGTGGATGGGGTGATAGCCTTTCGAACTTTCACTAAAGACCCAAGAATGAGTCCTAAGATGAAAGCAAGAACGGCGAAACCCCCTGCGTAGATTGGTTCCACTTTACAAGAGCGTTATACTCTGCTTGTGTTATTACGATGGACGCAGAATAGACGAACCTATCTTTGTCGAGGTCGTAATACATTAGCGAGAGTTGTGTGCGAATACCCATTATGTTTACGGGTAACGCAGCGTGACCACCAAGATCACGTTCGCGTACTACCTCGATAAACCCAAAGGGCGTGTAGACGAGTATCAGGGTCCCCATCTGGAATTGAATAAGGTAAGCAAGTATGCACGTGCCTTATCAACTTGTGTCTTAGCACGTGCGGCCTTCCAGGCTGTGATGGGGGCGGGTTCATCTGCGAAATACAGGAGATAAGAGTCTCCGTAAATGAGATGGATACCGTAATTCGGCATATCGACCTCTAGAACGATATGTTCGTTGATCGATACTATTCTGTAGTAGAAGTTAGAGTCTAGCCCCCATACTTGGCGACCAAACTGCAACTTTTGTTCGAAACGTGTCGGAGAGCCCACCACAAATGTGTTGAGCTCGCCGGGCAGCGAGATGTTTAGTGTCGAATCAACTAGTCGAAACTGCGTATAGCAGACCGACGATTCGCACTTAGTTAACTTTAGAGTGTCCTGTGCTCCGAGCTGGAAGCTCAGGAGTAGGAGTAGGATCGTGTTTTTCATAGTAAAGGCTGAGCACTAAAATTGTTAAGACGATTAACAGGATTTTAAGGAAGATGAACTTACGCTCATCTTCCATTATCTGGTAGCGCTCTTTCTCGCCCCGTGAAGAGCGTGAAATGAGTGACGACATCTCTTCGTGCTGACGCTTCAGATCAAAGAGCCCGAATCCCGTAAGGAATTTGATGGCCCAGATTGTAGCATAGGCAGCGAAGAACAACAGTATTACTTCCCTAGCGGTCTCCAGCATATGCGTTAGAGATGCAGTAAAGGTAGCAAAGGATGAATACTAAGACGAGTAGAGGATTGTTCGCAATGAGTACTAAGAGCTCCCATACTCTGGAAGCTATGAAGCACATAACGAGTAGTCCGCCGATAACGATCACCCATCGCATAGGATAGCTTTTGCGGCGTTGAGCGCGCCGTATCCACGTGTAAGAAGCTCAGACTTAGGCATGAACTTGCCCATCTCTGTGTAGAACTCTCGATGATTATCGAAGAGTGCTGTGAGGTAGAGCACCCCATACACATCCGCCTCGATAAGATGACGCGAGAGTTTGCGAGCTAGGCGGAGGATGGCCTGCTCTTTCGTTTCGGCATCTACGACGACATAGGTGCCCATCAGAAGTATCTGCATAGCGTCAAGTACTTGCGGGTGAAGAAATAGAATACTCGGCCGCGAAGTTCGTAGACGAAATAATCCTCGTCTTTGAACATGATGTCTGACGGTGTTACACGGTCCAACTTCACACGTTTGCCTTGTGGTGGCAGCGTATAAAGCGTAGATGTCGTAGAGTCGTACTGGAATGCCGTGGTGTACGCTGGGTACACCTTGTAGAACACACCATCGTGCGAGGACGTACCAAAGTGGTAAGTCTGGCTACAGAGGGTTGTCGCAAAAAGCAGGAGCGCAAACACGACTCCGCACTTAGGGCACGGAATCACTGTGTTGTTAGTCACAAGTAACCCGTCACCGTCAGGCGAACCACAAACCTCGCATGGTGCAGGGAGCTGCTCTTTTTCTAACTCCTCTGCTGGAGTGGTTGTGAGTGGGTCGGATTTCTCGAAAGAGTCCTCCCAAAATGCTATGATCCTGCTCATAGCTCTGAAATTGGAATACTTTCGAAGATCGTACGGTGGTACACCGTTTGTTGCTCGTCCTGCGGAATCAGGGCGGTAGTGACGTGACCATCAAAGTCATTGAGGTCACGATCGATCGGTGCGCCATGTGAAGCCGCAATGGTAGCAGCCTGAATGGCGTTGGCTTGCTGGATAGAGGGGATCTCTTGCGAGACTTCTACCTCTCCAGTTGCAAGGTCGGCCTTGACTATGACCGCCTTGGGCTTTGACGAGAAGAATTCGAACATAATCTAAAAATTTTTGAGGAACCTGCCATCATCAGTGCGAGTAGGTAATCTCTCGCAGACGTCTTACGACGTTTCGGCTAAAATTCGGGCAAGCTGGCGGATTGACTTACTTGTGGCCCTCCCCGATCTTACGACGGGGGAGGGCGCTAACCAATAACGTATGTCTTTAAAAAAGCTCTCACCACCCCTCGTTTGGAGCGACGAGAGCTAATCTCATGAATTGTGTGGACAGCAGGGGGAATCGACCCCCTTCGCACTTATGCACTGTTCTTTCTCTCGTTAGAGAGCATGACTAGTGCGAACAGGCCACGGTTTAGACCCTTAAGCTAAGAGAGCCATCACGGCGTTGTACTGCGACATGTTAGTGATGAAAAAATGAAGGTTTCAGTATATACGCCTACAACTTAGATGTTTATTTCTTGATTTCGATAAGTGGGTAGAGTCCCTGTAACTCGCGGGAGGGCTCTTCGGCCCACCGTGCAATGATTGCTCCATTGGGCAACCGCTCGGTAGCTACGACGTGGTCGGGGTGATAACCCAGCTCACGGATCTTGAGACAGAAGTGCCCAAACGCCTCTTTAGACGTTTCTATTGGGGCATTCAACTCGTGGAGTTTTCCGAGTAAGTCTTCGCAGCTTACTGCGGGTGAGCTCCTAAGGTAGTCCTCTAAGCCAGAGTAGTTCTCCGCAGAGACGATCTTATACTCGTAGCCTGTGAAGTAAATGAACCGGAAGATCTCACGAGCATTGTTGAAGAATAGTGGTGTGTACATTACCAAATACGTTAGTGGTTAGAAAAAAGGGTACTCACGCAAATGCGCTTTCCCCCGTTGTTGTTTATGCTATCAATATTTTGACCAACCTTTCGGGGTTAGTCGCGTGTTCTTGTGGAAAGTCTTTTGGGAGCGCAGCGAGGAATTCAGGATAGACGCCTGCCTGCGCTCCGACTTCTACCCATGTTGTAAAGTCTTTTTCGAAAAAGACCCCCTTACCGAGAAACGCGTTGAAGGCCTCTATTGCGATGTTGGGGCTTTGTACAGAAACAACAGCAATTGCTTCGCCGTTTAGGATAAAGCTGTTACATTGAGCCTTTGTGCACGCTAAGTACAGGTGCGCGTCTGTGTACTTACCATCGACCTTGCGATGGTCAATGTGTGTTCTGATGTGCATTACCATTGTCCTATTATTTATGAGTTTAGCTATATTATGCGGGTATGGGGGCAAGGTGTGTTTATACTTTTATTGCGTTTAATGTTTCCAGTACTTCGGCTATTGTAGCCGGTTTTGCGTTGCGCAATAGCAACCAAGGTTTTGCGTTTGTACCTTCGCCGATTGTCCCACCTTGCGCGGTGAAACTTTTATTTCCCATCGTGAACGCAACTAAATCGCAAGCGTGCAACTTTGTGGAAAACTCTTTTTCGGCCACAACGATTTTGCAATCAAATTTGATTGCATACGTGCCGTTTGCATAGTCGCCGTTTGATCCTTCGGTCATCTTCGCAATGGGATTAAGTGCAATTGCGCTCAAAATCTCTACTTCGCGGGTTTGACCTTCAGCGAACAAAGCAGCAAGTTCGGCAGAATACGCGCCAATGGCGCGGGACTTCGGATTGACTACCAACCCATCTGCCAAAAGGCCGATAATTGAATGACCAAAACTACCCAGTTGAATATTCATATGTGTGTATTTAATAAGATGTTAAAAAGTTTGTGAAAACTCTAAACACCCCTACCCCCATTTGTTCCGCAAAAGCGATAGCGGGGTATGCAGTTGGGGGCCATAATATTTATCGCACACACAATTTAGGCCAGCATATTTATCGCGCGCATAAACTATCAACAATTAACACATAAAAAATATTATTTGCTAGTTACGAAAAACGCAGAAAAAGGCACCCTACCCCCTCTTTTTGCGCAGAAAAGGGCACCCCGGCTCTCTTTTTTAAGTACCTACTCCTCTAATCGAATACACACTAAAAATATTTTAAAAATAGTTGCTCTAAAATGCTAGCGTTTAATTTCCTTTTTATTATCTTTGCACCAGTTAAAGTCCCCACTCTATTAGCATACGAGTGCACGGCCCAGAGAAGGTAATCCGAGGTATGGGTCCAGAAGTCGGTTTAGTAGTTCTAAATAGGAACGAGGTTTTCACCGATAGGGCAAAAATGGTTAGTCAAGCAGCTTCTAGTGTTCGTACTGTTTTGCTATCGTTATCAGGGCTCCATATACAAGTGATAACGAAGTACGTAAGGTGTCTCTCACTGCTAGAAGTCAAGTGCCTAACTCAAGTTACTTTAGCGCCCAAAAATCGCTAGGGGGCTTGCTATATCGTTTTCTAAACTAGCGTCCTACGGACGGAGGCGCTTCCGCCTAAATGGGGTGTCTTAAATTATTTTCCTTAAAAAGCGCGCAAATGCTACTACTTCTAATTTCTTTTACGTATCTTTGAGGAGCGTTAAACGAATACGTACATTCTAAGTCTCTACGAAAAGCTCTCGTCTTCTTTCTCTACCTCTAATGTCTCTAACGTTTCCTACACTTTCTCCTAAAGAGTTTATGACGCTGTTCCTCAGGACTCTCTCGTCTCTACGTAAAGAGAAGCTGTCTCCGCAAGAGTTAGACATGCTCGTGGCTTTCTCGCTTCTTCCTCACAAGTTTACGTCTTTTCCGTTCTCTACTGTCGGCAAGAAGAAAGTAGCTAAGCAGCTAAAGATTTCTAATCAGGCTCTTCATGCGCGCATCTATTCTCTTCTCAAGAAAGGGTATCTACGTAAGGATGAAGATGGTGTAGTGCTGCTACCAGCGTTCATACATCAGACCCTTACCTCTTTCTTGAAAGGGTCGTACGCACTAAACATTTCGTTTACTCTTGATAACTCAAAAGACTACTCGTCTCTTACACGAGACTTCCCAGCTGACTAGCATTCCTTACCATATTATCGAACACGTGATTCACCACCAGTTCTTTTGGATTGCTACTCAGCTATCTCTTCCCACCTCTCCGCACTTCAAAGTCTACCGGCTAGGCTCGTTTCATCTGCCTAAGGCCGCGCTCATCCACAGACTTCGAAAGTCGCTCCTCATACTTAAACGCAAAGCTTCCACTCCTTCTTACGAGGCTTTTATCAGAAAGTTCATCTCTACAACTTGACCACTTCGACATGAAGCAAAAAACTTTTCAGACACAGCCCAAATCCGCTATTGATCCACTGCAACTCCAGCTGCTACAGCACAATGTGCACCTCGATACGCTAAAGGTACTTACAAGCGTACTACAAGCATCTACGCCTAATACCCTTCTTCACGACACTACTTCTACTCTCATTCTTCAATTCTTAGAACCGTTCAAACATGGAAATAGCGAACCTATCACTGATGGGGAATCGAGTGCTGATTAAGCTCGACGAACACCCAGATCACACCGTCACTTCTACAGGTATAATTGTGCCTGACTTCACTCCGTCCTACACTGACTCAGGTCGACCAAAAGACGAGCTCTCTAAGCTTAAGCACCTTTTTAAGGGTACTGTCCTCGCTCTCTCGCCCATCGCCGCCCAGAAGCTCGCTGAAGAGTCTACGCCTCTGTCACCTTCCGACAGAGTCTACATTTCACAACAAGCTTTCTCAGACTCGTACCAGTTTTTTCTGAATCGTGATGCTATCACTCTTCCTTTCGAAGGTCTCATCGCAATACCTCACTCTCTAATCGAAGCTAAAATCAATGGCTAAAACTATCACTTCACTCACTAAGGAACTCTCGACAGCTCAAAAAGAGCTTTCCACCCTTTCTCTTCAGATCTCTACTCTCTCTACTGAGAAAGAGCAACTCACCGCCGTACTCCAAGAACGTCAGCGTTTGCTCGAGTACGTAGCATCTATTCTTCTCGAGATTCAGACTAACCTCGAAAAGTATCCAGCTCTCTTAAACATTCCGTCTAAAATCAAGATCTTCTGGGTAATCTCTAATCTTGGCTCAATCATTTCTTTCCTTACTTTCCTCATTTCCAAGATCAAAGAGTTCGCAACAAACATCAAGTTTAATAAGGATGCTCCTGCTCAATAACTTTGATCCGTCACAAGACTTTTGGCTCTCTAATCCGCAAGCTCAAATCATCTTCGCTGACTACGTCAACACTCCTTCGTCACACATGTGGGCGGCTCTGCTCTATGCTCATCCAGAGTCAAAGCTGTTTAACGAGTCGCCCACGTCTCGACGTCTACTCATCATCGAAGACTATTTAAAAGACCCCTCTTTCGATTGAGACTCTCTTCTTCCACTCATCGAAGCTATCAAAAGGCTAGCTCTTTCTAAGCCTCAACAGCTTCTTCTCAACTGGGAGAAGCGTATGTACGAACGAGAAGCTTTCATGGATTCGACCTCCTACTCTCAAGAGACGTATCAGATGAAAGAGCAGATGGCTAAGGAGACTCCTAAGATGTGGCAATCTTTTTTCCAGATACAAGATCTCCTCTCGAAAGAGAAGGCGTCCGTCACTGAAGGAGATATCGAAGAATCGCTCTCTGAAAAAGGCTTAATCTAACGCACATGAAACGTCACTATTCTTCGAAACTAGACAAAGATGAAGCTCTAGCTTCGTACTCTCCACCACCCTTACCAAAGTCTCCGACTCCTCCAGCAAAAGATTCTTCTCCTACACTTTGGCAAAAGCTAAAAAGGGTCGTATCTTTATAACATCAACCGGGGATGAACCAGGCTCGACTAGTTAGCTAGTATCTTTTAATCGACAATTACCACTTCACTCTTGGCCTCGACATAGATCAAGATCTGCTTCTCTCTGTAGCGGATGAAACAACAGAGACAGTACCGTCCACATTACAAGAAGTTTTAGTTTAATCACCACTCACACGCTTACCCACACGCTAGTAAACTAGCCTACTAACTAGGACGCGGGGGCAGTGCCCGCCATCTCCAAGCGCCTATGCGAATTAAAGAAAAAGTTTGTTCTAATTGTCTTCAAACTTTCAAACCAACGTCGCGGCATCGACTCTGTCCTAAATGCAGAAACTCTCTCTGCAGGAAGGAATGCCAAAATTGCGGACGACCTATTCAGTGTAAGTCAAAATATTGCGTACTATGTTCTAACAAATTAGAGCCGCGCAATACTTCACCACTAAAGATCAGAGCCGCAAACCACGCTTTGAATAAAGCCCGTTCTCGTCACCACGTAGTAGACATAACTGCTGACTATCTAATAGAATTATTAGAACACCAACAGTCTAGGTGTGCTTATACAGGTTTACCGATGTACTTACCTACATCTACTAAGTCTTGTGAAGATAAACGGTTATGCGCATCTTTGGACCGAATCGACTCCACCCTACCATACACAAAAGGTAACGTACAATGAGTAGTCGTACCAATTAATCTAATGAAAAATACTATGTCTGACCAAGACACTCGTGAATTTATTTCGTGGCTCAAGAATTCTTAGTGCCCGCCATCTCCACCATGACACGACTCGACGCAAATCTCGCAATTATCGACATCATCGCTTCTTACGCTAAGGCCTATCCGACTCTCAGATTCGGACAGATCCTTACTAATCTTGACGTAGCGACACATCGCACATCTGACCACGGCTACCTCGACATTTTCAACGAAGAGCCTCAGTCAACACTTCAAAGAGTTACTGATAGTTTGCCGAGGATTGACTAGTGATCGCCTCGAACGCCCGTCCAAGGGACGCTGCCTATCCTAGGCTCACGTTTAAACGAACTAAGGATGACGCTAGGAAAGACTAGATCTACGGAGAGATGGCAGAGCGGTTTAATGCACTAGTCTTGAAAACTAGCGGTCTCACGATCCCCGAGTTCGAATCTCGGTCTCTCCGCATCACCTGTGTTGGTGCTAAACAGTGTGGTTTAAGTTGTAAAAACTTACCACACACCTACTCTAGTGGCGGAATCGGTAGACGCTATACTAAGCAGCTGAAGCTAGGCAATTCAGCAGTACAGGTTCGAACCCTGTCTAGAGCACCCTCTCGAGGTATAGTATGTGGTGTACGATGCACGTTCGAATATCCGCGCGGTCACTTCGGAAAGAGTAAGTTTAATTCTTATCATACTAACTATGGATAAAATATACCAATTCTTAGGTGAGTTTGATTCTTCTAAATTAGAAGAGCTTACCGTTCAAGATCCTGATTGGGTTCTTGCACACTTTAAACATGACAATTGGGGTACTCTAACATCTAGAGAACACTATGAGCAATCTAAAAGATTAGATAAAGAGTTCAAAGAGTTAGAGGCTTCCCTAACATTCGGAAAGAAACCCACTTAATATGAAACACGTAGAATACCTTACTAAGGCAGAATTTTTAGAGCGTTTTGGTCATCTTTTGTCCGACGAAGAACTTAAGCCTCTAAACTTGAATCCAGAAGATTTAGACCCTTACAGAATACACTTTATTCCTAAGACTGAGCTAGAACTTCGTCTTAAGAAGTACCCACGAGTTCCTGCTGAATGTTACGACAGCCCTCACACACTAGAAAATGAAGACTTACAAAGTAAAAGTACGTAAGGGTTACTTAGGTGACTTTGCCCGCGAATGGTGGACTGATGAAGACCACGTTACATGGGATAAACATGTGGAGCAGTTAAAAGCTGACGGTACTTTTGGCGAAGAATCTACAGTAGAAATCTCTCTAATACATAATCCTAAACTTGACGCTTGTCAACTATACTCTCCACTTCAAAGTGCTCGATTTGATTTTCTAGATTTTTCTAAACCACTACCTAATGAATAAAGATCTGATAGTTCAACAAGTAATCAATAAGTTTGAAACTCGTTCAGCATTAGGAATCGCTAAGTACGGCACTACGCTACACGACAATAATACAGATGATTTCCTTACCCATCTTCAGGAAGAACTGATGGACGCTACCCTTTATGTTGAGAAATTACGTCAGTCCCCCAAACAGCTTTTCATAAAGAACACGCTCGTCAAAGATTCGGAGGGAATAGTCCTTAGATGTATTGTCGCTGATCGTGAAACAGCTATCTTTGCTCCATATTCAGAGAATCCACAAGATGGTTCTTTCTACACTAATTATTCTGAGCTTTCAGCGTACTTTAACGATCCTTCTATACCTAACGATCTAATAATTATCTAGCATGGAACAACCACTACTTACACCGCTAACACTTGAGGTTAGCATCACTAATAAGCATGGCGATAAGATTCGTCACTATTACGAAGAAATGACTGATTCTAATGGCCACCCCATTGAGCTTCAGATAATGAATAATTTAGACTACATTTGTGAGTCCATAGCTCACTGGCTAAAATTAGATCGCATAGAATTCGAAACGCGCATTCCACCTAATGATAACGACGAGTACGTCGTCAACTACAAGAACGAAGACAGAAAGTTCCCTACAGAAACGGTTGTTTTTGCAGACAATCTTACTAACATTAGAGCTGGCATTATCAAAGGCACACCTTCTATCACAATTCGAAAAAGTTATGCTACGTAGATTTTCACAAGCTTAATTACTCGGGGGTGCTTCACTGTTGCAGAACAGGACTAGTCTTCAAAACTAGACGACTGGGGTCCAAACTCAGTTTATTCGGGTGCAAGTCCTGACACCCTCGCAAAATTCAACAACTATGAACTGTCTAGAATTCGCTCTTAACGAGTGGCAGAATAATCCTAACGTCATTATTCTTTACGATGCAGACCACGTAGTATGTATTACAGACAAGTGCTACGACCAAAACGGGCCTTGCGCATACTTCTTAGATCCTACGAAATATCTTCCACTTAAAGAATATGGTCTAAGACATCTACTCAGCTCTTTCGACTTAACTACACACTATTCGAACATTTTAAAAGCTTACCTAAATCAATAATCACTATGTCACACATGCTAATGGAATCTTCAGCCTCTCCTTGTCCTTGTGAAGAACGCGCTTCAACCGAACTTACTCGCTACACGATTCGTTTCTCTACTCAAGAGCCCGTTAACTTAACGACAATCCAACATCTAGTAGACACAGCTTTTCCTAACGCTCGCATAGATGCTCTCGAAATCAACCGATGGTAACAGCCAACCTATCGTTTCTAGACAACGAAGTACTGCTCTATCACTCGACACTCCAACTAGAGAGTGTGAAAGATGTCGACAAAGCGCTAGACGCAGAGCTCTCAAACTTAAAGATGGCGATATTCGCTCACATCTACAAAAACCGTCCTTCAGAGTGGCACGAACCAACGCCGCTTCCTAACACAAACTTACTCAATGACAAAGAAAGTTATTACAGGCCCATCACTCCAGACGTCACTACTTAATGGCGTAAATACTATTGCTAATGCAGTAGGATCAACTCTTGGCCCACTAGGCCGTAACGTAGTTATCGAAACTCCGTATGGCGCAACAACTGTTACTAAAGATGGTGTTACAGTTGCTCAACAAATTACTCTCGAAGATCCTCTCGAGAACTTAGCTGTTCAAATTATTAAGCAGGCATCAGAGCGCACAGCTTCTATAGCTGGCGACGGACCACAGCCCCTTTATTCGAAAGTTCTCACACCAACTGGGTGGACAACTCTAGGTGAACTAAAAGTTGGAGATACCATTTGTGGTACAAATGGTACTACACAAAAGGTCGTAGGCTTTTACCCTAAAGGACCCTTACCTTTATATAAGGTTATTTTTTCGGACGGAAGAACAGTTGAATGTTCGGAAGACCACTTGTGGACCGTGACCACTAATTACGGAAAACAAAAAACTCTGCCTCTAAGTGAGCTTATAAATCAAGGTTTGTCGTTAATTAACGACGACGGCCACAATAAGTACAAGTTTTTTGTTCAAACTACTGAAGTAGAATTTGATGAAAAACCCCTCCCCTTAGATCCTTACTTTCTAGGAGTATTGCTTGGAGATGGTTCCCTAAGTGGAAGTGGTGCAATTGAGCTCTCGTTAGGCCTCAAGAAGGCACACATACTACAAAAGCTTCTTTTGCCAGAAGGCATGAGTTTTACGATCGCTTTAGATGAATCTAAAAATTATATTAGAGTTAGATTTCAAGGTGCTGATAAAAATGGGAAAAATCTAAAAGACATTCTTTTAGATTTAAATTTGCTCGGAACACATAGCGCTACAAAATTTATTCCGGACCTATACCTCTATTCGAGCTTAAAATCTCGCGAAGCCCTTTTACAGGGTCTCGTAGACACTGATGGCCATGTTAATCTTCGTGGCAAATTCGAGTTTAGTACTATAAGCGACCAACTATCTGCCAACTTTCAAGATTTGGTACGCTCACTGGGCATTCAGACGCACTACACAAAGTTAGACCGAACATATTCTGGCGGATATTCTGTAAACCCAGTCCATCGGATAGTAGAATTAAAAGGGTACAAACACGGCATCAAAATAGTAGATGTTCAACCTCAAAACAGATTTGAGGAGATGGTCTGTATTAAAGTTTCAAACGATGACCATTTGTACATCACAGATGAATATGTCGTCACACATAATACAACTACTGCAACAGTACTCGCGCAAAAGCTTTATTCCGAAGCACTTAAACTAGTTAACTCGGGTGTCGCCCCTATCCACATCAAGAACGATTACGAAGCCTACTTAAAAGCTATCGCCCCTCTTATCGACGATAATACGCTCCAGATTACGACGCCTCAAGACACGTACCAGATCGCACTTATTTCTGCGAATAACGATCCGACTATTGCATCTCTTATTTCGACAGCTATCGAATACGTAGGCAAGGATGGCTCGATTACACTCGAAGAGTCTAAGACTGGCGAGTCGTATGTAGAGCTAGTAGACGGTACTTCTTTCGAGCGCCCTTACGCTTCTCCGTACTTCGTCACTAATCCGCCTAAAGGGACAGCTGAACTCACCAATCCGCTCATCTTTATTACGGATAAGAAACTTCGCTACAATCAAGAGCTTCTTCCCGTACTCAACTTAGCAGCCGATAACTCACGTCCACTAGTTATTATTGCAGACGATATCGAAGGTCAAGCTCTTCAGACGCTCGTCATCAACAAGCTTCGCGGTACTATCGAGGTGCTAGCTATCAGAGCTCCTTCGTACGGTGAGAACCGTCTCGAAGTACTTAAAGACCTCGCAGCCCTCACTTCAGCGAACCTTATTACAGAGCTCTCTGGAACACGTATCGAAGATGTTAAGCTCACTGATTTAGGTGAAGCGGCTAAAGTGATTTCTTCGCGTCACCAAACTATCATTGTTGATGGTGTTCAAGATCCCACCCAAATCGAAGCTCGTGCGAGTACAATCACACAGCTTCTCGCTCAACATCAGCCAGACTCATATTTCTATAAGCAGCTCTCTACTCGACTAGCTAAGCTCACTGCTAAGGTTGCAGTGCTCAATGTAGGAGCACCTACAGAAACCGAGCTTAAAGAGCGCAAAGCCCGTGTTGACGACGCACTTCGAGCTACTACAGCAGCTATTAAAACTGGTTTCGTAGTTGGTGGCGGTACGCTTCTCGCTAAGCTCTCGACTACCCTCCCTAACGATCTTTCGTCTAAAGCCTTCGCACTAGCTCTTCAAGAACCTCTTCGTCGAATAGCTGAAAATGCTGGACAATCTCCGTCTCTCGTCCTTTCAAAAGTACTTGAGAACCCTTCGATTTCATTCGGTTATAACGCTTTAACTGACTCCTATACAGATCTTATCGAAGACAAGGTTATCGATCCTGCACTCGTAGTGAAGCAAGCGCTACTCTCCGCAGTTTCAGCAGCAAACATGCTCATCCTATCTTCGACTGCAGTCTACAATGTAGATCGCACTCCTCCTTATTCTCCAGGCTCTCTAAATGATTTTGAATCGCACGAATCCTAACGACTTCATAGTCGAGATTCCGCAGCATCATCCGCTTTCTTCAGCATATTTATCGTTCTGACGCGAGCAAAAAAGACGTTCAATAGAAGGTTATTGGGTAGGTGGCATTTGAATGCCTCCTGCCCTTTACTATTATGCGAACTTCGGAACAATCAAGAAGAACCGCTCTAAGTATTCAGCTTCCTCCAAGATCTATGCGCGGCCTGACTTACGAGACATCGAATGGGATCTATTCTATCTCTATACAGAAGCGCGAGGATTCTCAGGATTTTCTCTCGACCCCGTCTACTCCTCTAACAAAGCTCTACTTGACGCAGAAGTAACTGACGATATTCTTCGACTTCACCTGCCATCTACACTCAAGGCTGACGGATCTCGCAAAACATTCGTTCCAGCTCGCGAGTATATGCGCGCTCTACACCCTACCCAACTAGGCGCACCTCTTTTCGAAAATGAAAAGCAGAACCTTCTTCTTCTCGGTACTCGAGATCTCGGCAAGTCGTATGCTGTAGGTGTAGGCATGGTTGGCCACATGTTCCTTTTCGATGGCGCAACTTCTTATTCAGAGTCTCGCGAAGAGCTCTCTCCAGCTGAAGTTCTTGTAGGAGCATCTGTTTCAGACAAATCTCGAGATCTACTTAAAAAAACAAAAGACTCGTTCGATTTCTTACCGGGCAAGCAAATCATCGCCTCACGCACTTACCCTTCTCCTTTCTCTAAACAGTACACAGGCTCGTGAGCAGTTAATGCTGATATCAAGGCCGAATATAAAAAGAAGTCTGATGGGCGATGGGAGACAGTGGGCTCCCGCTCTACGATTAAGCATCGCTCTTTCAACGAAAACCCGTTTGCTGCACAAGGTACTCGCCCTGACTTACTTGTCATCGAGGAAGCTGGTCTAGCTTCAGAGCTCAAAGACATCTTCGTGCACACTGTCGACACACTGCGTCGAGGTCTAACTAAGACTGGGACATTGCTTTGCTTGGGTTGTGTCGTAGCTGGCACTAAAGTTTGAACATCTAAAGGTAAACTTCTAAACGTCGAAGATCTTACCGTAGAAGATGGAATCTTAGGTTACTCTGGATCAGCAATTGTACCTCTACCAATCACTAACATTAACCCAATCGCAGTAAAACAGTGTGTCAGAATTACGACCGAAGGTAACAACGTTATCGAAGCCTCTATAGACCACCCATTTTTAGCCTCTTCTCGTAAAGAACGGCTTTCTAACACAACGTACAATTATAATTTCAAGCAAGCCGCTACACTAAACGTAGGTGATTACTTAGCGCTAGCTAACGAAATCCCGTTTTTTGGAGAAGTCGAGGAAAAAGACGCTTACTTAATAGGGCTGATGCTCGGTGACGGCTACTTTAAAGGCTCGTCAGTTTCGATCGATAACGACGAAGTCTACAACTTTATTTCGACTAACTACGAAACGTCTACACACAAAAGGTACGAAACTAAAAAAGGGACGCTGTACTACGAGCTCTACATAAAAGGGATTAGTCAAAAGCTAAAAACTCTAGGGCTAACGGATCTTACTAAAGAACAAAAAGATTTTCCGCTTACAGCACAAGAATTTTCGAAAGAGTCTTTAGCACTTCTGCTAGCAGGTTGCTTCGACTCAGATGGAAATGTCAATAGGTCTAAAAAGACAACACGTGTTGTTCTAACTAATATTTCGTTAAAACTACTTCAATCGGTTAAATGGGCCCTTTTAAAATTTGGCATCCATTCTTCGATCTACAAAGAGAAACGAAACACGAAGCCCCCTAAAGGCTACGAAAATCAGCTACCGCATATTTACAGACTCTACATTTCTAGAGACGCAGACGTCGCCACGTTTAAGCAGTACATTCCAATTAAGCATTCTAAAAAAGTCGAAACTCTAGGCCAATTTACTCCAGGTAATCGTCAAGTTGGAAAACACTTAGGAGTCTTCACACTTACAAACCGCCATGAAGACGAAACATTCTTAGCCGATAACTCGTCGATTTCTAACTTTAGATTCGTACGCGTGACTTCTGTCGAGGCAATTGGTGAAAAAGAAATCTACAACCTAACTGCAGGAGAATATCATAACTATCTAGCCAATGGCTTCATCACCCATAACACAGGTGGAGACATGCAGAAGGGCACGCTCGCAGCTTCCGAAATGTTTTACGAGCCCGAGAAATACGACTTCCTTTCTTTCGAAGATACTTACGAGTCTCGAGGCAAGATAGCATATTTTGTGCCCGCCTACTATTCTCTCGATAAGTTTCGAGACGATTGGGGTTACGTAGACATTCAAAAAGCTACAGAAAGCCTACTGCTTAAACGCAAGAAACTAGCTGGTGATTCTGGAGGTTCGTTCGCTCTCGACCAAGAGATGCAGTATCGTCCTCTCGTACCTTCCGAGATGTTTCTTTCGAAAGCAGCTAACATATTCCCGTTCGCAGAAATACGCCGCCGTCTCTCAGAACTACAGACTACGAAAGAATACGAAATGTACGAGCACAAGGTCAACCTATATTTTGACCCTTCTTCACAGTATAATGGTGTGTCGTACGCTATCGACCCCTCGCTAAATCCGATCACACGTTTCCCGTGAGACTCTGACGACAGAGAAGGTGCAGTAGTTATCTACGACTTCCCGCACTTAGAAGATGGTAAAGTGCCTCCTGGCGCTTATATCATAGGATGCGACCCTTTTAAAGATGATTCACCTGACGGGCCCTCACTCGCCGCTGTCTACGTCATGAAGACGTCTAAGTACTTTGCGACGATAGGCCACGACGAAATAGTAGCATCTTACATAGGTCGTCCATACATGGGTAAGAATGCTGTCAACGAGATCCTGCATAAACTAGCGCTCTTCTACAACGCTAAAATTTACTTCGAAAATTCTGTCGGCAACGTAAAAGACTACTTCGAAAAAGTTCGACGCCTCGACCTACTCGCTACGCAGCCAACTACAATTTTCAACAAAAAAGCTTCGTTCCTTTCGAATCAATCGTTCATCTATGGCTACCCCATGCCAAACCAAAAAGTTAAGTGGGAAGCTCTGCAGTATCTACGAGCTTGGCTACTTACAGAACGTTCAGACTCTAAAAGAAACTTAGACCTCATCAAAGATCCAGCCCTTCTTCAAGAACTTATTTCGTTTAACCTCGACGGAAACTTCGACAGAGTCATGGGCCTCACTGGCTGCATAATAGGGCTCGAAGAAATATATAACCTACAAAGACGCACCGAGCATTATCAAAAAGAATCTTCGGAGCTAGACAAAGAATTTACTAGACTTATTGTCAACAACAAAAAACTTTTCCATGAAAATTTTTCCAAAACAAAGGCTAGCGTACTCTGAGAAAATTAAGTCGGACTTCAAATGGGCGAAAGAAACTATCGACCACTTGCTTCTTAATTTTACTCTCGAGGCTACCGTAGTCAATCAATATCACACTGACTACTTCAGAAAGCTTTCTAATTACCAGCTCTATAACAATCAGCTAAACCAAAAAGATTTCGAAAAAGAGTGTAACCCACTCGGCATCGATGTCGGGCAATTTGCTGACGAGATTCAACCGTACAACAAAACGTACAACAAGATTCAAGTCTTGCTAGGTGAGGAGCTGCGTCGTCCGTTCAACTTCCGAACTATACTTGTCAATTCAGAAGGAGTTCGTTCGAAGATCGCACACCGTAACGCACTAATTCGTCAATACGTAGAAACGCAAGTAAAGAAAACTCTAGCTCAATTCTCTGAGCTCTATTCTGAAGAACTGCTAGAAGAAGCTTCGACTCCGACGCTCGACCCTTCGCAGATAGATGTCTACATGAAGACTACGTATCTCGACGCACGCGAACGACTTTCTTCGCAGATGCTGCGCTACCTACTCCGTTCACTCGACATCAAAGACAAACAGTCTGATGGCTTTAAACACGCATGCATTGCTGGCGAAGAACTTGTCTACGTGTCTTCATTTCGTAACGAACCAGTACTCGAGATCGTTAATCCGCTCGGATTCTTTTCGCACAAATCACCCGAGACTAAGTGAGTTCAAGACTCTCTTTTCGCAGGCTATCGTACGTATCTCACTCCTTCAGAAGTCCTAGATCGTTATGGCGACTACTTGACAGAAGAACAACGTAAGACCATCGACTCTACTTCGATGGCACCATCAGGCATCAAGTCTGACACTATCTCTGGAGCACATCGTTACGGTCACGAAAACATGGATCGCAACGAATCGACAACTCCTTTCTTCGAAGGTTCGTATTCACCGTCATCCGTAGAAGACTGGCTAGTCGAGCACGTAGAATGGCGCTCACAACGTAAGGTAGGCTTTCTCATCACCACTCCACTAGACCAAGAACCTTCTGAGCAGATCGTATCTGAAGACTTCGAAGTTCCGTCTATCGCCTCGAAGACAACTATCTTAAAAGAGTACAATCGAAAGCAAACGTCGTACAATTGGACAGACGAGCTAGGCACTTCTTACTCACTTCACTGGTCGTGGATTCCTGAAGTTTGGCAAGGTACTCGTATCGGTCGCACTATCTACTGTATGATAGGCCCTAAAGAAGAGCAGTTCCGTTCGCAAGATAATCCGTACGAAGTAAAGCTCGGTTATCATGGCCTGGTCTATAATGCGATGAACGCTTCGTCTATCTCGATAATGGACCGCATGAAGCCTTTTGCTTATCTCTACTTTATCGTGATGCACAAGCTCAAAAAGCTCATTGCTCAAGACCAAGGCAAAGTGTTCCCTATCGACGTTTCGATGATAGATCCTAAGATAGGACTCGAGAAGACACTCTACTACCTAAAAGAACTCAACTTAGACTTCTATAACCCGCTTCAAAATGCTGAAGTTCCTTCAGTAGCTCAGCGTGGTAAAGTTACTTCTGCGATCGACATGTCGAACATGCAGCACATACTTAACTACGTATCCTTACTCGGCGCACTAGATCAGCAAATTTCTGAAGTGGCAGGCGTAACGCGCCAACGTGAAGGGCAGATTCTACCTACTGAAGCTGTTACTAATGCAGCAGCTAACGCACAAATGTCGTCAGTGATTACGCAGATTTATTTTCAGGCTCACGATAAACTCTGGGAAAAGATTCTCACTTCTCTTCTTCAAGTAACACGCCAAGCTTGGAAAAACAAGAAGATCGTGAAGCAATATGTTCTCGACGATCTATCAGTAGCTACTCTCGAAATGTCTGAAGACGCGCTTCAAGATGCAGACTTAGGGGTTTTTGTTACGGACTCTGGTAAAGAAGTCGAAATGTTTGACGCGCTCAAGGGCATGGCTGATGGATTACTCAACACAAACCGAGCTACGTTCTCAGACCTCATCAAGATGTACAAATCTAACTCTGCAGAAGAACTTCAAAAGCTTATCGAAGATTCTGAAGACAAGATGCGCGAGCAAGAATCTCAAAGTCAACAGCAACAGATCGAAGCTGCTCAACAGGCTCAACAAGCTGAACAACAGTTCGAACTCGAGAAGCAAGCGCGTGAGCACGAAAATCAAATTACTCTTGCTGAAATTAATTCGTTCCGTTTCCAAGATAACCAAGACATAAATAGCAATCAAGTACCTGACCAACTTGAAGTAGCTAAGCTTAAATACGACCAAGAATTCAGAAACCGTAAGCTCGACTTAGAAGAACGCTCTGTTAAAGTGAAAGAAAAACAAGCTTCTAAACCTAAATAAAGCTATACTCTTCCCAAGTCCTTACATTTTCTCACATCTTATTTTACTCCTGACTCAACTTAATTTTACATGGACAAGCAAATAACACTCGACGACATCTTCGACGATAACTATACTTCACCAGAACCAATCGAAGAACCAATCGAAGAACCCATCGAAGAACCCATCGAGCCTACTGACATCGACGACACCTCAGAAGTACGCAAAGCATACTTCGATTTCTTAGTCGAAAATGAAGTTCTCGATCTCCCTTCAGAATTCGAATACGACGGTTCTTCCGAGAAACTTCAAGAAGCGCTAGAGCTAGCCAAAACAAACCAACAGAAAAAGATCGTCGAAAGCTTTTGGAACACTCTTCCCGAGGATCTACGCGAAGCATACGAATTTGTTTCGGCTAACAACGCAACTCTCGAAGATTACTACGAATCTCGCCTACAAAATCCAGCTACTCTAGACCTTTCGCGTCCAGAGAATCAGCGCAAAATTGTCGAACGATTCTTAAAAGAAACTACGCGCTTTTCACCCGAAAAGATTAAACGCACCATTACGTCGTACGAAGAAGACGGCATCTTAGATGCTGAAGCGTCGGATGCAGCTGCTGAACTCGAAGTGCTTTTCGAACAGCAAAATGAACAGCGTCAACAACAGCTCGCAAAACAAGCTGCAGATGCTGAAAAGCAACGCAAAGAATATACTGAAGAGCTAGTGAAAGCTATCAATTCTTCGAGCTTTATTCATCCGACTCGTCGCGAAAAAGTGCGTTCCTTTTTCTTTTCACCGATCAAACAAAACAACGAGCAGACAACAGCTTTCAACCTTACAGTGCAGAACATTCTTGCTAACCCAGAACATCAAGCTCAACTCGCAGATTTACTTTTAGATTATTCTGCGTCGCAAGGATTTTCACTCGAGCGTTTCGAGAAACGTGTTAAAGCTCGCGCAACATCTACGTTTAAAGACGATCTCGATCGAGCTCTCGATCCTAAACGTAAAGCAGGGACTCCTGCAAAAGTTAATAAAACTGACACTACAGAATTTTTAGAAAACTGACTTAAAAACTAATGCCAACACCACAATCCTCTCTAATTATCAAGAAGCTCGAAGGCTTCGGTGGCAACTACGTAGACTCTGACTATCTGTCATCTGCTTACGAAATTGGTAAACCACACCTTATTGAAGGCGCACTAATGAAGATCTATTCTTCGCGCTCACGTTTCTTCGGCCTCAAGCCCCTGCTCTCTATGACAGGTGGTACAGGTAACGTAATGGAAGTTCCTACTGATATCTATCGCTGGCGTCTGTCTGGTGCTGACGAGCGCACTTTCCGCTCTGTCGAGAACCTCGAATCAGGCAACACTACTCCAGGTCTCAATGGCACTACTTTCCGCATCAAGCTCGACGTAGACTACGTTCACTATCCTGACGTACTTTTCGGCGAAGATAACGAACTGCCTCTCGCTATTGTAGACGGTCCTGTACCAGATGGCACTGGCTTCGTTTACACCGTGCGTATCCAGTCTGACAATCCTACGCTGTTCTTCCCTTCCTCACTTCTTGAGCCAGGTCGTCAGTTCAACAAAGTTTGGACTTCGACTCCTTCTGAAGCTAACAAATGGTACGGAACGATGCAAGCTCCTAACACGTTCGAACTCGAATCACAACTCGGTTTCTTCTCACAAGGTATCGAAGTTACTGACCGCGCTCTTCGTGAAGATGGTCGCCTCTCTATCCAGTTCCTTACGGACGGCGGCGAATCTATCAACAAGTTCGTACCTTACTACGAAGCTAAAATGCAGGACGAGTTAATTATACAGCTCCATTGCCGCGTAATCGGCATTGCAAATTTCTCTAATTCAAAGATAAATTAGAATATTTTTAATCAAAACCACGTATAAAAGTATGGTCACTGATTACAATATTACGCAAAAGTTAAAAGATGGGTGGATGTCTGGGATTATAGACGGAGAAGGCTGTTTTTACGCCAAACTTGGATCTAAAACTAAGACATCAGTTTATTGCAGGTTTACTTTAAGAGTGTGCTCGGTTACAATGATTCAGGCATTTTCAACTGAACTAACCAATAAGAAGATAAAACACACTATTAGGGAAATCACTAAAACTCAAAAAGAACATCACAGACCTAGCTTTATGCTAGACATTAATACCAAAGCTAGTCTTTTGAAATTCCTAAGAATTTACTCTGGTAATTTAATCAACAAGAAAGCTGAGGCCACTATGGTGATGGATTTTTTAGAAAAAGCTGTACTAGTAAAACAGTATAAATGTACAGACGAAGATTTAGAAATAGTAAACAAACTAAAACATCTCAAAACAATTGCATAATTTATTGCTGGGAACTCCTATAAAGGACAATCAGCAGCGAAGTTCACAAATCTTTAAAAATGAAATACCACTTAGGACATACGATAGGAAATTTGACGATCACCGACTGGAACGTCAAAAAAGCGTACTACACGTTCGAATGTACTTGTGGTAGGAATTTCATCGGAACAACCCAAACCATTAAATTCAAAACTACGCAGTTAAACGAAATTGGGTTTACAGGTTGCAAAGTTTGCACGAATGCTCATCGCAGAAAAAGTCTCTCAGATGTAGAACTTTTTAGCGCAGTATTTGGCCTCTATAAAAATGGTGCAAACAGACGTAAAAATGTTCCTTTTGAAATTTCACTAGAGCAAGCAATTCCACTCTTTAAGGCAGATTGCCATTACTGTGGAGATGCTCCAGCTAATGTGGTTAAAATAGGTAGACGTATAGTTACATATCAGGGTATAGATCGCATAGATTCTGCACTTGGATATACTACACTTAACGTAGTTCCATGTTGTAAGAAATGCAATTACGCAAAACATGTTTTGTCTTACTCAGAGTTTATCAACCACATCAAAAAGATTTATGAAAACGTTCAACGACTAGAGCAACCGCTCGTAGACTCAAGTGAGTCGAAATGGGAAGCTCCCGACCTCGAAAGAGAGGGAGATGATATAGTCTAATCTGCATGGTAACATGCAGCAGTGGTGTGAATAACTTCCACACATCACGGGGTAGGCCTAACGAACCTATTCGAATAAAATGTGTACAAATCGATGGAAGTACAGATGATGTACGGCAAGAAATCGACTCAGGCTGGTCCCGACAAATATTGGACTAAGACAGGTGCAGGTATGCGCGAGCAACTCAAAGACTCTTGGGTAGACGTATTCTCAGGTCCTCTGACTGCAGCTCTGCTCCAAGACTACCTCATGAACATCTACTTTGCTCGTGAAGACGAAGATAATCGTCAGACACGCGTAATGACTGGAACACTTGGCTCTATCCTTTTCCACAACGCACTCGTAGCTATTTCTAATGGCTTCTTGACTGTAGACTCGCACTGGATTCAGAAAGCTCAGAATCCCGCATCCGCTGTTCCAGGTCTCGCTTACGGTAAATGTGTGCCGCTCGTAATAGTAATATTGCGATAAACTTTTCTCTATATGCTGGAAACTCCTAAAGATCTACCCCCTGTTACTACAGGTGCGAAAGCAGAAACAATCGTAGATATTAGGCACGGTGAAAATCCTAAACCCTCATTACAATGGACAATCAGCAGGTAATTATAGAAACCTTTCAAACTACAAATTCAACAGTTCAGACTGCCTCGCTACTCAACTTACCATACAGAGCAGTCTTAGCTACCCTTCAAAGAAAATCAATTCTAGGTAGGCGTAAATCCCCTCGAAAGAAACTGTCTTTTGACCTAGACTTTTTCGAAACAATTGACTCTGAAGCCAAAGCCTATTATTTAGGACTTTTTAAAGCTGATGGTTATATAGATAAATCAAAAAACAGATTCGAAATAAGGCTCCAACTGAAAGATCGCGAATTAATCGACAAATTCTGTTATATTTTAGATCTTCCACTCACCTACACTAACATAATAAAAGCACGTAGGCCTGAGCAGCAAGACAGCATTTCGTGATCGTTTCGTAACGAACGCTTTACAAGTCATCTTAACAACCTAAAAACTCCACAAATTTTAAAACGTATTCCCTCACATTTAGCGCATCATTTCATTCGAGGGTATTTTGACGGCGACGGTACAATAGCTTACCGCAATCGTTCTAAAAATAAGACGCGTTACCAATTTGCGTTAGTAGGTTCTCCAAACGATGATTCTATCCTTAAGTATTTTAACGAGTTAATTGGACAAAAATTTACTCAAATTCACGTAGATAAGCGTTCCAATCTTCCATACCTGATCACACAGTCTAAAGATCTGCTTTTGGAACTTAAAGATTTTCTCTATCAAGACGCCACCCTATTCCTAGGGCGTAAATATCAAAAATTTGTAGACATGAAATTTCACTATAGCACCTCAACGACTACACGAGAAACATCCCAAGTGGATGAAGATATAGTCTAACCTTACTCGAAATAGTAAGTTAATAATTGGCACAGTACGTAGAATATCGTGGCCCTTCAGGTATCATCGTCAATCTTACGCGCAACAGCATGTACGATTCTACGATCTACTGCAAGCGTTTCCACCCGCAATATCCTGATATGCCGATCGACTCTGCTCGTATGACATTCCTCGATTTCGGTTCGTCAGAAGGCAAGACTAACATCCAGATGCTGAAGATCAAAGATTCTTTCACATATGGTGTTGTTCAGGGCATGGTAGGTCCAGCAGGTCCTAACAAAGGCAACGTATCTTCCCTCAAGCACTCTTACGAAGTAGGTATGTCAGGAACCGCAGGTCTGTGGATTCGCGACATCACGCGTTGTGGAGAGCTCGTATTTGATTACGAAGGCTAAACACTATGAGGCAACAACTTAAGAAATCAGCTAAATCTTCGAACTTCTGGACTGCGATGGCCACAATGGCAACTGTTGTTACAGGAGCAATTTATGCAGTTCTTTCTCAAGATCCAGAAGCCTTTAAAACGATGACGCTCTCGCAGCTTGCGTCTCTGTTCTTCTTTCAAGCTGCTAACGTATTTCAACATCTAAACAAAGAAAAATAGGTAAGTATTCTTACCGACCTAAACTCTAAGGTAACATGAGTCTTATATTCGTACAATCTATACCTCGCCCTTCAGCACTAGGGCTAAACGAGTGGACATCCGAGTCAGGAGTAAAACTCAAAAAAACCAAAGTTGGCCGTACTGCGGACTTTATCCGGGCCCTCTATTCTCCGAAAATAGGGGGCTTAGCCAACTACATCTCGTACACACCCTGGATCGAAAACGCTGAACCTCAGCTAGACGAATCAGGTAAACCGCAAATGCTTCAAGTAAAGTTCGAAAAGAAGTGGAATCTACCAACTAACTTCCTACATAATCGCCCGCTCATCATCAATCACTATCTTACGAAAGCTCCTGACGAGCTCTCGTTCTTTCAGGCACAACGCTGGAAACTTGTCGACGGAACAACTGTTCTCGATAACTCTACGATGGAAGATGAAATGGGCTACTACGTAATGTTAGCATCTTCAAAAGTTGCTAACTCAGAACGCGAATGGCGTCAACACAAGTGGCCAAAAGCACAATGGTTCATTGCTCTTGAGAACGAGTCTGATGAACTCAAGTATGAACGCGCTGAAAAACGTTCGAAAGCTTATGCTGCACTACATGCTCAAGAAATGACAGATCCTTACAAACGTAAGATCGTGTCTCTCTTAAACTTAGTTCAGTCTAATTCAGCGATAACGCACCAGCAAGTTCACAACTTACTCGTAAACTTCATCGACAACTCTACTACGGGCACTAGCTCTAACATCGACAAGTTCATGTTTTTCTTTAACATGCTGTCTACTGCACACGGACGTGAAAAGCTCGAAGCTATGTGGATTCTTAAGCAAGCTATGGATCTACGCATCATCTTCGAAAAGCAAGATTCGTACACATGGGTTCGCCCTAATGCTAATCCACTCCCTATCGCAGATCGTTACTCAGAAGCGGTTGATTTTCTCCTTAATCCAAAGAAAGCTACTGAACTCGAAGAAATTCAAGATCAGATAAAAGCAAAACAAAATGGCTAATATTCGCGAACTACATTACGCGTTTGATCTGCACTTAGACAGGATTTCGTCTCAGGCGAAGCCCGACCTAAACGTTGCTGAAAAAGATTGGCTACTTAACGAAGCGCAACTTCTACTCGTAAAAAACTTCTTCGATCCACAACCGTCTATCCACCCTAGACAGACACGCAGACGAGGATTCGAGACTTCAGAAAGACGCGCACAAGATCTTTCGACTCTTGTCGTTAAATACCCTCTTCAGCCAGCAATCGTTCCTATAGATCAAGGCGGAGTAAGCGAAGTTCCGCTGAATTCTACTGCTTATCCTTTTCTATTCTTAGTTTCTGCGCAAGCAATTACATCTCAAGACGGCTGTAATTACACTGTCCCTCTCAAGTTTACGCAGCACGACGATCTTTCTGATGTGCTACGTGACCCGTTTAACTCACCTTCTACAGAATACTTACCGTATAACGTAGGAATGTCGTTCAACGGTAATGCGCAATCTATGTATATTTATCCTGGCACTACTTCTATCCAGGAAGTACATCTACACTACGTACGAGCCCCTAAAAAAGTTTCGTTCGGAACTTACGCATATATAGACGGTGTTACTTATCCTGAGCAAACACTCGAAGTTCCAGAGCATCTTCATTCAGAAGTTCTAGACCTTGCGTGCCAACTTGCTGCGCTAGCAACAGATAATCCAGAATACGTGCAACTTCGCACTATCAAATCATCCTTAAACGAACAAAACTAAATCTTTAACTTATGAAAATGGCAACAGGTCGTCGTCGCACAGAATCGTTCATCGTGAACCTTGCAGGTGCGTCGACTATCCCCGTTACTGGTACGTTGAACGACTCTTCTACTGGTAATGTCAATCTGACCAACGGACAATTAGGCATCATCGCTGTGTCCCCTTATGGTTCAATCGCAATGAATGCCTTCACTGACGCTACTCCTACAGTAGCTGAGGCCCCGATCATCCAGATTGTACAAGGCACTCCTTATTCACAATCAGTAGCAACTTCTAACGTAGCTTACCCACTGTGGGTTCGTCCGTTCGAAGCAACTGCCCCTATCGATGGTCGTAACCAAAACCTGCTCGTAACTAAGCAAGCTTACCGCGACGGTAAAAACAATGTTTGGGTACTTGGCGAACCTTCCGCTACCACCACTGGCCAAATCAATGTGCTCGACGAAACTTCATATGCTCTGCATATCGCTTTCCAAGGTCGCCGCATCGAAGGCCAGTATTCACTCGAGCAAGCTGCTTCCCTTACCGTAGAAATTGAAACTCCAAACTTCACGGCACTTTCAGCTACGTACACCGAGCCTATCGACTGGATCACTCAGAAGATTGGTTACGAAATCAACCGCTCTTCACAGCACTTCCAATTGGGAGCTCGCTTCCAAGGCAACGACCCAGTTATCGCTCTCGCAGTTTCTGACGACGATACAGCTGGTCAAGAAATCGCAGCACTTACTGTAGGCGCTTCCGTATCAGTGTTCAAGTACCAGTCGGTTACTCGTTCACTCATCCTGACTAAAGAACTGCTCGATTCCATTCAGGCAGCTGCCACAGCTTCTGGCTTTACGCACATCTACGAAATTGACCTTTCGACCGCAGGTACTGCTTCAGCTCCCCTCGTGACCGGCCTTTTCGTAATTGGTTTGGATGCTCGCACAGCTTACTCAGACGCTATTCCCGAAATCAAGACTTCACTTCGTCTGGGTCTTCGTCGTGGCTTCAACCCTTCGACAGTAACACTTACTAACACTGTTTCTGCAGATGAGGGCCAAGGTTATGCGCGTCAACTCGAACTGCTCTACGCAGCTACTGCTGGCCAGCGTAAGTACGCTCAAAAGCACACTGAAGATCCCGTCGTTAAGTTCGATTCTCCGATCGTAACTGGCCAAACATACCACATCTACAACGTGCTCCACGGAGTAACTTCGCAGATAGGCCACTCGAACACGGACCACGTTCCTTTCCGCGAGATCATCGCGATCCCACGCTACTCAACTGGCACAACCACTAACCCTGTCATTGCAACCTTTGAAACTGCAATCAACGCTTACCTCGCTTCGTCCGGCTCGAACGCCGCTATCGTAACGCTGTAAGTCTACCGAACTTTCTTAGAGGGCTCTGGTCAGGAATGTACTTTCCCGATCCGGGCCTTTCTTTTTTAACTCTCTAACTCTAAATGTTAACCACACAACAACTTTCCCGCATTTTCCTGCCTCTCTCTTTTTCGAAGCGGTCTAATTCTTCAGCGTCTCTCTACGAAATCATCAACTCGTATCTCAAGCTTTTCCCAACCAATAAGATAGTTGTCAATACGTCAGCTCCTGCCGCAACAGTCACTGCTGGTGCCGCTGCTGGAACAACTCCAACGCTTTCTATTTCAGGCAACAAGTATGCAGGCACGATCACTGTTACGACAGGGACTTCCGCAGCTACAGGCGTTCTCGCTACTATCGACCTCAAAGTCATGGGTGCTAACGCTAATCGCGTAGTTTTGTTCCCAGCTGACGCAGACGCTGCTGCTGCTAGCGCTAAGATTTTTGTCGATTCTACGACATCAGGATTTACGATCAATGTAACAGGATCTGCGCTCGCAAACTCGACAGCACACATTTGGAACTACGTAGCATTTAACGCTTAATAATGGCTAAATATTCTCTAGATACGCTTGTGTCGATCTTCATTCCGAAGAACACGCGCAAACCTCGCGACAACTTTGCAGAGTCGCAACGTACTCTAGTGCCACACGCTGATGCTATTAGTTTGTACCACGCAATCAAAGACATCCTAGAGTATCTAAACATTACTACTGGTGGTACTACAGATTTAACTTCAATCCACTCTACAACAAACGTTGTGATCGAGTCTTCGTCAGGCACAGATGCAACGATCAACGCTTCGACAACATCTTTAGCAGGCGTAATGACGGCTGAGGACAAACGTAAACTCGAAGCGTTAATTACTCTTACTGGAGTTGCTGCAGAAGCAACAGATCTTGGCACGTTTACAGGCACCATTATTTCTGACTCAGCAACAATAAAGCAAGCTCTACAAGAACTAGAAGACGCTATGCCTAATGCTGGTGGTAACGGTATTTATGGTGGATCAGGAACAATAGCTCCGAACACTATTGCTCTACTATCACTCGACTCAGTGTTCAGTATCGAATACACTGGTGGTGGAGTACCTCTCTTCATTTCAGACCTCAACGAAATAGTGACGGTCTCTTCGCCTAATGGGCTACACACACTTTCTACGTCGCCCACCAACGCTGCGATAGAAGGTCCAGCAGGAGAACTTTCGTTCAACGCTCTGACCACAATTTACGACGACAATCTATCAGGACATGGTATCCAGTATGCCGCAGACTACTCAGCGACTTTCACAAACCGTTCTCTAGTAGACAAACAATATGTAGACAACGCAGCTTCTGCAGGAATTCCACCAGGCACCACGAATGGTCAGATCCTCTATTGGGACGGCACTTCCTGGGAGAATGCCAAGCTCATCACGAATACGCAAACTAACTTATCGACTTCTGTTGTTACGCTACCGCATATTCCGATAGCGTCCTTACCTATCGATGTCTATCTAAACGGTGTTCTGAAAGAACTAACTGAAGACTACACACAAGCAACCAACCAAGTTGTCTTCTCGATACCAATTGTCACCTCTGATAAAATAACAACTAAATACTACTACTAATGGCTTTAACAAAAATACGGATTGGTAAACAGCTTGCTGCTTCATCTAATCCACGATCAATTTTAATTACGGACTCTTCTTCAGAGCCCACCTATCACGCACCAACTACAGGATCAGACTCTCTCCTTATGTGGGATGACTCTGCTTCTAACTGGGCACCTGCGGTTTTGGGTACAAATCTGTCGTTCTCCGGTACAACTCTTAATGCGTCTGCTGGAGCGGGTGGTTATGCAACTATCCAAGAAGAAGGTTCTACAGTAGGCTCAGGTAATACTACGATCAACTTTATTGGTGCTGGTATTACTGCTGCCAATGCTGGTGGTGGAGTAACTTCTGTCACCATTGATCCCACTCTTAACGCTCTTGCTGGTTTAGATGCTGCTGCTGGCTATCTAGTGATGACTGGTGCAGATACGTTTGCTAAGAGAACAATCACAGGAACTTCTAACAGGGTTACCGTTTCTAATGGTGATGGCACTACTGGAAATCCAGTAATCGACATTTCTGCTAGCTATGTTGGCCAAACTTCTATCACCACGTTAGGTACGATCGGAACAGGTACTTGGAACGCTACTGCGATTTCTGCTGTTAAAGGCGGTACAGGACAAACATCCTATGCTGTAGGAGACACTCTCTACGCAGACACTACTACATCTCTTGCTAAGAGAACGATAGGCTCCGCTGGCAACTTTATGCGTGTTTCTGGTGGTTTACCTGTTTGGGCTACGGCTGCCTCGACTGATCTTTCAGACACAGCTAACATCGCCTTACTTAACGCTACTCAAACCTTTACAGGCACAAACACATTCTCGAATAATATTACTGTGCCTGTTACTCCGACAGCTGCTGGCCACGCTACTTCTAAGCAGTACGTAGATGGTTTAGTACAAGGCATTTCTGCTAAAGAATCAGTTCGTGTTCTTTTAGACGTCGACTCTTTAGATGTTGCGAGCAGAACCGCTCAAACAATTGTGTGGGCTTCAGCTCCTTCAACAATTGATGGCGTAACAATGACTGTGAACGACAGAATGTTAATTATAAGTTCTAACCCTGAATACCATCCTGGTATCTATATTTATAGTGGAACTAATACTTGGACACGTTCTACAGATGCAAATATATGGGATGAATTAATTTCTGCTTTCGTATTTGTAGAAGAAGGTACTACTTACAAAGACACTGGTTGGTTATGTACAGTAGACGCTGGTGGTACGATAGGTACTACAAACGTTACTTGGGTACAATTCTCGGCTGCAGGTCAAGTAGAAGCTGGTACTGGTTTAACAAAGTCTGGCAATACTATTAACGCTATTGGCACTGCTGGACGTATTGTAGCTAATGCAGATTCTTTAGATCTTGCTACAACTGCTGTTACTCCTGCATCTTATGGCTCAGCCACTCAAGTAGCTACATTCACTGTAGATGCTTATGGACGTTTGACTACTGCTGGCAACACTACTATCGCTCTTACAGATACTAATATATCTAACTTCAACGAAGCTGCTCAAGATGCGGTTGGTAGCATTCTTACGGATACGGCTACTATTGACTTTACGTATAGTGATGCTGGTAATACAATTACTGCTGACGTTATTAATGCTTCTATCACCTTTGCTAAGATTCAAAATATTAGCACGGATCGTCTTATTGGGCGCGATGCTGCTGGTTCTGGCGTAACTACTGAGATCGCCGTTACTAATGGTTTACAATTTACAGGCTCTAATTCTATAGGGCACTCTACTACGGGAGCTGGAACACCCACCTTAAGCGGGTCGAACGTTCTTGCTACACTAGTTATCGACTCATGGGGTCACGTAACTGGCGCAACAACACGAGCGTTCAGCATAGATGATCTCTCTGAAGTAGTTATAACAGGAGTAACTTCTGGTCAAGTACTGACGTATAACGGCACTAACTGGGTAAATGGAGCTGCTTCAGGTTCTATCACAGAGGCTTACGTAGATTCATTTACTGGTAACAATCTTGACTTAGATAGCAACTCTGCTGTCGTAAATGTTGATGGTACGCCAACTGCCTTTACGGCTCCTTCTGATCTCACTAAGTTATTTGTGTACCGTAACGGTATCATGCTGTCACGTACAGGTACTGTTTCACGCGATTACTCTGTGAATACTGGAACACACGTTATCACTTTCTCTGTAGACATCGCCGCTGGAGAGACTCTTAAATTTGTAAAAATCTCTTAATACATGGCTACTCAACTCAAGTTAAACCAGCTACAGCAAGAAGGAGCTACTTCCAATCAAGTAATTGCCTGGAACGGTTCTGCTTGGGCCCCAACTACTAACGGTTCTGGAACCGTTACGGAAGTAGCTGCAACACAACCTGCCGCAGGTCTTACGATTACTGGCGGTCCTATTACTTCTACAGGAACATTTACTTTTGCCCTCGCTAACGATCTTGCTGGGCTCGAAGGTCTTTCGACCACGGGCCTTGCAGTTCGTACTGGCGACGGAGTTTGAGCGACAAGAAGTATCGTAAGTTCTTCTGTTGCAGACTCTTTTGCAGGAATAGGTATAGGTAATGGTGATGGTTCAGGTAATCCAACTATAAATGTTAACACTGACAACTCGACAATTAAATTATCTGTAGAAGCTGCTACAACAGCTGACATAACACTTTCAGGTACGCAGACGATTGATGGAATAGCTCTATCTGCTGGTCAACGTTGTTTAGTTCAAAACCAAAGTTCAGGTCAAGATAACGGTATCTGGACAGTGGCTTCAGGCTCTTGGACTCGCTCAACTGATTACAACACAACAGCAAAAGCAGAGCATGGACTTATCGTATTCGTACAAGGTGGGACAGTCAACGGAAACAAATTCTTCAAAGTTGACCAATCTAAACCGACTATTGGAACTACTCCTCTAACATTTACAGAAGTATTTGGAGCTACGGGAGATGGTAACGGAATATACTCGGGTTCAGGTAATATAGCAACCGCTGCTGTAGCTACTGTAGCATCTGGCTCTACATTTACGATTGATTATAATGGAGGAGCTGATGCCATCTTAGTTTCTGATAGTGGAAGTTCTACTACGATTAAATCTAAGAATGGATCTAATGCCGCTCTTGTTGATAATGCGTCAGTGACCCTTAGCGCAGGAAGTAATAGTGCAACCCTCACATCTACAGGCTACGATGTTGTTACTAATGTTGGTGGCCCGCAATTATCTCTTAATGCTACTGAAGCGTTAATTTTTAAAGGTTCTCAACAGCTTCTTGTTAGGGCAGGAGATTCATCGCTTGGAACAGGAACGTATTATTACCAAGCGGACAGCACAAACTCGAAACTGTACTTAAAAGCATCTACGTCTGAGCTAGATATAAATGCTACGCGCTCTCTCGCTAAGGCACCTTATCACGCTCTGCAAGGGCATAACTCTACAACTCAAGCTGAGTTACGTCTGTACGAGCAATCTTCTGCAGGTAATAACTACACAGCAATCAAAGCTCAAAACCAATCTGCAGATATTACGTACACATTACCAGCTGTTGCACCAGCTTCCGATGGGCACGTACTTTCCGCTACTACAGCAGGAGTTATGTCTTGGATTGCTAATGGTAGTGGAGGTGATGGTAATGGTATCTACTCAGGTTCTGGAACGATTGCTTCTGCGGCTGTCGCGAAGTTAACTGCTTCATCTACGTTTACAATTGACTGGTCAGATAATACGAATGCCTTACACTTTATCGACACTACAGGAACATTCTTGTTAAACGATAAAACTGCAAATAATGGTGTATATGGAACTGCTACTACGTCAGAACTGTATTCAGTAGAAGCGTATATGCGTCTTAGCTCTTCGGGTGGTGGGACTGATACTAACGTACCTCTCAACATCTTATTGGGTCACCTTAGCATGAACTCCGTTATTTCTCCCAGTCAGATAACGGCTAACCAAAATAACTATGCACCAGCAGACTTACAGACTGCGAATGTTGTACGATTGAATTCTGACGCTTCAAGAAATATAACTGGTCTTTCAACAGCATCTGCTACTAAGGTTGCTGGTTGGGTATTAACTCTTCATAATGTAGGCTCGTTTGATATTGTACTAAAGAATGAAGATGCGGCTTCAACTGCGGCATACAGATTTGCTTTAGGTGCTGATGTAACGATTGGAGCAGGACGTTCTCATACACTCATTTACGACAGTACTTCTTCTCGTTGGAGATCTTTTGCTAGTGACACAACTGGAGCTGGAGGCGGGATAACATCTCTTAATGGGCTTACAGCTGCAACTCAAACATTTGCTACAGGAACTTCAGGTACAGATTTTAATATCGATTCTACAACCTCTACGCATACGTTTCATATACCAGATGCTTCTGCATCAAATAGGGGATTAGTTACTACTGGAACTCAGACATTTGCTGGCAATAAGACTTTTAATGGAACTGTTTCTATAGGATCAACTACTCCAACTGTACAATCTAATAGTGCGTTAACTACGGCAACTACATATACAATTGGTAATTCGTCAAGCACTCTTAATGTTGGAGGTAGTTCTGGCATCGTAAACATTACATCTTCGGCTGCTTCAGGTGTTGCCATCACGGTGGATACTTCTACAGCTGTAGGAGCTTCTACCCGGTTTGGTACAGGAACATATTCGGCGACTTCAGGAACAATATCTTCGTTCTTAGTAGGCAACGGATTTGCACCGACTTCAGGTACAGGTGTGTATAACGCACTATCCTTTGTAAATTCACTTAACCAAAGTGGAGGTGCTAGCGGCATCACACGATTACTTTATCTCAATCCGACGTTAACTGCTATTGCAGATCTTAGAGCTTTAGAATTTACAGCTTCTTATACAGCTAGCTCAGGAACTGGTGCGACAACAGGTTTACGAATATCCCCAACGTATAACTTAACGTCAACTCAATCTGGTACCCAACGTGGGGTACATATTGTGCCCACACTAACAGCCTTAGTTTCTGCAGGACAGTTTAGAGGTATAGATGTTGAAACAAGTAATGCCAACATGATTGGTGTTTACCAGTCTGGTGCTCTTACTACAAATAACTTTGTAGGACGCACTTCATTTGGTACAACATCTGCACCACACGCTTCTGCCGCAATAGATGTAGTAACTACGTCGACAGGTGTTGGACTACCAGTAATGACTTCTACGCAACGTGATGCTATCAGCTCACCTCGTCAAGGATTGATGATCTACAATACAACTGACGATAAAGTATCAGTTCGTAGAGCATCTGATTGGGTTGATGTTGCTCCTGACAGGGCTACAATTAATGCGCAAACAGGAACAACTTATACTCTTGTGCTTGGAGATGCTGGTAAAACAGTAACTATGGACAACGCTTCACCAATGACATTAACAATTCCTGCTAATGGAACTGTTGCATTCCCAGTTGGAACAACCATTGACGTTGTCCGTAAAGGTGCGGGAACCCTCACAATAGCAATCACAACAGATACACTCCGTTCAGCAAGTTCATATGTTAAGCTTGCTTCTCAATATTCTGGCGCAACTTTATTGAAAATCGCAACTACTGAGTGGATTTTATTTGGTAACTTATCTGCATAATTATGACACAAAAACACGTAGGAATAAAAGCATCTGCAATGGCTCCTAGTGGACCATCTTATGCTCTAGATTCATATGAAACAAATTTAGGATGAGCTTTTAGCTTACGCAGATTGCGTACCGGCTATACCGGAAACGCAATTAGAGTAAAAAGAAGTTCAGACAATACCCAGCAAGATATAGGGTTTGATGGTGAAGATCTCGATGTAGCTGCTCTGGAATCTTTCGTAGGAGCTAATACGGGTTACGTCGTTACGTTCTACGATCAGTCAGGCAATAGTAGGAATCTAGAAACCGTAAGTTCGGATGGAACTTCTCCACGAATAATTATAAGTGGTACTACTCAAACTGGTACAAATGGACGAGTTGGAATATACTTCGATAGCTCACGTGTAGATCGAATTTATAAAGCGGACACTGTAGCTTTGTCGGCTACCGTATCTACATTTGGAGATAACACGATGATTTGCACATACAAAGTTGATACTAGTGCTTCTAATTATGTCATATTAAAGCATGGCGACGGTTCAGCAACACCCTCATATACTTTACAAGTACCCTACGCCACAGATATTTATTACGATCACGGGAATAACTCAAGTTTACGCTTAAATACTGCGTATCCAGCTGGATACTTTTCCGAAGATTATCACGTCTTAAGTGGTAGAGCAGGATCTACTACTTTAGGCGAAGATGGTTACGAGAAGCTACGTTTTAATGGTAGTGAAATAGCTTCCACTACGTTTACAGGAAACCAAAGTAATAGTGCTAAACGTTTTTCAATTGGCGCTAACTATGCCGGGGGCTCAACATATAATACACCTTTTAAAGGACTTTTTCAAGAGGTTATTATCTATAACACATTTATTGGTGACAGCGCATTAGCTGCAATCGAATCAAACGCAATAACATACTACGGAACATAACTATGAATAATACATCATTTCCATTAAAAAAGAACTTAGTTCTTCCGGCAACAGGTAATCCTAATAAAGGATACTTGCTATTTCCGGCTCAAATGTTTAGTCTATCTTACGACGTAACACCAAGACCTAAACAACAACAGATTGATATTGCGCTTACTGTGTCAGAAACCTCTACAGAAGATACAGTATGGATACTCGGTATTTATAAAATAACTGAAGATGGCTTTAGAAATCAAACTAATTCAACAGAATATTCACAGTACTTAGCTGATAAAACTGCACTTGAAGTAATTCTTTCTTCTAAAGAAGCTGAGCTTGAAATCGCTAATTCAAATTTACAAATCGATGAAACTACTCTTCCCCAATATGAGATAGCTGAAGCAGCTTGGCAAGAAGCCTTTACAAATCTTCAAGCTCTACCTATTGTCGAACCAGTTTACAATACGATCAACCGTTATTCAGAAGTTATAGGTTACTTTAAAGGCGACGGAACTCTGACAAATGAAGGTGTTGAGTGGGCTAAAACAGTATCTTTCTTAGGAGAACCTTTAGGTAACTACATCGACTAATGACACTAACACCAGATATATTACGAGGAATTTACTTACCTGTAGGGCTACCACCTTCTTACTGAAATAGTAAGTTGGCTAAAGCTTCTCTCTTTGATCTAGTTACGCTAGTGTCAGGGGGGGATGCTTCGTCCGTAGTGGTTACTCCTACAGGTAACCTTTCTTCTAACAACGTTCAAGACGCCTTAGAAGAACTTCAAGCGGATATAGATGGTTTATCTAGCGGCACTATCCCTGTCTACACCAAGACATTTACTGACGTCCTTACAGATACTATCACTTTTGCTACGCATAGCCTGCCAACTATCCACGGAGTAATAGTGAAGACACCCACTGACGAGTTAGTTAGTACCGAAATCACTATATCTGGAACAACAGTTACAATCGATTCAAACGTTTCCTTATTAAATCATAAACTACTTATTTACTAATGGCCTCAAAACTAATTTACCACGATCTAGACCTCGTAAAAGTCTCACAACTTAAACAGGCCAGGATTCAAAATATTACGACCTCAGACAGGACTACGTTAGGTGGAACGCTAAATTCTAATCATGTAGGCTTACTTGTCTACGATACTGATTTAGAAACTCTCTATCTGTGGGATGGCACTGCTTGGTTAGCAATCAACACTACCATTACTGGAGCTATGACTCTTAAAGGAGTTGTAGCGCACAACGCTATAGAGCCGGGCTCACCTGCGGTAGGCGACTACTACATATTTTCTTCGGCAGGCTCCAATACTTGGGAAACTGACGAAGCTGTAGAAGCTGGAGATCAGGTTGTTTGGGACGGTACTAACTGGCGATACATCAACCGCAACGTTTACGATGCTACTGAAACCTTAGCCGGTAAGATCGAGATAGCTACTACATCAGAAACTAATACTGGAACTGATGACACACGAGCAGTTACTCCACTTAAGTTAGCTGGATTCATCTCTAACCGAGCTCTCGCCAAAGTCTACTTTGCTTCGGGGCTTTCGCTTACAGCCGATACGCCACTTACAGTCACACATAACCTTGGACTCCAGAATCGCAACGCTTTTACTATTAATGTAGTAGATTCTACGCACTCATCTATCTCTGTAGATGTAGACTCGACATCCGTTAATGCTCTAACACTTACTTCAGCAGTTGCACTTACTAGTGTGTCTGTCACAATAATCGGATTCTAATGGCTGATACACTTAACAACGCCCTCAAACTTGCAGAGCTTTCTTCCGATCCTGCCAGTCCATCTTCAGGTTACCAAGCTATTTACGCAAAGACGGACGGTAAAGTGTATCGTAAAGACTCTTCAGGAGCTACTTCAGAATTAACTAATGTTGCTGGCTCTGGTATAGGCACTCTAAATACTCTTACGGGAGCTACTCAGACTTTTGCTGCAGGCACTTCAGGATCTGACTTCAATATTTCTTCAGTAGGAACAACTCACACATTCAATATTCCAGACGCAGCTACAAGTGCTCGTGGCTTAGTAACAACTGGAAGCCAAACGTTTGGAGGAGACAAAGGATTTTTTGGCGCACTTATCGCAGGCAATATTAGTGGGACTTCTGCTGGAACACTCAAAATTTCAGGTGGAGATAGCAATTTTGTTACGATCACCGCAGACTATTATAGTGAGAATTGAACACTTAAATTACCGACAACAAATGGTGATCCGGGTCAAGTTCTTACTACTAATGGATCAGGCGTTACTTCTTGGACAACTGTTTCAGGTGGAGGCGGTCTAACTGAGGCAAAAGCACTAATGATCTCATCTTTAAGAATATAATTATGATTATACTAGATTCAACAACTAAAAAATTACAGGCTTACACATCAGCTACGCCCACTACAGACCTTACTTACTACGTGTCTTACATAGACATGTCTTCCTTAGCCGTATCTAACATAGCTTCTGCTAATGGGACTTTTGATGAAACTGCTGATGATATAGTACCAGCCCCTGGAGCCTCTACTCAAAGGCAAATTAAATATATGTCTTTACATAATGCAGATAGTCAGCCACACACTGTTACTGTAGTATTAGATGTATCTGGTACAGATACTGTACTTATTCAAACTGTACTTCAGCCTTCGTACACACTCATCTATAATAATGATGGTAAGTGGGAAGTAGCAACAGGCCCTACCGTATTTGATGAAGCACTCCTCTTACCTGGTGTTTTATCAGAACCTGCTAATCCTGCATCAGATACGCTATGGCTTTATTCTAAAAATATATCAGGTAGAATGATGCCTAAGTGGAAAGGTCCATCTGGATTAGATACTTCTGTTCAACCTTTCTTAGGGCAGAATACAGTTATGATGATGCTACCTCAAGTAACCACTACGATCACTCTATGGGGAATGACTAATACTTCTGTTGGAACTGTTGCTACCCCAACATTAACAGCAGGTAGTCTTTCTACTTCTATGAGAAGGTGGAGATGGACTTCTGCTGCTACAGCAAACGCTGCTTCAGAAGGTAGAACAGCAGCAGGTTTAGTTTGGAGAGGAGATGCTGCTGGATTGGGAGGATGGTTTTACTCTTGCAGATGGGGCATTGCTTCTACTACTGCTAACCAACAAGCAGCAGTTGGTTTATGGGCTGCTACAGGTGCTACTGCTACTACAACAGTTCCTTCTAACTTAGTAAATTGCATTTTTGCAGGTTGGGATTCAGCAGATACTAATTTGCAGATAATGCACAACGATGCTACTGGAACATGTACTAAGATTGATTTAGGTGTAAATTTTCCAGCCAACGAAACTTTAGCAGTCTACGAGTTTATGATGTTTGCACCTCCTAATGGATCTTCTGTATTTTATCGTGTAATAAGACTGGATACTGGAGACGTGGCTGAAGGAGAGATTACTACTAACTTACCAACTTCTACTACGTTTTTAACAAGACACGAATATATGAATAACGGTGGTACTGCGGCTGCTGTAATTCTTGAAGTATGCCGTATTTACATTGAAACTGACTACTAAACTCTTTTAAATGACAGCCATAATCTCTGATGATTGCACGACAATCACAATAAACTCTAACCTTTTTGCCGCAGATAATGTCTCTAACGTTCTCACTCTAAAGCATGCTGGTACTACGTACACTATTCCAGTAGACGCAGACAACATGGCCGAAGTAGTAGTAAACGCAGAAAGCCTTGCTCTCGACGAACTGCCTGAAGGTCCATACTTAATTACACTTACCACTACGAACGACGTTTCTACAGTCACAACTGAGCAACTCTGTGTGACGCCAATCTGCTCGCTAAACTGTGACATGTACACACTCTACACTTCCACTGATAACTTAGAGCAGATCTTAGCTTACGAAGCACTCAAGCTTTCATCTGATTGCGTAACATGCTCATGCACAGTAATGCAAAAGCTCTACGACAAAGCAACTGCTACTACCGATGCTCCTAACTGCAACTGTCAATCAGCTTAAATGCGCTTTCGTCAAGTCAGTTTACGACTACTTCTATTGTCAGACGTACTCACTAGACTGCTGCTTAGACGAAGCTAAAGATCTTTTCTTGAAAGCGAAGCTAGCTACTCAAGAAGAATGCCCCCTTTCTCCAGAGGTCGAGTGTGTACTCGCTGAAACTAAGGTCGAAGACTATACACTCGATTGTTCTTCGTTCGATCCTCCCGCCCCCTGCGAAGAACAGCTACCGTATTCTATAACAGTCAGCGAGACTTCTAATCAGTTGTATGTTCACACACTCAACAATTATAGTGGCACGGCTAAAGTGTATTATCCAATCATGCCTGATACTGGAGGTCAAATAGGCTCTATCACAAGTATTTTAACTAACTCACCTACAGCTACGGCTAGTATGGGAGCGTACGTTTTACAACCAGGAGCGGTGCTTTACGATTTTGAAATAACAAACACTACCCCAGTCAAAACAGCTACTGGTGTAACTTTACCTATAAACTGGTTTACTCAAGGAGATTCGTACTTAACAGTAATGAAGTTCGCCAAAACCCAGTTAGACGGAACTGTCAATCCTATAGATCAATTCCTCCAGATTAATGTTAGCCCAATTAATTCACCTTACCTAAGCTGCAGTGGTTGCACTACTGTTGACCCGTTACACTTGCGGTTTGGTAATGTCAATTGGGCAACAGCCATAAAGAATGTTGTTGAAAATGCAATCTTAACTTTGACAGGTTCTGCAAGCAACATAGACTTCGTAGGGTTTAAAGCCGGAAACACCACAGCTACTTCCGCATCTTCAGCAGGACAAGTTTATTTGGCAACGTATGTTAAACATCAACCAGCTTCCACATGAATAGGGTTTAGCATAAACCCCACTGTCTCAAACGCCATTTGGTATAATCATATTACTGGGACTCTTAACATTGTTCAACCAAGCCCAACAGGCAACAACCTTCTTACAGGAGGCTTTCTAGAAGATTATTCCATCACTCTAAACGGTCCAACTGGAACAATAGATGTTAACTACGATTACAAGCAATTTGGTCCAGTACCTACGGCGTTAGCAAACTTTAACACTTGTGCATTTTTACCGCCAGCATATTCTTCCAACTCGGTGAGCTTCACAACATCTGGCGATTTGGGCGGTGCTAAAACTTGGACAATCAACATAGTAGTAAACGCAACGAATTACAGTATTGTGCTCACTAACTCGAGCGATGTAGAAGTTTCTCAGACAACCAATAACTCGCTCGTTTACCAGACCTCTACCTCAGGCACATATACAGCAACTATTACGAGCCCTAATGGCTGCACTTTTACTGAAGAAATCATACTCGACTAATGGAACTAAAACTTAAACGCTACATACTGACTGACAAGTCCACTATCTCAGACCTCTTTATCGACGGGCACTACTTCTGTAAAACTCTCGAAGACACTGACCGTGGGCTGACGTCTACCATGTCACTAGACGAAATCAAGAAGATCAAAGTGTGGGGGCAGACTGCTATTCCTAAAGGACGCTACGAAGTAGTGATCTCCTACTCAAACAAGTTTAAGCGGCTTCTTCCCGAACTTCTTAATGTCCCTGGATATGGGGGCATACGTATTCACGTAGGCAATAGGCCGCAAGACACTGAAGGCTGCATACTTCCTGGCAACTGGTTCTACGAAGACCAAGTAATCAACTCTAAAGCAACCTTCACTACACTATTTCAGATGATGCAGTCTAGAGCTAAGAAGGAAAAAATATTTATTACTGTTGAATAATTTAACTATGCGCTACGCATAAAAACGTGAAAACATACAACTACAGCTAACTTTGTGCTATGAACTTAATCACGCACGCTTACGCTGTTAGAAATCTACTGTCTAAGGGGGCGTCAAGTGATGACGCCTCTTTTTCGTTACGCCTGATCGCACATTTCTTGCGAGTGGCTCGTGGACTTCTAATAGAGCAAAAAGCCAACAAATACAACACGATATCAGAGCAGTCGTTTCAATCGCTCTGCTTAGATTTAGTTAAAGGGCAGTTCCACAATTGCTGTGATGCACCAACTTCTAAGTGCCTACTTCTCAAATCAACTACGAAGATCCCTAAAGTTCTAGTTACTCGCTGAGGAGATCTGTCTAAAGTGATGACACTCGACGGTAAGGTAATCGCTAAGAGCTCGCTTACGTACTCTAGACTATCTAAATATTCGATAACGAACAGAGATCCTAAGCCAGGTTGGTTTATACACGACGGTTATCTCTACGTTATCAACAATTCTAACTTAGAGAAGATCCTGCTAAACTCTCTTTTCGAAGATCCTACAGAAGTAACACAAGCTAATTGCAGTGCTTCACAAGAGAACTGCCCAGGGTTCCTCGAATCAGAGTTCCCAATCGACCCAGACTTGATTCCAGCTATGTACGATCTGACCCTTAAGTATCTGACAACTTCTTTGAATATGCCGCCAAAGGATAATCTTAATAATGCCCAAGACGACCAAACAAATTAAGAGTTGAACCGACATGTTCGCGGAATATGAAAATCCTCACAACATAACGCGCACTGAATACCGCAAGATACTTTACGCCTTCAACAGCCTACTTGCTAACGCGATTATCTACGAAGGTGTGACATTTGTCTTACCTAAAGGAGTCGGAACTCTCGGAGTCTACAAGAAGCCAACAACCAAGCGCGGTTACTTTGACTACGCAACGTTCAACAAGACAGGAATAAAGCGTTGGATTCAGAATCACCATTCAGGTAATTTCAGAGCTAAAGTCATTTGGAACTTATCAGTACCATGGTGCCAATTGCCGGTCATAGTTCACAACATGTTTCGGTTTAAACCTGCACGCTTGGTAAACAGAACGCTGGCAAAAGCAATCAAAGAACAAAACACCATAAACCTATACTATGACTACTAACTACGTTTCAATTAAGTCTGTGCTGCACGATCTTTCGTCGATGATAGATGAGCGTTATTGGAACGAATCTGCGATGGAAGAATGGATTACTAAAGCTCTTCGGCAACTCAACATCGAACCTGCTCTAGAGCAAGCTGTAGCACTGCTCGAAATATGCGAGCACAAAGCGCAACTCCCTTCTGATCTTAAGTATCTTACTCAGATAACGTATAAGGCTACACCAATGCCTGAAGACGAACTCGCTGCGATTATCGCTGACTTAGATCTTCCTTCGAACTCTAACCTCTTTCTCTACCACTCTGCCCTAAAGAATCTGAAGTGGCTGCCACTACGGCTAGCTACGAATCCGTTTCACAACTCGATCTGCTTAGACGAAACTCTTACGAAATGCCTTAACTGCCAATACGAGTTTACTGTTTCACCTTCGATGGTGCTGACTACTAACTTACGCTCAGGGCTCATACTTGTTTCGTACTTACGTTTCCCCGTAGATGAAGATGGCTCAGCCCTTATTCCAGACAACGAAACTCTGAAAGAAGCGATCCTTCATTATGCCCTCTACCGCTACTGGATGACACGCTACATAATGAAAGAAGACGGTGCAGACTCTCGCGTTAAGTTCCACTCGACTATGTGGGACACGCTTTCTAAGAAAGCGCTAAACCTGAACCTACCTGATCTCTCTATGCTCGAGAACATAAAGAACCAACGTAATAGACTTGTTCCGCGTTCACGTATGTTCCAAAATAATTTTATGAACTTAAATAGCGAAGAAAATGTTGACTTCTAAAGGCATCGTAAAAGGGATGTCTCAAGACGTGCATCCCCGCTACCAACCACCCAACACATATTATTCTGCTCTTAACGCTGTGCTCGAGTCTAACGATGGTGACATACTTACGCTTTCTAACGAGCTAGGCAATCTTCAAGAACTCTCTACTTACCCGATCAACGAAGACGGTATCCCTAAGAAAGTGATCGGTAATCGGCTCTTAGATGACGGTACAACAGTGCTCTTTATTTTTGATCCAGCTGAAACACGTCCTGTTCACGAAATAGGAATATGGGACCCATTCAAAAATACGTACACAACTTACGTTAAGGGCGAACCTCTTTACTTTTCTGACAAGCACTACGTCAACGCTATCTACCGCATAAAGAATGGCTGTGAGCGCGTAGTCTACTTTACGGATAATCTTAATCCGTATCGCGTAATTAACTTAGACCGGCCAGAGTACTATACTCAACCACCTAATCCGCAGCTACTGTCTGTAGACAAGCTTAAGTACTCTCCAGACACGCGGCCAATATCTCTCGATCTTTCGACGCAGACTTTTGGCGGATCGCTAAACGTAGGCACATATGCTTTTGCAGTGCGCTTGCTAGACCAAGACTACAATCCTACTAAGTGGCTGATAGTTTCTTCGTCCATTCCAATTACAGATGACGATCTAAAGATGCTCGAGCCTCTTCAGATAGATGGTGCAGCATCGAACATAGACGACGTTGGTTACGTGCCCAAGACTACTAAGTCCATTAAGGTGGATCTCGAAAAGGTAGACACTCGCTTTACGTACGTACAACTTGCTGTCATAAAGTGGGAAGATGTTTCAGGAGCAGTTACGGGCGTAGAGATCCTCACGCCTACTAACATACCGTTCTCGTCGCTCCCCATTACAGATATGTCGATAGTCTATACAGGACTCACTTCGCAGATCGAAAGCTTTTCCTCACTCGAAGACATCCTTACAGAGAAGGTACAGCTGGAGCAAGTTGTGACGCACGCGCAAAAGGATAATCGTCTGATGGTGGCTGGTCTCACATATACACCTAAAGACTACACAGGCTTCCAACGGCACGCATCTAAGATCTGGACGGAGTACGACATCTCTGATGGAGATCTAATTCACGAAACTATCAACGCGAAAGCTAAGCTCTCTAAGACAGATCTCTATTACTTCGAGCGTGGTTCGTTTACTTTCGACGAAGTCTACGCACTAGGCATTGTCTATATTTGGGATGATGGCACAGAGTCTCCTGTGTTCCATATACCAGGACGCCCAATGTTTGATAATACTCTCGAAGTCTTTGGCACGAACCCATACATAACTACTAACTTAGACGAGTGGGATTCTTACGACGTAACAGGAGACATCAACATCTTTAACGATCTCAAGACCTCACGCTGGCAAGTGTACAATACGCACATTCGCTCGTCCAACAACGCTGGCTACATGGGCTACTACGAGACTTCTACTCAGTATCCTCTTATCGATACGTGCAATGACGATCCGCTTACTTACTGGGGCGAAGATTATTGGGGTAACGAAATAGAACCGCTAGTAACTAACATTCGTCACCACAGAATGCCTTCGTACCTAAAACCTTCAGGAGCTGACTTCTCTGCACTACGCTTAGGCATCAAGTTCCACATGTCTGAAGACTATCCACACGAACGTATTGTCGGACACTACTACGTATTTGGTGATCGTACTGAAGAGCGCACTATCGTCGACAAAGGATTCATCACTACACTAGGTGACGCTGGTAACGACAACTACCTTTTTAAATACAACATCTATCCGGGTGGAGCAAACGCAGTTCCTTCTAAAGAACTCTACGCCTATATTTCTCCAGAGGTTACATTCGAAGGTCGCACTGTTTCTGGTGACTACCTTACGGTAGAAAAAGCATACGATGGTGGTGATAACATGATTGCTACTAGCAACGCTCTAGTTGTTGCTAACGATATTTATGAGCAACCCATAAACGTGTGGGCAGTTCAACAAGTCTTCAGGAACTTTAATGAGCCAGTAGAGCTTAACTACAAACTTAAAGAGGCTGTCTACTTAGCTAAGTCACCTACAGAAAAGCTTCCTAATTATGTGTATGCTCATAACGAAGTCGCCACAGTTGAAAATCGTTCGATCCATACTAACGTGATGCTCTATCAAATTGAGCGTCCGTTTAAAGAAGTTGACGATTGGGCAGATGATTTCTACTCTTATGGTGGTAGTGGTGGCACTCCTTCTAATGGAGCTCGTACTCTCCACGTATCTGTTAAGAGAGATATCGACGTATTCGCTAATCTATTCGTAGTGCAATATAAACGCATCGGCTCTTCGTTCTTAAATCGTTCAGGACTCTCAGGAGACTACGAGCAGCTTCACTATGAAGGAGATTCTTTCGTTACCTACTTCTCTGTGTTCGATTCTACGTGAACAGTTACACAAGGCCCTACTGAAGTAGATGCTACCGCATACGTAGGTATTCACGTAATAGACTGCGCAACTAATCCTGGTTTACGTTATGGCTCGCCGTCTAATCCACAGTTTACGTATCTCAAGCCACTGCTCAACACGACTAATGCTGACAATATAGGTCAGTACGTCGCATCAAAGTACTACGAGACCATCCAAGGCCAAGGAGCTTTTTATCCAGAGTACTACGCTTCGAACAAAGCGTTCGACAACATCGGCTCGATAAAGCGCTATTATCCTATTTCTTTCGACTACGACTTTTGCTCGGAGTGCATCGAAGAGTTTCCTTATCGGATCTACTATTCGCAACTAGATGATATCGAACGGAGAAAGGATGCGTACAGAGAAATACTGCCTAACAACTATATAGATCTTGACGGCTCTAATGGAGCAATAACAGACCTGTTCGTAAACTTCAACGAGTTCTACGCAGCTACTCCACACGCGCTCTACCTTATTCCTACTAACCAGCAAGTCCTTACGACAGAAGATGCTGAGTCAGTCTACATAGGATCTGGTAAAGTGTTTCAGCTACCACCCCGCCCACTTAAAAGCGCCGACAATGCGTTCGGTGGATTAGAGCTCTGGAAGTCGCGAGTGCTTACTGAGTACGGAGCATTCTACATGGACACTGCTTCAGCTAGACCGATCCTCCTTACTTCTAATCTCAAAGACCTTTCGCTAGAAGGCATGCGCACGTTCTTCCAAAAGAATGCTAAAGTTAAATTCTTAGGACAGTTCAAAGAACTCACAGGACAGACATACACTAACACTTCTACAGCTTCTGACGAAGGAGTAGGCTACATGTCGACGTATGATCCACGGTTCAAGCGCCTTATTATCCACAAGAAAGATTATACGTTCACACCTTCTGCTGCAGCACAACTTAAGTACTACTCGCCAGAGGTAGTTGCTACCGAAGAGTTCGTCCCTCCTCCCACACTCTGGACAGACGGCTCTAAGTTCTACATCGATACTACTAAGGTAAGCTTAGATACTCCCGACTATTTTCAAAACAGAAGCTACACGATCTCGTATTCGTTTCTCAATCAGGCGTGGGTGTCCTATCACTCGTACTTCCCGTACTACATGTTCTTCGACAACAACTCTTTTTACTCGGACAACATCTTTACGCACGGTACCTCTAACTACCAGACTTTCTACGGAACTAAGTACGATCACTTCTTAGACATTATCGTGCCGATAGATCCTAACGAGCAGAAGACTCTTTCCTCCTTATCCTATGTTTCTGACACGTGGCTGTACGACACTACTCTCGAAGCTTACGCTAAAACTGACGACACGTTCGATAGAGCAGTCTTCTACAACTCTACGCAGTCTTCAGGTAATAACTTCATAATCTCTAATCCTTCACCATTCGCAACAGTAGTCCCGCCTTCTTTAAAAGCTGTGCGTACTGACTCTAAGTGGCACATCAACGACTTCAGAGATTACACTCTCAACGCGAACACACCTGTTTGGGATAACGCTCCATTCATACCTAACCCCACACTCTGGATAGACAGGAGCCCTAATCAAGCGAACATCGATTCCAACAAATCTTTGTTCACGCTTCCACGTTTCAAAGACTTCTATCAGGGCGTGCGACTCTTCTTTAAACCAGACACTAACTTGAAAATTACGACAGATCTAATTCAGACTCTGCATACCAATAAAAACCGATAATGAAAAAGACAAAAAAACGTGCTACTGGTGGAGACATAGGTAATGTTGTTTCGAGTGTCGCACCACTGCTCTCACTTATTCCTGGAGCACAGCCTTTCGCTATGGGAGCTGCTGCTCTTTCCCCGCTACTTTCGATGATGGACACGCTAACAGAACGTAAGAAGCCAACAGGCGGTTCACCAGGAGCTTACAATACTGGCGGCGATATTTCTCTGAACTCGCAGTCGACACAGATAAAAGGTAATCCTAATGTCTACGACTCTGAGACGTACGATACACCTAACGGCAAAATAAAGCTCGATCACAACGAAGTTATCAAAGGAACATTCGCTTATTCTAATCGTCTACGCAATCCTAAGACTGGAAACACGTTCGCTGAAGACATCGCTCCTATCGAAAAGTCTTCGGGCAGAGCTGCTAAGAGAGGACGCATTAACGATCCTATATCTAACAACACGATCTCTGTTAACGAACAACGTGCTCAGCTTATTGCGCGCACTCAAGAGATTCTAGCTACTAAGTTAGGGCACCGTACTCCACAAGGTATGGACCCACAAAATGCTGCTGCAGCTGGCTATCAAACTGGTGGGCCAATAACACCTTCAGCCGAACGACCTTACATGTCTGTTGGTGGAGACTATTTCTACGACCCTTACGACTCACACTTCCTTCGGCGCAATCCCCTCACTGGCTCCTACACTCAAGAAGACAATCCTGGATTCGGTAGTGGAAAAGGCTTCAGGCCTTACCAAGAAGCCTCCCCAACTGATTGGGAAATGGCACAGTTTGGCCAAGAAGGTGTAACTCCTGGTGGAACTCTTCCAGAAGTAACGATCAGCGGTAAGCGTAATGTTCCTGCTCCACGAGGTACGAGGCGAGCCCCCTCACCAGTAGCTGCCTTAGATTCTCTTACACGTGCAGAAGAGTTCACTGCAAATCCTGCACTCGTAAACAGAGTTGGACGTTGGAGAACTGATGATCCTGCGCCAGAACTAGGCGCTCCTCAAGGGCTGCAGCTCCCATACTCTGCGCTACAGTACAGCCAAACTGCTCAACAAGAAATGGATCAACGTGCTCAACAAGTAGCCGCCGCTCAAACACTTCCAGCTGGAGTAACTCCTCCATCAGCAGTAGATTCGAGAACATATGGCTCTGCTCCCACTGCTCCTACAAACAAGTATGGTACTACTGTTGGGGATGTGTTTCAAGCCATCGAAGTCGGCTCTAAGTTTGGCCAGTTGGTTGGCGGTCCCGAAAAGGAAACTCCTCACCTCGATAGAAGCCAGATCTCTAAGCAAGCGTACGATCCGCGTCCAGTTCTTCAGCGTAATCAAGCTAACTTCCAAGCACAGTCTAACGCTCTTCAGACTTCTTCTCCTAACCTTCGGCGAGCACTCCAGAATTCTCTTTACGCTAAGAAACTAGAAGCTGATTCAGGAGTTCTTTCGAAGTACCAAGAAATGAACAACCAAGCTACGACTCAATACGAAGATCGTATCTCTAATAGAGCTCGCTACAACAATCAAGTGATGACTCTTACGGACGACATGAATGCACGTAACCGTGGTCAGTTCATGAACGCCTCTCAAAACGCAATGACTTCACTAGGTAACTTTGGCGAAGCTCTAAATCGTAAGAAGCAAAACTACGATGCTCTGAACATCTTACGTACTATTTATCCAGATGTGTACGGACGCATAGGCTCAATAATCTAATGGTAAACAGATACTTCAATCCAGTAGCATACGAAGGTGAGCTCTATGCACCACCTATCGACTACATCGAAAAAAGTCTTAAGCAACTTCAAGAAACTTACGACACTAACTTCGCAGCAGCAGATAAACTCAAAGACTCGTATCTAGAGTCACTTCCTAAAGATCGTGCCAGGGCTGACGAATTCCAAAACGACATCATCAAGTCTATCGACGACATCACTGCTAAGTATAGTGGTGACTACTCGCAAGCAACTAAAGATCTGTATGCGCTCCAGTCTGACATCAAGCGTAAGCTACGTCCAGGCACAGAGTATTATACTATCGGCAAGAACTTTCAGATCTATTCAGAGGCTCTTAAGAATGAGCAAGCTCGCCTAGCTAAAGGAGAGATTTCAGAACACCAATATAGAGCACTCGTCGCTAACATCGACAAAACTTATACGGGTGTTAAAGCAGATCCAACTACGGGCACCTACAATACTATTCGGGTGTCACCACTAGCTAAGTACATGGACTCTAATGCAATCGCTACTAAAGCACTCGACTCACTCAAGCCTCGAGAGATCACGCAGACTAAGGTTGTGAAAGGGCCAGATGGTTACTACACAACTCTCAAAGAGACGACAGTAGGTATCGATCCTCAAGAAGCATACAACGCAATGAAAGCTGCGCTTACAAACGACGATCAGTTCATAGCTTATTGGCAGCAGTTTAACGATCTGCAAGGAAGTGACGCAGAGACAGAGATGTCGAACGTACTCAACGATTACGCGCACAATCTCGTACCGTCTAAGTCAGGTATCTTCAAGCAATCGAATGACATCGACATGAAAGAAGACATCGTAGCACGTGACGCTAGAGCTTATCACCGAGCAGTTAGCCTCGAGAATCTGCGACTACGTAATCGCATGCACTTCGAAGACTACAAGAACAAAGCTGATGCTCCAATAGATGGTGGCGATCTCGAGATCTTGGGGCAGTCCAACACTGGCTTTAGCCGTTATCGTAAGATCGAACCTGCTACAGGTTTCTTCTCGACTAACCAAGTTAACGTAGATCAGTTGCTCAAGACTCGTTCACGGAACGACATCAACTATAAGCAACTCGAAGCTATCAGAGCTGCTAATCCTAACAAGTCTTCGCGCGACATTATCGAGCTCTACAATAACTCACTCTCGTCAGATAAGTACGGTTCAGAGATCTACTATACTCGCTACAAGACTACGGCTGCTCAAAACGAAGAAGCTCAGCGTACTGTTCCGACACTACTCAACGCTAATTCACCGATCATCGAATATGACTTAGCTACGGGAGCTATTACACACCTACTCAAAGCAAGTGATCGTGAAGCTGCTATCAAAAAGATGTATGACAAAGCGGACAAACCAACTAAGATAACAGCTAAGGGCTTAGGCAAAACCTCGCCTTCGTCAGGCCACCTACCTTTTGGCACGATCTTAGCACCACAGAACTTCGAAGGTAAGTACTACATTGTCCCTGACCAGTCTACTAAGTTCAACGAATTTAACACAGGCTTCTCAGACGATCCTACGCAATCACGCCGTTACAAGATGTTCGGCTGGATGCAAGAAACTACGGAAGGACCGATGTTCGAACACTACGTAGAAGGACAACGCGAGCCCTACAAACTTATGGGAGTCAAAGAGTACTTCTGGAACCCACAAGCTAAACGAACTGAAGAGGATGTGCGTTACTACGGAGCTAAACCGATACGCATGGCAGACGGCTCGATCACTTGGACACCCGATAAAAACGATCCTCTCATGGAGAATGGTCAGTTTGTAACACCGTTCGAGCTAGAGCGCAAAGAAATTCCTGCTTCAGCAATATATGCACGTTCACCACGTAAACCAAGAAGCGCTTCATCTGAAAGCGATGTCTCACTAGAAACATTCTAATATGCCAGATATTACAGGTAAAAAATCTTATTCTACCCTTGAAGGTCCAGCTCGGCCTAGCATGGGTCAACATTATACGTACGAAACACTCGGTTCAAAAGACACCGCACTAGGACGCGTCTTCGACAACTATTACGACAAAGCTTTCATTCCTTCGTATTCTCAAGCAGACCAGCGCTACTACAATCAAGGGCACGTCAATGCGTCGATGAACTGGCTAGCATCCCTAGGAACTAAAACAGTTATATCTGGTCTACCAGCAATAGCAGGTGGCATCACTTCACTAGTAGCCTCCCCCCTAGCTCTGTCTAAAGACATTAGCTTCGAAGACGTGTTCGCTAAGAACCCGCTCAACATAATTTCGAAGAGTGTGTCCGAGGCTGCTGACAATTACTTTCCGCTCAACCAGCGTGGCGACTTTAACGATCTCACGTTTCTTCAGCAGCTCTCTCGTCCTGGTGAGCTAGCTACTGCTAACATCGACACGTTTTCGTTTCTAGCGCAATCCTTCTTAGGCGGTGGTCTAGCTGCTAAAGCTGGACTAGGCGCTAAGCTTGCTCCTAAGTTCTCGAAAGCCAAGGACGTATCCGAAGTACTAAAGAATCTCACTGGGCCTAACTTAGCGAAGACAGCTTCAATCATAGACTTCGAAGTTACGAACGCCCTTATGACCATTAACGAAGCTGCTGCCGAAGGTAAAGATGGATCAGAGCAAGTTCGTGAAAAGCTTTATGCAGATCGTGCATACGGTAAGAACAATCTTACTGACGCTCAGATCGAAGAGAAAGCTAACCAAACTAACTTCAACGTCTTTTGGCAAAACGCCATCACACTTGGACTCACTAACCGCGCATTCACTAAGCTTCTTTCGCCCCTTTTCAAGAGTGCTCCAGCAGCAACACGAGCTAATCCTTATGCACTTCAGAAGTCCGAAGAGCTGCTCGCTAAAAATAAAACGTACTCTGGTTTCCAGAAGTTTCTGTTCGACAAAGGATATGCTCCAGGTCAAACGACTAAAGCTGTTCTAGGTCAAACATTATCTGAAGGTTTCCTCGAAGAAAACTTGCAGTTCTCGATTCAAAAGGTTAACGATGCTGACCACGTTCGCGAAGGGTTTTGGGATTCACTCAAGAGTTATGGCGAAGACTTCGTTACTTCAGGCTTAGATCTCAACGACAAAGACCGTGGCAAAGCTGTAGGTCTCGGAGCTCTCTTAGGTGGCGGTTCTGTAGCAGTGCCTAACGTTATCGACACGTTCACTTCTAACGAGAATTCTTTCGGCACTATTGGGGAAGCTCGTAAGCACCGTGAGAACAGAGATCGTCTGACTACTAAGCTCAACGAAACTTATACGGACTTCATTACGTCTTCTGTCGCTAAGAAAACTCCTAAGACAACAGGTAAACTCGAAGAGGTAGACGGCAAGTTCTTTCACACGATAAACGGTAAGAAAGAAGAAATAAAACCCGAGACATTCGCAGCACTTTCACAGCAGCTTCCACTCGACGATAAAGGAGCATACGAAGTTCCTGAGCGTTTCGAGTTCGACGAAAATGGCGACATAGTTATCGACGAAGTAAAAGCTAAGAAGCTTGCTCGCGATGCTAAAGTGCATTCGACGCTCGACGATCTACTTTCTGAAGAGCTCTCTAAAGTAAACCCCGATGATCTCAAGCTGCGCCTTTATCAGCGTGAGAAACTTTCTGCTATGGCGTACACTGCTTTCGAAGCTGGTGCAACAGACATATTGCTAGCTAAGCTCGAAGCTCTTGCTACCATTGGTGACGCTACCGCACTCGGCATAAAAGATCCTACGCAACTACGCGCAGAAGTAGACTCGATGAAGTCTCACGTTACTCGTCTCGAAGAGCTCTACAAGACTACGCAAGACTCGACAATCATCGGTACACAGAACGCTGCTACACTCAAGCTTAACGGAGAACGTAAAGAGTTTATCGCTACACTTGGCGCACGCATCATTACGCTCGACGATCTAGTAGAGAAGTCACGTGCTGACTACGAGAACGCCATCTCTGAGATCGCTTCTAAGTATTCAGAAGAAGATAAGAAAGTAATCGAGCGCATTGCTCGCGAAACCTCTGAAGCTTCTACGATGGCTACTGAGCTGCTCAACCTTTACCGTAAGCGTGCTAAAGCAGTTGGTAAGCCACTAACTGCTAACGAAGTTGCTAAGTACGACGAAGCTATTAAAGAAGGTACGCGTAAATTAGCTGAACGAGAACTTTCGATAAAAGAAGCGCGTGAATTGACTAAGGCTGCGCAAGACACTGAAGTACGCCAGATCTCTACGTACAAGATTAACGAAGACTATCTTACTAAAGCTCGCGAAGAAGCTGGACGGAAGTTCAACGCACTCATCGAACCTAAAGAAGGACTCGCTAATTTCAAAGAACACAAAGCAAAGCGCACACTCGACACTCCCTACGATTCGTCGAAGCTTCCTTTCGAGCTCTCTACTGATACTACTAAAGAGGAATACGATTTCTTCGAAGCGCGTAAAATCAAGCAACTCGACTACTCGCAGAACTTGCAGGCAGCACAATTCGAGACGTACTCTGAAGTTGTGTCTGAATTAGCTTCGTGGGTTAATGCTAAGGACATACTTGATGAAGAGACTGCTGCTTCCTTAAAAGACTATGTTGGAGATGTTCTCGACTCACAGACACGACTCTATCCTCAAGATGCTGACGCTCTAGCCGAGTTAGTAGAAACTAAAGTCTTAGAACTACAGTCTGCTATCGACGCTATCACTAATGACTTTACTTCTCGTGGGATACCTGTTGACGAGTACGGTGCTGACGAAGACTACTTATTCGATGCTCCCGAAGACGATAGAAAGCTTTCAAATCAACTAGCTGACTTATACCAAGTACGTTCTGCTCTAGGCAACCTAGCTACACAAACACCAGAGATTGTAGCTGCTATCAAAGAACGTGGAACCTACAACTTCAAAGTGCTTTCTCCGAACGAGATCCGTGCTAAGGCAGCAGACTCTCTACTCGACTCTCCCGATACTGTAGTTGCGAACGCTATCAAGAACGAACAGTTTAACGAAGACTTCGATGGCCTACTTCGCGTCGAGCTAGAGATGTCTAACGTAGAGAATTACATTACTATCCTCGAGCAGAAAGTTAAAGAAGATGCTCTATACGAACCAGTGCTCGAAAAGGCTAACTACCTTCTAGAGTCTTTAAAATTTATAGTAGATGAGATTCAACGTGTTCGTGCTAATAAAGAATTGAAGATTCGTGAATTCAGTCTTATGAGGCTCAAGGGACTCCTCGCCACAATAGACGACTTAAAAATAAAATTCCCTGATAATCTCGAAGCTTCACTGCGCCTCTTAGCAGAGCAACAACCTCAACACGCGTACTACGTTATTATGGACGCTCTCGCAGATCAGAAGGTTGATCTGGAAGTGCTCAAAGCAACGATGCGTGAAACCGTGACTGCTCTTCCTATCTGGCAAGTTAAAGGTCTTATCGTTCAAAACATTAGCGAAGAAGAGTTGGACGTGCTATTCTCTTCACCGGCTCGTGGCTTAGAACTTATCGCCGAAAAAATTCGCACTAACGAACGCAACCAAGGAGCTACAGGGCAATCACCGCTCAACGACTTCTTAGATGACTACGATATCGTACGCTTCAAAAGGAATCTCGATAGCTACGTAGGCACAGTAACTACTGCTGCTCAGCTACAGTCTCTCGTAGATCTCTACCTCAAAGCGCTCGCAATTAAAGACCTCGAGCTTTCTAAGTCTAATCAAGCGTATCGTAATCTAACGACTAAGTTCCTCAAGTTTGCGCAGGCTCAAGAAGTTAAGAAGGGTAAGGGTGAAAAGGCGATCGCTCCTCCTACAGATGCGCAGCTACAAGCTGTCTCTGAACTAGCGCGCTTCATATTCTCTCCGCCATCTCCCCGTAACTACTTGTTCGATAATGTGGCTGGTCTTAAAGCTCCAGCTGGTGCAGGCAAGACGTCCGTGGTTATTCCGCTTCTAAAAGAAGTGTTAGGACTCGCTAAGACAGCCATGCTGACTGCTGCTCCAACTAAGGGTGCGTCAGAGCTTATCGCTAAAGAAACTGATTCGCAGTACGGAGCTACAGACTACGAAGCTCTCATCAACTTACTCGAGAATAAAAGCTTACCGCCAGCAGTGTCCGTAATTGTGTTAGACGAAGCTGGCGCCCTTTCTATTCCTGAACTCACACGTCTGACTACAGCTCTCGTGCGTTACAACGATACGTCAACCACTAAGGTTAAACTTGTCATGGTGTACGATCCAGCGCAGTTAACTACGGGTGACAACGCGACAGCTTCTATCGACGCTAAACGCTTCTACGAAGTTCCTAGCCCGATTAACGATTATCACTCTGGTACTCCAGAAGTTAAAGAAGGCTACAAGAAAGCTAAGGTCGATAATCCTGAACTAGGTAAAGGCGTAGGTGTTCCTTTCGTACACCACATGTACGATCTTTCTCCGCTTTCGACTACGTTCCGTTCACCTCTCACAGAGATAGTAGAACTGCAAAACGCGTTCAAAAGTTCTGAGACCGTCTCACAAGTACGCACTTCTTCGAACGCTACTACTAAAGACATGACTAATGCTCTAGGTACTGTAGCAGCTTCTTCGCCAGCACACCTCATCGCTACGATAGTTCAGTCTACTAACGATAACAGGGCTCTAGCTCGTACTCGCATGGTTGTAGTTGGCTCTGAAGACAAGAAGCGTAAGTACACTGAAGATCTGAAGAATGCTAATGTGCAAGATGTTAGCGTCCTTACTGTCGAAGAGTCTCGCGGTCTCAATGCTGACGAAGTATATGTAGACGTAGTAGAAACAGATGCTCGCGCATATCGGATTCCTAAGAAGCTTAATCAAGCTATCTACACAGCAACCTCACGAGCTATCAAGTTCATCTATCTTACTAACGTACAGTCAGGTAAACACGTGCACGATCCTTCGCTACCGTCTAAGCTCGAAGCAATTCAGCAAGCACAAGAGTCTAAGTATGCTGAGCTTATAGAGCGTCTTAAAGAACGTGTCGAAGCATTTAAAGCTCTAGGCGAAGAAGTAGTTGTTCCACCACCTACCACACCACAGGAAGCCCCTGAGGTGACAGAACCGTTGACAGAAGAAGAAGCTTCTGAAGACTTCGCCACAGATATTCCCGAAGAGATCACTCCTACGCCACCTACAGATCCGTCAGTTAATCGTCATACGATACGTCGTCCTCAGTCAGAAGTATTCGGGACTACTAAGCTACAGCCTATCACTCCTGGTACTGAAGTGTACTTCGTGCGAAACGTTGATTCTAACGGTGAGCGTATCGAGATGTATGTGCAGCATACGCCCACCTTGTGGCGATTGGTTGGAATCCTCGAAGACTCCGAAGTAGAAGAAGTCTCTACTAAGATAGGCGCTAACCTTAGAGAGCTGCCCGAGACACAAGTACGGAAAGCACCATTCAGTGAAGACACTACGCAGCGAAACATCTTTGAACTCTCTACTCCACCCTCGCACTTCGCGAATGCACGCATAGGTGTTAATTCGCACGATATTATCTACCACTATGGTGGAGAAGCTACTGCGATGTTTGCATCTACGCCCGAAGATCCTAACGGTCTTCAGCACTACGCTAAGTGATGGCTAGAGCAGTGGTACGTAGATCCAGCTAAGCACATTTCTAATTATGCAGACATCATTGCTAATCCGCACAACTACTTACGCGTAGTATCGTTCAAGTCTGCTAAAGAGGTTGAAGCTGCTTTTAAATCGATAGCTGATCCTACCAAACGTCCTAAGCTTAATCGCCCGTACCTCATCATTAGAGGCGCTAAGTCTACTAAGGGTACAGACATTGCACCACAGTTCGTAGCGCTTCGCCCTGCTATCCTGAAAAGGGAGTCAGAGGAAGTCAAACAGGTCGAAGAAGCACTCAAGCTTATCGATAAACTGCAGCAGCTAATCGCTTCGTCTTCTCTTCCAGGCCAATACTCTAAGCTCAAGTTAGGCGAGTCGATCACTATTGGTAAAGACATTTTCTATCCGTTCCACAAGTTTGTTGTCGAACTCTCGACTGCGCATAAGCAGCGCACTACAGATCCCACAACTCCGTACGAAATCCGCATGTATGGTGAAGCAGCTCAAGGTTCACCTATCGCAGCCCTCCTTCCATACTTAGATTCGTCACTTCTGTCAGCCGAGTTACTCGAAACAGCTTTCAAGTTAGACGCGCTCATACATGGTGAAGTTAAGGACGGTAAGCGTCGTTCATACACAGGTCCAGCACAAAAGGCTTTCAACGCTATTGCACGTCAAAACTTAGTTGCAAGTCTACCTTCTGGCAAGACTCTACTTCTTCGCGACTACTATCAGACAGAAGACCGCGACGACAAAGAGATCGAAGTTGCTACAGGCGCATCGCTGCTTGGGCCTATCAAGTTCTTACGTGAAGGCGGCCAGTCTTACAATCCTACAGTAAAGAAGTCACTAGTCGAGACGATCAAACGCTACTTAGCTTCTCTTGAAGCACGCAATCAAACCAACTCGCCACGTCACAAAGTACTTTCGCAAGTTGCGTCTAATCCTTTCTACTCTGTCATCAAGCCACCAACTCTCTTAGAGCTTAACGAGTTATTCGTAGGTTCTGCAGATGCTAGCGGTAGGCTCTCTAATGTCTCTGAAGGATTCGGTCTACGTCGACCACTGCCCACATGGGCACGAGAAGAGTTCTACAAAACTAAGACTCTTGCAGACGTAACGATCTCTGACTACTTAGAGACTACTCTCGAAAAGATATCGCCTACACGCATAGACATAGAGTTCGGAGAAGTAGATTCAGAACTAGAAGTAGTCGAGACTAAGCCGCTTCGTGTATCTAAGCAAATGCTTATTCGTAAGCGTATTCGCGAACAAAAGCCAACTCTGAATCCTCTGGACGCTCTCGAAGAACAAAGAGTAAATGACTTACTTCGTGTTGGCAATGAAGTTCTTCCTCAAGAGATAAAGGACTTTTTTGAGATAGGTGTGTCTACCAATAATAAAATTAAAGTTAAAATTAAGGATATTCCAGGACAATCTTTAGACGCTTCTATGCGTGCTTGGATAGAACGTAATATTCCGAACGTAGTTTTAGGCAAGATTACTTTTGCAAAAGGCATAGCTGAAGTTGAAATTAAACTTCAAGGCTGGGCTGATTTCCAACAGTGGCCAATACAAATTGTGAGCGGAATGGGTGGTGCTAGTGAGTTCACGCCAGCTTCGCTACTCGAGTGGGGACGAACTCTAATTGAAACTGACTTCCAAGCAAAACTCGCGAACCTTCCTAAGCAAGCACCTCAAGTTGACGTTGTAACGCGACTACGACAGGAGTTTTCAAAAGAAGAGCTCCAAGAGTTTGTCACTCAAATGCAGGCTAAAGACTTGAAGCAGGCTGTCGAACAATACTTATCAGACTCTACGCAACTAATGTCGTACGAACAGAAGGTTCGAACAATAGCAGCTGCTATCCGAGCTTTACGCCGTAATGTCACTACGACTACTCTTGAAGAACGTGTGAGAGAAGCGATCACATCTTCAGATACTATCATGGGTATCGGACGTGAGAAAGAAAAGTTTACTCCTCGTGACTTCATTCGTGCTGCGATGTATCTCGAGATCTTACCTGACTTAGATCCTAAGCTTCTTATCGAGATCCTAGACTACGCCCGAGCATACTATGCAGAGAACTACGACGGACAGGTTGCTGACCTCGAAGCTCTGATTCAAGCGTATGGTGGAGTTAGTTTCGATCAGCACGTAACAGATCTAGCAACTGCGTACGTAAAAGTATTTGGAGAGCTGGGCTACACACTCGAGCCTCTTACAGGCACCACTACAGAAGAAGTCTTAAGCTTCGTAGAAAAAGCTGTCATTCAGTCCTCTGCTTATCGTGGTACACAACGTGCAAGTTCATCACTCGTTCCTACGCCAGAGTTCCTTACGTGGGTTAACTCTGTTAAAACAGCGTACGATGCTAACGACGAAATTATACTTAACGCTAAGCTAACAGGTAAGAAGAATAAGGCTCACGTCGATAAGCTAGGTGAGTTCTTCAACGGCGATGTCACTGCTGACAACATTGGAGATGCTCTTCAAGCAGTAGAATCGTTCATTAGCATCGAGCGTCAAATGACGTTTACTTCTGAAGATGAGAATATCGGCCAGCTTATCTCTGAAGAAGAAGCTGACGAGATAGTGCGCCACACTACTCCGCCAACACTCATCGAAACGATAACGTCTATCTTCACAGGTAAGACTCCTAACAGAGAAGTCACGCGCTTCGTGAACTTCAACTTGCGTCAACAGCAGTTAGGGAAAGATGTTTGGGGCCTCTACAAAGATGGCGTCATCTCTGTCGTACGTGCGCGCAACGGTAAAGTAGGTACTAAGATCGTGCGTCACGAGCTTTTCCACCGCATCTTTTGGGAATATCTTACTAAAGAAGAACAGCTTAGAGCTCTCGAATTAGCTGAAGCTCAATGGGGTAAAGCAGATACTATAACTCAAGAAGAAAGACTAGCCGATGCTTTCGGAGAATACTTTACACCACCTTCTACTTGGTTAGTAGCGCTTTGGGATTTCATGCGCAACATCTGGCGTTTACTAGGATTTACCTACAACAACATGGGATCACTCGATTCTCTGTTCAACTCGATAGACGCTGGCTACTACAAAGGAAGTGGGCGTAAAGTCGCAGTAGAACGTACGATGCAGTACATCGGCTCTAAGTTCGACTCGCCCGAAGCCTACGCTTTCGCACGTCACGTAGTGTTCGAGCACTTCAACGAAATCTTTTACAATCGCAAGCTTTCTGACAGAGTGCTTTCTTACGAAGAAGCTGTTCGCCAGTCCTTAGAGTTCGCTAAAAATTACGAGCCCGAGAATGTGAGTGTTGCCGAAAAGCGTTGGCAAAAGAAAGCACTCGCTACTCTTACGTCTGATAAAGCAGTTAGACGCGGGTTCATCGACGAATACTTCGGCTCGGCTAACCTCGTACAAGCTCAGCTTATCGAGAAGTGGAAAGAGAAGGGCGAAGAATACTTAGAGACTAAGCGCCTTATCGAAGAGCTTCAAGAACTCAGAGAGAGCGACGAAGAGTTTGGCGAAGACGAAAATGCTGACCTCGATGACCTACTCGTTAAAGAAGCTAATCTCCACGCAGAGATCTTCGAGTCTGAACTTCAAAATCCAGAAGACTCTGTTACGGGACGCGTCAAGCAACGTTTCGTAGGTATCAAATACGAAGAAGCTGGTCAACAGAAGTACGCTGATTTCGGATCAGTCTATCAGTTCGTAGTAGAGACGTTCGCAAATGTACCTACTGCTAATCTAGAGACAGTTCTCGAGTCCTTACGTAAGCGCCTAGCAATCTACGTAGACTCTAAGTCGAACAACATTCGCGCTAAGACAGCACTGCACCTTTCTACCTTAATCGATAAACTCGAAAGAGATGTTAAGCGTCAAAACTGGAAAGGCGAGCCTAATCCTACGGACGCAGTGTCTTTCCGCAAAGATGTTAGCTCTCCTCTAGTTTATGCTGTAGTTCATAAGCAGGGTGGTAACGCTAACGTATCGTACGAAGAGGCCTTAGCCAATCCTGCTACTTACGAGATCGTAACTATGGATACACACGCTGACTTCCAAGACCTCGTAGACAGCATCAAAAGAATCTCTGAGCTCTCTCAAGAAGTAGTGGCTAAGACGTACTATCACTTCGAAGACGTCAATTTCTTTAAAGCTCTATTGATGGCAGCTGGTTCCTTAGGACGAGCTTACCCTCACGTAGCTATCCAAGAGTTTTACTATGGCCGCTACAAGTCTAGGTACATCGCTAACAGAACGTCGTCATCTAGAAAGGTATTCGAATCTAAGATAGACTCGGGATTTCAATCGTATGCAGCGGCTCAAAGCACTACGCTATTCTCAGAGCAGTTTATGACTGATATCTCAGGTAAGACTACGATCGAAGATCAACGCATGGCGATACACCGCTTCTTAGCTCTGATAGGCATTCCTACTGACAAGCTCAAGACAGCCACTCCTAACGACGTAGCACTCATCTACGATAAGCTGCCGATTTCCCTCCGTGCTATGCGCGAAAACTTCGACAACTATTATCTCAATGTTCAGCCTAGCGAAGAAGAATATATGTCGCTAAAGGAGATCATTAGCTCAGAGTCTACTCTAGTTAGTAATCTCGTTCAGATGCTCAACAACAACTCTTCGCTTATCGAGAACTCGAGCTACCGGCGTGGTGA